TGGGATTTGGTCGAAACTCATTCAAAAGTTCATTGCAGATTTCCAACCTTCATCAATTGTGTCATTTTCTGATAACAGGCTGTTTTCCGGAGCAGTTTATGAGAAGATTGGTTTCAAATTCGATGGAAAAATTCGTCCTGATTACTATTGGTGCATGAATCAAAAACGATTCCATAAATCAGGACTTCGCAAGAAACACGGTGAATCTGTAACAGAATCCGTCTTGCGTCAATCTCAGGGTTATCGGAAGATTTGGGATCTTGGCAAATCACGTTGGGTTTTTTATCTAAGTTCACTTGAACAACTTTAAACTCTTCATATCAAATTTTGTGTATCCGGGTTACACCGATATTAATACTGAAACTGAAATTGATCTTCTTTGATTCGAAATACTCATATTAATATTTAGACTTCTGCTCAACTTTTAGGAGCTAAGATGTCTATTGGACCGTTCACTACATACGCGCCGCCCGGAGTTTATACTCGAACCGTTGTTGAAAATGTCGTTGGACAATTACTCGGTGGTTTAAGAGTCCCTGTTCTCATTGGCGTTGGGCAAGAGAATCTCACTCAATCAGATGTTGAGATTATCCGTGGATCTAGTAGCGTAGCAGATACTCCGATTTTCGGGGAAGATCCCACTGGACGCTGGAAGACGGGCGGCACTAACGTCAATCCGACTATCGGGAATCAAGACGGGAGTCTTACGAACTTCAGAGTTCGTAATTATCCGATAGTCGATGGAGACGGAGTAGGTCGGGTCACTTTTGATGTCACTAAAGTGTCCGTGACTGTAAACGGCCAACAGGCTGTGGTGTCAAAAGTTGACGGCACTAATGGATTTATCCAGTTATTAGTAGCTCCTAATCCTGATGATGCGGTTGCCATCAATTACTTCTTCCATCGTCGTGACACTAGAACGACTGATGATGTTTCTGAACAAATTGATTCAACTGCAGCAGCTTTGGTTGCTCCAAAAGTAGAAACGTATGTTGTTCAGTCTAGTGTCAATGATGTTATCGAACTGTTCGTTGACGATTCTTTGATCGTCACACAAATTAAACTTACTGCCGGAACTCGATCAGCAACAGACATTGCCAATGATGTCAATGCAGCAGCTGTATCTGGTCTTACTGCAACTGTCCATATTGATAATCAAGGTTTGAACCACGTCCAGTTCATTGCGCTTAAAAATTTGAAAGTTGGAAGCGGTACTGCCAACGGCATTTTAGGATTCAATCCTGGAGTCTATACTAATCGGAACCGAACATTTAAGGTGTTCAACGGTCCCATCGTTGACGGTTCAGATGGTGGTATAACAACAACTGATACTTCAAAAGTTGTCGTATTGGTTGATGGATTTCAGGTAATTCCGACTAGCGTAAATGGTGCTAATAGCACTGTGACGTTGAGTCAAGCCCCTCGGAATGGATCCACTGTCACCATTCAATATTATTTTAATACCTGGCAGGATACTTTTGATTTCTTGCCGAATTCTAACATTATTTCGGTTGGGAATGTTGGAATCGCGCCAAGCCGTCGTGATTTCTTAAATGGTCCTGATTTTATTATTGTTAATGATGGTGATCAATCCAAGATCATGTGGGGGACCGCCTGGCAAGTTGTAGCCGGTGATACTACAGGTACTTCAGATTTTGATTCGACGCAAATCCAAGGCTTGTTGGTTGACGATCGTATTTACGGCGTGGAATGCACCCGTTTCACCGATCCAACAACCAATACGGTTTCGACGACTAAATTCACTATGCCGTTGAAGCCTACGACGGGCAATGGCCGCGATACGCCACTCGGTCAAAGCTTATATCAAACTGTAACGAATGGTCGGATTGATCTTCCAACTAATCGTCCTGATTTGGTTACAGTTTATGTTGGAAAAACGTTCCGTGACGCGTTTTTAAGACCTGCTGTAGAGGTGGTCCAAGTAGATTCTTCGACCAATACATTGGTTCTAAAAAATCCAGTCCCAGCAGATCTCAAGGCGTTTGCAACATTTTGGTATAATCGGATTGTTGATAACACCTATTCATTCAGAGTAGCCACTCCTGGTGCCAGCGGCATCGGTAAATACACGATTACATCGGAAGTCAATAATAACGCACCATTATTTGGTGTGAAATTCGGAACTAAAAATACACTCGCGCAGACTGTGCAATGGCCGAGTGGTGTGGAAACCATTCCGGATGCTTTCCATTATGGAGGGACTCCAGTTTCCGAGACTGTAACGGTCAAATTCTTGACATCGTTGCTTCCAGCTACGCACGCGTCATTTTCGAATGCTAATCCCGATCCATATGATATCTATTCATATAGTCGACAGTTCGGTGGCGTTGTAATTGATGGGAATTCGCCAGTTACAGTCAACTTGGCAACCGCTTTTAAAGCTGAATTGGTCTCTCAACCAATCAGTAGCGCTGGAGCTTTAGTATTTGCATCGACTGACAATTTGGTCTTGCAAGTGGATGGAGTCACTATAGCTCCAATCGATTTGTCAGGCGCTACAACGCTTACGGGCGTGGTATCTGCTATTAATGCTGCAATCGATGCAGACGTACAGGTTCATGCTGACGGGTCAGCTACGTTCTCATCGAGTTCGCCCAATACGTTGGCAAGTGCTGTTACATATGGTGCGCAAAGTCTGTTGAAGATTGTTGGACGCAATACTCCAACAGCAACTAATGGTCTGCAATCCAATGTGACAGTGTTGTCTCCAACGCAAGTTGGCCAAACTGATGCGTCGCCGAAAGTGCAACTTGGTCCGAACCAAGTTGCTGTTGGCAGTTACAACGCACTTAATCAACCAGCGCTTATTGTCGGCGCCAATGCTGGTCCATTCAGCATTTCTTCAGGTGTGAACAATTCATTTTTGTTCAACATTGATGGTCAAGATTATTCAGCAGTGCTCCCAACTGGAGCTTCAGTTCCAGCGGCAGCGGTTGTTGACTATATCAATGCTGGATATGCATCAACCGCTTCGTCCACTGATCAAGCTTTAATCTTGACTGCTGCCAATACTCTGGCTAATGAGATTAAAGCCGACTACAATGCGCATCGTACGCAAGGTAGCGTTCACGCAGCGAATGATACGACCAACATCATTACAGCTGCTACCGCTAGTAGCCTTGCAACTCTCCTCACGCTGTGTGCGGATATTCGCACGCAACTGAATGCACATTATTCCAACAGCGGTGGTTCGTACCACACCATTCCGGATATTGTTAATCCAATAACGGTTGCTGCTCCGACCGATTTGAAGACAGCGGTTCAGTTCTTATATATTGCCAAGACGAGTTATAACGCTCACCGGACGCAGTCTGGTGTTCACGCATCCAACGATACGGTCAATGTTACGACAGCTAGCAATTTGCAGTTAGTTGCGCAACTTGGACAAGGGATTCGCTTGGACAAGGTGGTGTTAGTATCTCAAACTAACACCGTGGCTTCAGTCGTTGGCATTTCTGTCCTTGGAACAGCCAATGATAGGCTTGGGTTTACTGCTGGAGATTCTGTAGTCCGGACCCAGCCCACGGCTACAACGATTGCTAATGCATTGAATGCTAGTTCGGCATTCAATGCATTAGCGGTGGCTTATCGGGTGTTAGCATCTGGTCTAGGGAATTATTTACGGATAGATTCTCTGACTGCTGGATCCACCTCCACTATTTCATTCACCAACGTCTCTAATACAGCGTTTGTGACTGATACAGGAATTGGCATTATCCCTGGCACTAGTGGTGATACAGGGGAAGCTGCTCAATCAGGATTCCAAGTTAGCAGTTCCAATCCTACTGGTTCCGCTGGAACTGGGACTCCGGGCCAGACTTATACTGATTTAGTTACTGGTTTGCGATTCACTGTGTTGCCAGCTTCATCTGGTGACTATGCCAACAACGGCACATTTACTTTGATTGTTGACTCGACTTTTACAGCTGATGCTTCTATTCCAACGCGGTCAGTACCAGGTGTTGAATTAACAATATTCAACACATTGAATATGGGAATAGGTACTACGGCGTTGGTAACCACTTATCAGCGTGGCGGGAATGAACCTGCTGTTGGTGATATATACTATATTAGTTATCAATTTGCGAAGACTGATCTTTCGACTAAACTATTCAGAGATTTGAAGAAAATTCAACAGAATTTTGGTCCTCCAACTCCAGAATTCCCGCTTTCTCTGGCAGCTCGATTGGCATTATTGAATGGTGCTGTACTCATTGGTCTGAAGCAAATCTTAAAAGCTGATGATTCCAGTCAAGCAAGCATTGGTTCGTTCATCACTGCTATTGATGAACAAAAGAAACCAATTGAGGGATCAGTCTTGCCAGATGTCATAACTCCGCTTGGCACAGATCCTCAAATCTTTGCATATTTGAACCAACATTGCGTGTTTATGTCAGCACCTCGTCAGGAAGGTGAACGCATTGGCGTAATTGGTGTGGCTTCCGGCACAGTTCCACTTGGCGTGTCTGCAATAGCTCAAGGATTACAATCTGAACTCATGGTGGTGGCTTATCCTGATAGTTATATTGTTAGCGTTCAGGATAATAATAGTCAGAGCTTCGATCAATTAGTTGATGGATCCTTCATGGCTGCTGCCATGTCTGGCGCTTCCTGTAATCCATCAATTGATGTGGCTACTCCTTGGACTCGCAGGCAGATTCTCGGATTCAAGAGGCTCGGACGCACTCTAGATCCGACTGAAGCCAATCAAGTAGCGATAGCTGGCGTTTCTGTCGTCGAACAAATCAATTCCGACATACGGATTCGGCATGGACTCACAACACGAATGGATTCTGTTATTACACGGACTCCATCTGTGACTTTAACTATCCAATACGTCCAGCAATCTATTCGTGCTGTGTTGGATCCATTCATTGGACAGAAATTCACAGGGTCTCTTATCAAAGCTGTCGAAAATGCTTTGGTCGGACTTTTTGCTCGTTTGATCGACCAAATCATTGTTTCCAAAGTGGCCGGGATTTCTGTTCAATTGGATGATGGTGATCCAACCATTATGCGGACAGAAAGTATTTATGTTCCAATCTTTCCGTTGGAATATGTCGTGTCAACTCTCAATGTTCGAATTCGTATATGATCTGAATCTCGCATTACATATTGTTTAAATGTGTAATGCGAGATTTCGATTAATTGTATAATATTACAATTGCATTACAATATCTCTGAGACTATTTCTAGATTCGGATATTCACCCGAATCCATTAGTCATGGATCTGAAAAGCCAGTTATTTTTGACTGCGAATTTTGTCTATCTTCATTTGAATCTTCGTTCAAATCAATAAGACGCAATCCTTCCACTACTTGTTCTAAATGTCGATCAATATCTGCAATATATAATCAATCCGGATCTGTTCAAGATAAACATCAATTTTATCTTGAACGGAGGCCTCCATTAAATATTAGTCATTTAGATATCGAAGCTACCGTTATTAAGTTTGGATATTCTCCATATGACCTTGGTAATAGATCATCTAAATTAATTATTGCTGATTGCGAATTTTGTCTTTCGAAATTTGAGACCAAATTCTGTGTTATTACTAATCGTTCCAATTTAATAGCTTGTAAACATTGCGATGCCATTGCATCGGTTTATGTTCGTCAAAAAAGCGATCAAGATAAACATCAATTTTATTTATCCAAACGACCAATCTTTGATATTTCTTGTTTGGATATTGATGCAACAATTATAAAATTTGGATATTCTCCGCTCAATTTGAGTACTTATTCTGCTCAAAAAGTTATCGCTTTATGTAAATACTGTAAGTGTCCGATAGAATTGCCGATGTCCAAATATTCTTTGAGGAAAGGGAACATTACATGTTGGCAACATATGCGGAAAAAGACCATAGAGACTCTTAAAGATCGTTATGGAGTAGAATGTACATTAGATATTCCTTCAGTCCGGTTAAAACTCAATAATCCGAAGACTGAACAACTCGTAGAATCAATTCTAAAAGATCGTTACAAAGTGGATTATGTTCGAGAGCATTCGATTGGTCCTTATTCTTTTGATTTTTTAGTCCCACAAGCCAATTTACTTATTGAATGTCAAGGTGATTATTTTCATGATTTTAAAAAGAATGGCTATTCCGGGACTCCTAAAGATAGAGCAAAATCTAATTATATTGAAAAATATACAAAATATAACTTAGTTTGGATTTTCGAACATGAACTCCATATTGGCCGCTTACGGAAAATATTTGATCATCATATTTATAAAATCATAGAGCCACGGATTTTTGTTAAAAAATCCAAGCTCATATTTCGACAAATTCCCAATAAAGAAGCTCATGTATTTTTATCGCAGTATCATTACCTGGGAAATCTTGGGACTGTAGCAACATCCATCGGTGCTTATTTGGGATCTGTTTTAATTGCTGTATGTGTTTTTGGTGGTGTGACCCGGAATCAATCAATCAAGAAAGTTAATTCCAATCTGGAGAAAGATTTCGGACCACGAGACATTCGAGAACTTAGACGATTTTGTATTAGACCGAATATCAAATCATTCAATTTGGCCAGTCATTGTTTAGAACATTCCATAGTTACATATATTCAAGACAATCCAGGAATTCGTGCTATACTGAGTTTTTCAGACACTTCCGTGGATGATCACGGGACTATCTATGAAGTATCTAAATGGAAGCAATTATCAAATACACTGCCATCATATCATTATTTAGATCCTCAAACTAATCGACCAATTCATAAGAAGACAGTATGGGATATGGCTCGATCCAATCATATGAATGAAACTGAATTCGCGATTCAAGCTGGTTTGGCGCATGTAAAAGAAGAACCAAAAACTATGTGGGTGATTGAAGTGTAATGTATATGGATGGTATTACGATTTAACGGGAATCCGGATAAAATTATTTTAATGAATGCAGTATTCACTTTAAGTATGATAATCTCTTTCGCTATTGGTCATTTATTGCAATCCATTCCAGTCATGGTGACTTCAGCTTTTTTAAATGGCGCGTCCGCCATTTTCATGGCTCTCTATATCAGGCGACATGTTCGATGATGTTAGCCACGCACGCGCTCAATTTGAGCATGATACTTTGGCTATTTATTATCGGTTTTTGCTTTAATTTTCAGTCAGTCATGATTATTTCTATTCTATTTAGCATCGTTCCAATTCGAAACATTATGCGTATGCATTTGTAACATAATTCAGAATTTTAGTACAGTTCTGTTATGATAGCTCAGTGGCTAGGTTACATTGGCACCATAGCTTTAATGTTGTCTGTACTGCCACAACTCTTCAAAACTTTTAGAGATGGACATTGTGACGGCGTTTCGCTCGGATTTTTAGTAATTCTAGAAATCGGCATGTTCAGCATGCTTTCGCATGTGTTGTTGGCCGATAAGCCTTCCATCCCTTTAGTTATCAATTATATTTGTAACGGTGGTGCATACGGCGTCATGCTTGTTATTAAATTAACCAAACGCCATCGATTATTCACATGAAGCGGGCCAATTTTATTGGAGCTCCACAAATTTTTAATTTAAATCAAGCTTGTTCAACACTGACGGCTGCTTTCGGTCATACTATTTATTTGGTTGGTTCGGCAATAGAACGACGTGATTATCGTGATGTTGATGTTCGATGCATTCTCGACGATGTTGAATACGACCGAATGTTCCCAGGCTTATTTAAAGATGGAAAACGTAATAGTTCATCACAATATAATGCGTTATGGTCAATCATGTGTTCTTCAATTTCACTTTGGCTTGCTCAAGCATCTGGACTTCCTGTAGATTTCCAGATTCAACGGCAAACTGAAGCCAATTCTGAATATCCAAATCAATCAAGGCACCCGCTTGGAATTTGGCTTCAATATGACGCTGGAGGTTGAAACGTTTGAAGGCTGACCAGATCTGGTCAGCCTTCACGATTAATGACAATCGTACGTGGTTTTACCCGATACGAATCATGTACGTCATAGCAGATAACGACGCGTTCGTAACGGTCGTAGATGTGAAATTGGCATTATGTACCAAATCATAAGTGCCCATCGCATCCACCCAAGTGCTTCCGACTTTCTTGAAGATAGTCACAAGCGGGAGATAGCCAAGACCATGAACTATCGTAACTGAATTGCCTGGTCCTGGAGAAGCCGTGAGATCGGTCTTGTCATTGATCTCTATCACCCCAGCGTCTTTCCATTTCTTCAGCGTTCCGTAATGAGCACTACGAAGGACCTCGCTTGTGTCTGGCAGATACATAGAATCGCCAGCTGCCAGATATCTGTCTTCACCCCTCCGACCAACAGTTTGAGATTCTGGGGCCAGCTTGAGATCACCCAAATAAATTTTGCCGGTTGTGATATTCTTAATTTTCATGGAGTCCTCGCCACAGCATTCCAGCCTGTTGAACCGCGTTCCCAAGTAACACCTAATGCTGCCCCGACCATTGTGATCACATTCGCCAATGTGTAACTGACGGCCGGATTTTCAATTCCGCGGCCTCCACCATTCACCTGGATTGGGCCAGTGGAAGAGGATACATTCTTTACTCCGAATTGGTCTCCGACGCTTGAACCTGTTGGAGCGTAAACAGTGAATGGGCCAGACGACGGATCGTAAATGACTCGCTCGAAGACCGATGCCATATAACTTCCCACTCGCGGTGTGGCCGGGCTGGGATAAGTATATTTCTGACTCGGTCCAAGAGCTCCAGTAACACCTTGTACGCCTTGAGGACCTGTTGGACCAACGGTTCCGACAGGACCCGTGTTCCCACGTGGACCGGTCGTTCCAATAGGACCCGTGTTCCCGACAGGACCGGTCGCACCTTGAGGCCCAGTTGGACCACCAAAAGGACCGGTCGCACCTTGAGGCCCGGTGTTTCCACGTGGACCGGTGAACCCTGCAATACCAGACCCTATGGCCTGATTGAATATGGAACCGAATGCTTGTGATGCGATTGTCATTTATAAGATTCTCTTAATTGAACCTCTATCATAAAGTCAATCATATCATATCACTTTTCCGAATCATCGGATTATACGTTTTCTTTATTCGTTTTGACCGAGTAAGTTGTTTGACCATTTAACAGTCTTACAATTTGTCCCAACGATTTTTGTGATCTATATATGAGTTTGAACAGTTCATTACGAGTTTGAGGCAGAATAACACTTTCGCATTCACTCACGATTTGCGTAGCTTTTTCCATTTCTTGAATAGCTTCTGATAATCCACCAATAATAACGCTCTCGAGAAGTCTTTGTTCAGTTTTATTGTCTTCTGTCACTCCAGTTGGAGCATTTGGGTGTATGGTAGTTGTTGGATTTGACCAATCGATTTCATCCAGTTGTAGATTGTCACCCCTTTCATTTATGATGTCTTTGGGATTTCCCATATTATTAATCATTCATGAAAAGTAAAGAACGATTCGATAAATCTCGAAAAAATTGGGTGATTTATTCTAGAGTTTCTCGGTTGTTTGTTGCTGAATTTGCTGGAAGCACATATTTCACCGGAGAAATTAACTGCCTCAATCAAATAAGGAAATTTAAAACTCGACAACAATGTATAGCTTATATTAATAATAATATACTTTCCGATTATTGTAGTCCAATTCGATTCCGGGAACTTCAAGTATTATTGATAATGGAATCTTGAATGCTATTTATTAATAATAATCCTCGAATATATGTCCCTTTTTCCAATTCTACCGGGACATATTTAACTCGAAGGAATTATGTATCTTATTCTAGTGTTAGCTGGAGTAAATATATTGACGACATTCAATATGTTGCTTTATATCGTAGTCGTCAAGCTTGTATTGATATAGCTAAGCGATATTTTGCAAGTCATGATATGACTGGTATACTGATGGATGAATTAATTAAATACCTTACGGTAGCCGGTGTTCACTTTCAATAACTACTTCATAATGTGTAACTGGAACACCGGCGAATTTGTAGTCCGATATGGGAACACACATTGTTACACCATAACTTGGACATCGGAAATGTCCAATATCCGATATGCACTTCGATATAAGACTCGACGCGGATGCCAATGTGCAATCACCCGATGGAATTATTGGCAATTCCGTCCAACTAGTTTTGATGAATATATGATAATATCCGTAATGTATACATAATATTGGTATTGTCCCATTTTTGCTTATGTTAAAATTATGTCGAACTAAAATAGAATTGATTGTTGCAATAGCGACGCATCAATTGAATTTCAAATCTGGAGTATTTAGACCAGATTTGTATCGATTTATCATCAAGAACGGTTCGTCAGCCAATAAGAATTTGATCAGTGATCAATTATTTAAAATGATCAAGAATCAAATGATAACAATAAATTATAGTTATGAATATCAATTGACAGAACTGGGCTGGAACATATTATTCGATTCTGTCGATTGGAGATTTAAACTAACTCAATCTTCGATTTAAATCCGAAACTAAATTTCGATATGATTGAGTTTGAGTTTTTAAATTCCGGAATGCATTTGATAAAGCTATAGCAGGAGTCTTCCCGATACCGTGCGAAGGACCAATCATTCCAACCCAGTTATCGAAAGCTCCTCGAATCACTCGTACAGTCTGCCCTAAATGTCTAGTCTGCCAAGCATAATATTTATACGTTCGATCTTTCCGAAGAATTAAACCTTTCCATACAATATATGTAGGCTTCGGGAATGGCTTCATCATTCATCATTATACAAATCAATCCGTTTGAATGTATTTTTATCAAATTAATTGTAACCTGGGAGTTCTAATGATTGTCTCATCTTTTCAAATTTCTAGTTCATTGTTCCTCGTTCGTCAAGAAGTTAACCAGGAATTGGTTTCTCCACCAATAGCCAATCCTGTTGATCATATTTTGATTATTGATTGTTCAGGTTCAATGGCCGGTGATTTGCCAAGAATTCGTGAACAGCTGAAAAACAAATTGCCGAAAATTCTTCGGGAAGAAGATACAATATCCATAATCTGGTTTAGTGGAAGAGGTGAATTTGGAGTTTTGGTTGAATCTCAGCAGATTTCGAATTTGATTGAGTTGAAAGATATGAATTTTGCTATTGATCGTTGGCTTCGACCTATTGGTTTAACTGGTTTTAAGGAACCTTTGGAAGAAGTTAGCAAATTAATAGAAAGAGTAAAGAAGAAATCGAAAGATAGATTATTTTCATTATTTTTCATGAGTGATGGTTGCGATAATTGTTCTAGGCGTTCGGATATTCTAAAAGCATTAGAGAATTCGGCTTTACAATTCGCCTCTGCGACCTATGTTGAATATGGATATTATGCAGACAGGCCACTTCTGACTGCTATGGCGGAGAAATCCGGCGGAACACTTATTTTTTCTGAAGATTTTGATTCCTATGCTCCGGTTTTGGAATCATCTTTACAACGCAAGCTTTCTGGTGCCCCGAAGATTGAACTTGATATCGCGGGCGATCCTTTTGGAGAATTCGTATACGCTATTCGTGATAATGAACTTGTTACGTTTGAAATAATTTCTGGAAAAGTTCGTGTTCCGGAAGATTTTTCTGAAGTTTATTTTCTGAATCCAACTTTGCTCGGTGCAGAACAGCGGACTGTGCAATCTTATTCTGAAACTGAAGCTAACGGAGATGTTTGTTCGGATATTCTGAATCCTATTGCGGCAATTTATGCAGCAGTCAGTTTGTTTAGCATTCGCATGGAGCCCGATGTGGTTTATCCACTTTTGAAAGCTCTTGGCGACGTTGCATTGATAAATCAATTCTCTACTTGCTTCGGGAAACAAAAATATTCAGATTTCATGATGGCTGCTAAAAACGCGGCTGTGGATCCCAACGTGCGATTTATTGAAGGATGGGATCCCACTCGAGTTCCGCCTGATGATGCCTTTACGGTTCTAGATTTGCTAGATATTTTGGCTAACGAAGACAACAACACTTTGCTCTTGGATCATCCAGCTTTCCGATATGGCCGGATTTCACGCGGTCGGGTTGATGCTGGCGAACGTTTGAACACGGATGAAGTCCAAGAATTGCAAATGCTTACTGCGCAAATCGCGGCTGAACGTGATGTTAAAAAGCTCAAGGAGCTACAACATCAACTTGCCAATATGACTGCCAAAAAAGTCCCGGGCTTGATATTCAAGCCTAAACCAGCAACTGATGGATACTCCATTTCTCATTTAGTATTTAATGAAGACCGGCCGAATATCTCTGTATTAGTGAAAAAGCTCGGATCTGTTGATTTGTCTGAGCGGCTTACGAATGATACTCCAAAGGTTCCTGTTGAATTCGAAACATTTATTTATCGAAATTATGCCATTGTTCGAGATGGTTTAGTGAATATTGATGTGTTACCAGTTAAACTATCTGATGCTACGTTAGGAATGTTGTATAAGGAGAATCTTCCTGCCGGTACGTTGTCTGAAGACTCGGAAGGAGTCTCGTTATTGAACCTTCGTAATCTTCCCGTCGTAAACCGGAAGATGGTGCAGTCCGTCAGTGCTCGAGAATTGTTCATAACGGAATATGAATTATGCAAAGCTCGAGCGGCTCAAAAAGTATATAATTCTTATCAAAAAGAACATTTCCCACGCGAGAGCGTAGGATTTACAGCTCAATATGGAGAAGCAGCTTCCGCTTGGCTAAAAGAACAAGGCCTGACTGATTATTCCGGATTCAGTCCTAAGACTGTTCAAGCTGAATCTAAGGACTTTTATCTTGGGAAGGAACTCCATGTGGCTTTGAAAGGATTTTCTTCTTTGCCTTCATTGAAGGATGTAAAAGATCGCATGGTGAAAGGTAAGCTCACGCCAGCGGCCTCGCTCATGGTTCCTTCTATTCAAGCTGTTGAAGATTTTTTGGTAAGCCCTATTTATTTAACTTCTCCCGATCCTGTTCAAACCTTCGGAACTTGGCTCAAAGCACAACAGGAAAATGCTAAGAATGTTGTTCGCAGGCTTTTGTTCGAGCAGGCTCAAATCAAATTTGCAATCATTGTCGGTCAAGTTTGGTTCAGTGAATTCCAATCTATTGAAGAAAACTCTATGGAACTTCAATTGGATGGCCAGAAAATTATTGGTACTGTGACACCTAAAGAAGTTGAAATCAGAATTTAGTTCCGATAAATTAGTAATCATTATTACAGGTTCTAGATATTTAGTGGATCCGGAACCTGTAATAATGATACTGTCTGAATACATAAATCGCATGGTCATTTTATATCATGGCGATAATTTAGCTGGAGTGGATACTCATGCTTATGATTTTGTAAATAAGCATGGCAGCTGGATTCAGCGAAGACATGCTGCTCGATGGAACTTATTTGGTGATAGAGCGGGCCCTATTCGCAATTCCGAAATGGTTCAAGCAGCTCATGTTGAAGCCCAAGAACTGGACTGCGCAATCCAATGTTTAGCATTTCCAGGGCCTAGAAGTATTGGAACTTATGATTGTGCTCGAAAAGCTCAAGCATTGAATATTCCAACTCGATATATAAAAGTCCCACAATGAATCGGTAAAATTATGTTGAGGTATTTCATATGCCACAGCATAAAATTGGACTCATTGTTTGTTTGTTATTGATTGGATGTCAGAATGATGATAATTCCCAACGCCATTCTATAGCAATGCTGGACGCAGTTACTATTATTGCTGAACCAGAATCGGCAATATCATTAGATTCTTTACCGATTGAACGTTCTACATCTTGTCCAATAGACATGGTAGAAATCCAAGGATTATATTGTCCATTAGTTCACCAAATTTGTTTATCTTGTTTGGACGCCGGGAAAAAGGGACCTCCACCTTGGCGTAGCCAATGTCGTATGTGTGCTGAATTTTATCCAAGCCAGTGTTTGAGCTCAACTAAACACAGTAAGCATTTTTGCATTGATATATATGAATGGCCCAATCGGAAAGGCCAGAAGCCTGCTTTAGATATGAGTTGGAATCAATCTAAAGCAGTCTGTGAAGGTATTGGGAAGCGATTATGTACTGAATCCGAATGGACATTCGCTTGTGAAGGCGAGAATATGCATCCGTATTCATACGGTGATGGATATCATCGTGATTTCAATGCTTGTAATTCAGGCCACCAATGGATAAATCCTTGGTATATGAGGCCTGGAACTAAGTTAGCTATTGGTAATAGACCTATATCAGAAGTTGATCAGAGCGTTGCGTCCGGCGCTTTTGAATCATGTTCATCAGTATTTGGAGTCCATGATTTAGTAGCCAATGCTGATGAATGGGTTCGTAATGAATGGGTTCGTTCATCTAGTCGAAAGATTAGTATTTTAAAAGGCGGACATTGGGTAAAGAGTGCTCGGAATCAATGTCGTCCGATGACCAAAACTCATCCTCCTGACGATCATTTATATGTGACTGGGACTCGCTGTTGCGCAGATATTCATTAATGTTTGCATGATCCAGAATTAATTTTTTCTTCTATATTAAGTTCTTGGTTTTGAATTTTATAATGAATAGATGTCCACACAATTTTTCCATTAGTTTTTCCACAATCCGATGAATAAACATGAGGTTTAAACAATCGAATCGTCAATTCGTTATATTCTAACCTTAACAACCAAGCATCGGCCGAACACGTTCCAGACATGCAATTCATGCTGGTGGCAATTATATAATCATCACCGCTCTCAGTATCGATTGTCACCGCTCGTATGGCTGGCGCTGGAAGCGTTGATTTATTTAATACTTCGTTATTGTCATTAACAAACACTGCTACCCAGACGCCAACAATATTTTGTTTAATTGATTCACAATTATGGACAATTGCTGTATAAACTTTAGTAGCACGACCATTCATGAACGATCCATGGATCATATTGATAAATTCCGGTAACACTCGCATGGAACTGGAGTCATCAATATCACATTCTGCAGGGTCCAACATTCGATTAGGGAACGCTTGATTCAATAAGCTGGATTCATCATGATCTTTATATCGAATTGAATTTTCAATATCATTTCTATCCAATATTACTATGATATTTATTGGGGATGGCGGTATTATTACGATCGATGAATTGGATTGTACAACATTTGGCGATAGAGGATATGCGCTGGTGGCGCATCCAACTAACAACGATGTTATCATAATTATCAAACTTTTCATGTAACATAAATATTAGTCTACATACCAAATTTTCGAGGTACCCAATGGATAATAAATTTTCGCCTAGTCATGTCGCATCATTCCTGTTAGCTATAGCTACTGGGATTGATAAGTCCAAGCAACCTGTTCGGAAGATGGTTGCGGCAGATCTGAAATGTGCTATGGATGCTCTTGAAGGTAACGAACAAGCACAATCGCGGATTATGTCTGTAGTTGGCAATACAACATTGGCTGCTGATCCAGTTGCTCCGGCAAAAATCAGTTTCAAAGGGAAATTCGATATAGCGACAGTTTCTAAAGCTATTGAACATGTGGCTAGTAAACGCCCTGATTTTAATGGCCGAGTTGCACGTATTACTATTATAGCCGAGTCAGTCGGCGAGTGAAATTATCGTGGGATTAGATATTATGGGATCCCATAATATCTAATCCCCGTATAGTGTTTATGATGTCTGGACTATCACTCCCAATAATATATAATATCTCATCTGATGAAAGATTAGCTGCCGAATCTCGTGCATGTTTAATTATATCTATATTCGAATCTTTAGAATATTTCCCACGGCCAGATATAGTCTACATTATTCCTAATACCGATTTAACTATTAGTGGTTGGTTTGATGACGGCTGTTTGAAAGATTTTGTCGTTATTCGCAATGGACTGGAAGACGTAGCTATGACAGCCCGCGTAGGTTGTTGGTTTAAAGGTAAGCAAGCCACTTTGGAAGTTTTATATGAAGCAGGTAAAATAATTCAAGAATATGAAAGCATCCCATTCAGTCAATGATAACCAACATCAATGGGAAAATGTTGAATTATCTAAGGATTCCGAATCTAATTCAACATTTCTTGATAAAGATGGCTCGCAAGTCACGATATACATCCAATTTATTACTGACTGGGTTGATATAGAAAACCTTAGAAGATGTGTTCGCTGTGGTCAAGAATCCATAAATTTCAAAGAACCAAAATTTACGTGCGATTATAAACAAATCCAAGATATTATGGAAGAATAACGAAAATCTGATTCTTCTTAGTGTATATCTAAAATAAATATGGCACTGAGCACCACAGAACTTAAATATCTTACGTCTCGACTTCAAGTTTCAAATATTGAATTCCGAATGCGATCTAGATCCCAAGATAGTTTAATTGTAAAGATTACATTTGAACTTGACGGGAGGACTCGAACTCGGCAAATTTATTCACTTAACTTCAATCATATGGAAGATTTTAAGCGTCAATATACTTCTGATATTCACCGAGAAATCGTTAAGTTTCTCGGTGGTGAAAAGAAACTCGGACTGCATCGCACCAAGTCCAATAAAATTATTGAGAATGATAAATTCCAACACCTGTATTGGGAAGTTGCTGCTCTCATTCAAAAACAAATTGCAGCAGCAGCACGTAGTTATGTAAATAAGCCGGCTATTGCTAAACGACTAAAATCTAAGAATATTCAACAAAATCGGAATCGAGCCAAGGGGGAACTTCGTCGGATAATTCAGGTATGGGCTAAATATTTGAGGAAGCAAGACGTAGTTGCTGTCTGGCAAGATGTTATAAATAAAAAAGTAATAAACGAAGTCATGGAATCATGACTTCAGACTCGGAAGAATGTCCTGGACAACACAAATGTCATGGATGCCTGAAATGGTGTTCTTATTGTGGCGACGTGGCTTGGGTGTGTGACTATCCACAATGCGATGAACATATAAGACTTGATGAATGGGACTCGAGACGTAATAATATTATTGAGCAGTTAGCTGTTCTTGCAGACATATGTTGGAGGCAAGAATTGGAATTTGTTCGTGAAATTGATAAATCCGCTCGAAATGGATTGAGATCACTTATTGTTAATCATTCTCAAGACATTCTCGATTTAGAGAAAGAACTCCTAGAAATATCCGCGACTATAAATTCCATTCAATTTGGAATGTCTCACGGATGTTTAATGGTATCGCGGCGCCTTTAATAAACTGTATGGTCTGTCATGCCTGCAACGACAGTCGGTGTTGAAAAACTGGCATCTAACGTCAGTAATATTATCAATGCTTATGTTTTAGTTAATACTGACATTATTCTTCCTAATCCGATTGTCTATTTGAATCAACCTGAGATATTTTCCCAGATATTTTCTACATTAGAACTGCATCCGGACGAATGGGTTATCAGCCAAATTACTATGGCTGCTGTTACTCAACCATTTACTCATATTTTTGCTTATTCTTTCAATATTCGGTTGTTGAAAGCTGGAACTAAGGACCCGCAAGTTAATCAATTTGTTGGTCCGGCTGGTCCGCAAGGCGTACGAGGACCAGATGGACAGGGAGGTTTCCAAGGACCTCCTGGAGTCCCAGGATCTCAAGGGCCTGCTGGACCAACTGGACCTGCAGGTGGACCGGTTGGGCCAACAGGACCCACTGGTCCACGGGGATTAACCGGTCCTTTGGGTCCTACGGGTACGCAAGGGCCTCAAGGATCTCCAGGATTTACTGGTCCTATAGGCCCAATTGGTCTAACCGGACCAGCCGGTCCAACCGGTCCTAGAGGTTCGACGGGTCTTCCAGGGCCTCTTGGACCTACCGGGCCTCTTGGTGGTGGACCTACCGGGCCTGCTGGTCCGACCGGTCCTACGGGTGGCGTCGGTACAACAGGACCTAAAGGAAATACTGGACCAATTGGAGCGATTGGTCCAGCAGGTCCTGGATTCAGATCGGGCCAACTGTTCCGATCTGATTTGCCATTGCGCGCTGCTGGAGTCACGATTCCTGCTGGAACCGGACCATATATCATTGGCGCGCAAGCATATAATCCGCTTGATTATCAATTTTCCGGCGCAGTTTTAAACACATCATTCGTTGTTATTGGTAGGCGTGAAAGCGCTGGAACTGGTTTAGCTGTCATCCGGAACGTATCCGACGGCGGAGTCATAGTAGCTTCCATCGGAATCGGTGGTAATACTATTGCCAAAATATCATCTGGCCCGGTAATATTACCTACTGCTTCCAAAGTCTATGAAGTTTTGTTGAGCGCTGGAACATCCAACGGTGTTGCCATAGCTTATATTGGGATTCAAATCGATAGACAATTTTAGTTCAATAATCGGGAATTTATTCTATGAATAGACTCCAAGAGAGCTTGTTTGTCTTCATCAGTATTGAGCCGATGCGAGAATGATAATCTGCCGGATTCAGATATCATTTGGAACATAATATCATTTTCTTTTATCAAAACTTTGACTGAAGCTGGGAACTTACCACATCCGTCTCTATATGTGCCTGTCCCTGAATATACATATCCAACATTCTGATATTCAACCAAATTATGAATCGGTATGATTGTTATGATTTCTCGTAACGTATTGGATATTTTTAGACGCAGAAATTTACATTTGAGTTTATGTCGATGATCCATTAATTATCCCCTACGTACGTCCCTATTGGATTTTCGTTCGGATTTTTAAACTTCCTTTGATGAAGGGTTAACATGGGCACCGGCCTAACCACCAAAATCTCATCTTATCTTAATTCTCTTCCTGAAACTGGATATGGAATATCCAGGCCATTAGCTTCGGCGTTTAATTATCTCATTGATTCTTATTTCGCAAAGATCGATGAACGAATAGAGAGTAGCCGGCTTAAGAGCAAACCTATGCCTGGGGACTTTGATACCCATATCAAAGAACTATGGCTAGGTTGTGAAATTCATCTATGTTCAAATCTGTCCCGATCATACCCGGCTTATGCTAAGAGTTTAAATGCCTGGGCATTTTCTCGGTTATTTAGTCATTACGTTCCTGAATCTCCATATGATATTATTCCATTCATCGATACCTATGAATATAAAGAATATGTAAAAAGTGGACAACAATTTCGTATTCAATCTGAATCTATTGAGATAAGTCTAAATCAATCAGTTTCTTTGCCTGTTTCAGGTACGTTTTTCGTTCAGCATCGAGTTACTGGCTGCCGTTTCATAATGCGCTTTGATTTTTGTTATTATGATAGTAACTGCAGCATTCAAATTATGTCACGGCCGGAAGATTTAGTGGAGGCCGAACGATTCTTCCAAGATTATCAGACTTCATTGCGAGAGAATGATATTTATTTTCAAAAATGTTTGATGTTCAATAAGGGGAATTTAGGATTTTTCGGTATCATTCCAACGTCTTGGAATGATATCATCTTAAAAGATGATATCAAACTTCAAATCAGGAACAATTCTGTTGGAATCCTTCAGAATATGGAATCCTTAGCATCGGTTGGAATGTGTCCTAATCGGAATGTTATGTTGATTTCGCCACCTGGAATGGCTAAAACTACTATTTTTCGGGCAACCTCCAATGAGGTCAATGGGCAAGCTACTCGGATTTGGTGTACTGGTAAATCTATTGTATATCCAGACCATGTGACAGCTTTGTTCGAAGCGGCTCGTGGTCTGGCTCCATGTCTCATCTTCATTGAAGACATGGATTTATTTGGTGGCGAACGAACGACCGCCGGGCGCGACAGTTCGGTGTTGAACGAATTTTTGGCGCAACTGGATGGTGCGCAGTCCAATTCCGGAATTGTTGTGATGGCTTCAACCAATGACTTGGAATCGATGGACGAAGCCTTGGTCGCTCGGCCTGGCAGATTTAGTGTTAAAGTTGAAATTCCATATCCTGATGCGGACGATCGCAGTTTGATGCTGCAAGCTTTTCTCACAGCATTGAATGTAAAGTGTGATGCTTCAATGACTCGCGAATCCGTCAAGACCGTTATTGATTTGTGCGCCGGATTCACTGGTGATTATATCAAGAAACTGGCCGAGTCCGCGGTCATAAAATCGGCGGCTGCAGGCAGAGTCCAAAACGGCCAAGCAGTGGTTACTGCTGACGATTTAACGACCGCTGCCGAACAAGAAATTCGTAATTATAAAATCGGCAAACGGGCCCGGCAACATCATTCCAAATATACATCAGATTTGGAACAACCGAATTCATAGACTATTGATGCCCACACGCATTTAAGAGGACTATTAGAATGAGCAGCACAGAAACCGCAGTCAATCATGTTCTTGCAACTTCTCGCCGACTTGCCGAAACGGATCCGCAAGGCGAAGCTATTGATAGGACGGTAGCTGAGTTACAATCTCAGGTGTCTTTGCTCAACGAGCAGGCGAGGGAAGATAAAAATAGTCCTTGGGGTGCGCAGTCAATGAAAGATGACGCGGCTTTCATTGGCGATCAAATCAAGAAGCTTAAAGCGGCTTCAGCTATTCCAGCGGCCAATTACCGGAGAATTTATACGATTTTGTCGAGCCTCGAGAAGGCTTGGGCTGTGGCGTCTCGTCCACAAAATGTTGCGATGCGGCCCAAAGTGGCTTCCGCTATTAAAACTATTGCCGGGATTTTTGCGGAAGTGGATACGGTCCAAGATTTAGATAAGCCACTCGAGCAAATTGAGAAAGCTGTCCATTCGCTCTATGGAGATCAGAGCGATAATCATACATATATGATTGATGCTCGTGGTAAAGGTCATCACACTAAGGAATAATTTCCCTTATTTTTGACCGCTTTAATGAGTAATGATCTTCCAAAATTAGTTCCGGGTCCTGCTTTCCATCTCGAGGGGGATGGAAAATGGGACGTTCAGAAGCTTCCAGACATGGTGTTGAAAGAAGCTGAATATTCAGGATCAATTAAGATCCGCGGATATCCAGCAGTGGTGTTTATTACTAAGTCTGGTGACACTTGGGCTCAAAAAGCTCCTGGGACTCCAAGCCCAAAAGGAGATGACGCGGCTCATGAAATTTTGGAACAAATTGCTGCGCGTTTAATCGTGGCTTCTCATGGCAAGCTCAATATCTTTGGTCCTGAAGAAGACATGGATGATGATGCGGATTTTCTAGAAGTATTGCATTTCTTGAATGGGAATGGATTCAAAACGCATAGCTCTTGCGCCGGACATCCACCTGGAACTAAATATGAAGACGTGGACGAATGGATGGATCCATATCTGACTTTCCAAGTTGATAAAAACTTTCCTAAAATTCTTGAATTGTTCCAAACCACTGACTATTATAAGCGACACAACAGTCAAGGACTTATTCAATTGCAACGAGACGTCACTGGGAATTGGAATAAACTGCTTGATCAATTGCAAATCGTTATGGATCAATAAAATTATTAAGCTTCATTGATTTGTGGATTCGTTTCTGAATTCCGATTTGCATTGTGATAAATTCCACCCTAAATGTTGCGCTGCGGCAGCAAAATCCATTTGGTGGGAATCGCAAGTCCAAAATGGGAACGTTCCCGGATGGGTGATGATTAGCGACGTTGCGATAAGTGAACGCGGCTTGTATTGGCTGGTGAATATTAAATTCTGTCCGTTTTGTGCAACCGAACTTACAGGCAAGCCTCAACTGCTCATGATGTGACTTACGACGCATTCATTGTCTTGGCAAATTTTAATATTTTTGTTATGTTTACAAAATTGAATAGTGAGACTGTTCCTTCGAATTTTGTCCAATCTGCAATTTTTACATTCTCTGTAGAAAACTTCAAATTGATTTAAAGTGGTTTCGCAAGTTGGACATTTTTGAACGCGCCTTGAATTTTGCATTTCGGATTCATGCATTGCGAATTTGATATTTTCTGCTAACAATAGCAAAACGAACATGTTAAGTGTCGCTCGAGCGTTGCTGGCGTTCGAATTTCCAAGTGCGCAGCCGACTGCAGTTGGCACATAGCAAATCGCATTTTTGGACTTCTAAAATGATCCGGTCTTTGGATTTCAGAAGCAACCTGGCCAATGGGACGCCGTTTTGTTGCTTATGCCAGAAGTCCATTTGGCAATGATGGTAAGGGAGCTTACAATCCGCACAAGGTTGCGATTTGAGCTGAATGATGAGTTCCCGAGCAAAAAACCGGCGTCGGACAACGTTCATGCGTCGTGATTGTTGGCGCTTAGCAATATAATCACTTGACATGGAGCACCCAACGTTTTTTGCCCAGATCCCAAATTTGTCTATAACCTTGAGCTGTCCGGAGCTCAAATTCTGTTCCGATTTCTCCAGGTTTTTTGCGCAGAGACGATTTGTGATATCTTCGTTTACCTTTTGTCCAATAATAATCAGAATTTACATCACCGTCATATTGGAAGCCGAGTTTTTCATAAACTCCACCAAAGAATAATCGATTATCTGAAAACGAAACAATCGATTTTGGAGAATATTCTTTTATGAATTTCCGGAGGAGTTTGCTCCAAATACCATGAACACGGAAATCTGGATGGGCGACCATTCTGGCAAGTTCCCAATCATATTTTGATTGTCTGGTCGGCCTTTTGAAAGAAATACAAGCAATCAATTGTTCTTGATAGAATATACCATAATTTACCTTCGATGCAGTTCCTCCAATATAATGATATGTTTCATATAATTTATTGACGATTTTTGATTCTAATTGTTGTATTTCACATGACTTCGGTCTTAAAATCGTTCGTTTTGGACTGACAATCTGTAATTTATTTTTGATAATATTTTCAATGCATTTCCTTTTATATTTCCATTCATCTTCATATACTGTTAAACAGTGCATACCTTCATTTATCGCATTCTGCCATTTAATTAATTCTCTTCTACGCGCGTCAATATTACTATGCCATAATAGTCCATTATATTCAATAACCAATTTTGAAGCTGCTACCCAGATATCATATCGTAGTCCATTGATTGGATATTCCAGTATTACATTTATTCCTAAATTCTGTATGAATTCCGCAATTTCTTTCTGAGCGGTTGAAATTAATAAATTAGATGTGCATCCACAGGTAATTGACTCACCATCTTTAATACCATGTAATCGTGGAAAGTAAATATTATCACATACCGGACATAAAGCTTTAAATGGATCAGATACTGTATTGATAATTTCTAATGCTTGTATTCCATTTAAAATGATTCCAGCTGGGATAGGGCATTTTAATGCTCGTATTTCTTCACGATTTTGAATATACCAATTTTGGATTGGTTGTCGGCATTTCCCACAAGTTTTAGTTTTTCCAGATAACACACTATATATGCCCGTATATATTTCTCCTCCACATTCACAATTCCACCATATCTTTTTTCCGGAATAACGTTTAATATTTTCCGGATATTTGATAATAAGTTTTCCGAATCTCTTGTTGGCTATTTCTTGTGCTGTTATTTCATTGCATTTACTACATATTTTTTTATTTCCGGAAAATATATCTCGGATGTTCAATAATGTGCGTTTACCGCATTTACATATGAAATATTTTTGAACTGTTGATTTAGTGTTTATTATTCCAGATTCATCATCATATGTGAATTGATTGATTTGATGTCCTCGTATTATTGATATTTCATTGCATCTTCCGCATGTTGATTTGACTGAATCATATTTTGAAAATTTTCTGATATATTCGTTACCACAAGCACATCGAAAACTGGCTTTTAGATTAGCACCAGTACTCCAGTTATCTGGTAATCCTCTATCTATTAATTCTGATAATTCTTGTAGCCATATGATTTTTGATTTGACTGGATGATATGGTTGTAAACCACGTATTGATTGTTTACATATACAGCCACAACTATTCGTATCTCCATTTAAGACGTTTATCACTTGAATTAGTTTTTGATTTCCACAATCACATTTCCAATGATGTTTGTCGGTCAATCGTTTAATATCATTAATTGGATCAATTAATTCTAATTTTCCGAATCGGATTCGTCCGGATTGTTTCCATTTAAATATTTTGCATTTTCCACAAGTTTTTGCTTGACCAGTTTTAAAACTTGCCCATAACGTCCAAAATATATTCCCACAATCACATATGAATTGGAATTTTTTCTTAGTATGAAGATGTTCTGGAATATTTTGATTTGGGGCCAATTGGATCATAATTGTATATAACTATATTGTTGGATCTTCAATTTACAACAGTAATAGGAGATTCAAATGTCTAGAGATGCAGCGGATTCGTATATCTATAGAAGTGGTTCTTCACCGAATACTAGAGTCGCGATTTCACAGAAGAATCGCGTTTTTTCTCGTCCATTCACGGTCCAACAACCAAGTGATAAACAAATTGGAGTGCTTTCGACATTTGATTATAGTGAAAGTAGAGGAATAGACCCAGTCCGCGGCGTTGGGTTCGGCGATAAGATTCAAGAGCTTGTCCCGAATGTGACAGAGCCCATGGCTATCACTTTGAACCGGACTTTGCTATATACAGCAGGTATTGTTCAAGAAGTTGGTTATCGGGGCGGCGTGGACGGTCTAGTTCGTTCACTCAGGCATCATCGTTGGCCATTCGATTTGCGTTCAGAATTAGTGTTTTCCGAACTTGTCACGGTGCGTGATCAAGCTTCGATTTTAATCAAGACTTTGGCAACTGATGATCCTAATTTTGCACTTATTACATATTTCGAAGCTTGTTGGCTAAACTCTGTTAGCGTAAGCTTCCCAAGTGATTCTGCTATAGTCATGGAAGATGCAGCGGCAACATGTACTGATGTGACTGATGGTAGTAGCTTTTATGGTACTAGCCCAGATAATTATGGTTCTCAATTGGATTCTGGGAACAACCCATTGCTCAAGCCTGGCAGCGGATCGCGTCTTTTTGGTTAGCAAAGATCGTGCTTATTTATCAGGAAGCCTTCGAAGGCTTCCTGATAAATAAGATATATAAATCTAACGTTGTAATGTCAGATATTAAAATCATTTTGGATTAATACTAGTAGATATTTAAGTTTTGTATTGTAAGATACAAAACTTATGGACTCATCCACATTCTTATCAGCTGACCATTTTCGATTAACCAACTATGGAAAGCTCCGAATGTTGGAGCCACAAGATTCCACAAGTGGCTCCCATCAGAAAGTGGACTGGATTTGTGATTGTGGAAAAACAACTAATTTATCTGTCTGCACAGTTGTAAGGGGAAACACTTCTTCCTGCCGGAAATGTAATCAACTTTCTGCTGAAGAGCTTCGAACAAGGAAGTTTGGGAAACTCCGAATCAAGACCCCTGTTGATTTGCTCCCGGGTTCTCGAACCAAAGTGATATGGCTTTGTGATTGTGGGAATGAAACTCAATGCCAGCCATTATCAGTTACAACTGGTCATACTACATCATGTGGGAAATGCTTTCAGAAATCTAGCAGGCATATTAAAAAGATTCGTACAAAATCTAACATTCAACATCTTTCCGATAAGATTCCTTCGGCCTCTGTTTCCATTGTCGAATTTATTCGGAGTCTCGGACTTGAAGTTGTTCAAGAATATTTAGTTAATGGTTTGGAATATGATATGTTTGTTCCCTCTCATAATCTACTAATTGGATATAATGGACTAAAGTGGCATAATTTTCCTGGTTCTAGACAACGAGATTTTATTAAATATAAAGCCGCTATTGCTGCTGGATGTTCTCATATTTCAATATTTGAAGATGAATGGCTCCGGAATCGTTCTAAAATTGAGAATTTATTCCGGAATCGTTTAATAATTTCTAAACCGAGAAACCTTCGCCCGTCGCAATGCACAATTCGGCCAATTCCAAAAATAGAGTGCGACGGATTTTATAACGCCCATCATTATATTGGAACCTGTACAGCTAAAGTTCACTACGGAGTGTTTTTCGAGAACCAACTCATGGCTTGCGCCTCTTTTTCCATTCCGACTCGCCAGTCTAAACATCCTTGGGAACTTCTTCGGATGGTATCGCATCCTGACTATCGAGTGCATGGGATTTGGTCGAAACTCATTCAAAAGTTCATTGCAGATTTCCAACCTTCATCAATTGTGTCATTTTCTGATAACAGGCTGTTTTCCGGAGCAGTTTATGAGAAGATTGGTTTCAAATTCGATGGAGACGTGGCTCCTGATTATTTTTGGGTTAAAGATAATAGACGATTCCATAAATCAGGACTTCGCAAGCGCGGCATCGAACGTTTGTCCGAGTTTACAGAAACTGAACTCCGGACGGCGCAAGGATACCATAAAATTTGGGATCTGGGCAAAAAACGTTGGGTGATTGTATTATCTAAATAATGGAAAATTCCGATTCAATAGAATATGATGCTACGGACGTATCAGATCTTATTGCTGAACGGAATCGTTTGAAAGATCAAGTAAAACAGTTACAAGCCGAGAAGCTTGATAGACAAGATCTTCAACGATCTATTACTGTTGGACTTGCATGTCTAGGTGATGCTATGCAGACTCGTTTTCAAAATTTGACTCAAGCAGCTGATAAAGCTGGTCAATATTATGAAAAAACAATGCAGTCCAATTCATCTATTAAGACTTTGCAATCTCAACTCCAGTTGAATGGACAAGCTCTCCGGAAAAGCTCTCGAGAGCTGCATGAATTAGACATTCGTTTGGAATTAATTAAAATTGAATGTCAAAATGCAAAGGCCGCTTTAGATCGGATTCGCATCGGGGGTTTACAACATCGTGACTGGTCTTCAGTCGAACGCGCTATTCACGATTTCGATTCTTCTCAAATATCCTCTGGAAAAGATCCAGTAGATGTTGATTCTGTAGATATATAGATTCCCATTTCATGATGACTGATTGTTAACCCTCTGATACACTATTTAATCGGGCCATTCATCGATATAGGATTTTACGCCTGCCCCGGTTTGTAAGGTCTTTTATCGATGGAGCCTATTATATTATTCCGAGACGGTCAAGACTGGCAGCAAGAACAAGTTGCCGCTGCTCATCATTTCCCAATCATCGGGACTCGGATGCGAATCCAACCGGACTCGCTGGTGATTCCGCGATATAGTGCGCTTCCGTTCTATCGCGAACTTGAATCAGATGTTCAATTCGTTGGGGCTAAGTTAATAAATAGTTATCAACAACATTTATATGTTGCAGATTTGCAGAATTGGGTGACTGATTTATCTGATCTCACTCCTAAAACTTGGTCTCGTACTCAAGATTTACCTGAAAATACATCTTTTGTTCTTAAAGGCGAGACTAATTCGAAGAAACAGCTTTGGCAATCTCATATGTTTGCCAAGAACAAAAAAGACGCTATTGAAGTCGAATCTCGCTTATACGCAGATTCCCTGATTTCCAATCAACATATTTATATTCGTGAATTCGTTCCGCTCAAGACTTACATGATAGGTATTCAAGGTTTGCCGATAACTAATGAATATAGATTTTTTTGTTATCGTTCTCAAATTTTGAGTGGTGGATATTATTGGTCTAGTCATATTGAAGAAATTCATGACCTTAATATCTCACCTGATCCCGAATCTGTCCCTCTTGATTTTCTAGCAGAGGTGATTGGGAGAATCCAAGATAATATTAATTTCTATGTAATCGATGTTGCCGAGACCGCTTCTGGAGATTGGATAGTTATTGAGCTTAATGACGGTTCTATGTCAGGATTGTCTGAAAATGATCCTGAACAATTATATAAGAACTTACGACAAGAGCTTGATACTTGGAACAATAAAGTAGTTATGAGTTATTAATTGGTATTGTTCATCATCCCGATGGACGAAGCATTTTTAAGTGAACTCGACAAACACATATCTAATATTAATACCGACAAGCATTGGAAACGCAAGGTCGGAAATATTGTATTATGGTATTCGCCTGTTGATTTTACTCAGCAATCTCTTATTAATGAAATACTCACTAAATCAGAGCTTGGTCCGAACACATTATTTGAGACTAAGCGCGTCACACTATCCAACGCATTAGTTGGTTTTGACGATTTTGATCTGCGTGATTATCGATATGCAGGCAAAGCATTTCCTGTCATCGGTAGAGACAATAAGAAATCATTAGTTGATTTGGCCGGGTTTATTCATCATAAAATGGCCAGATGGGATAATGATTTTATTGATGTCGCATTTGATGTATTCGCAGATTTAATGGAAACTCATAAAAAAGAAACTTTATCAGACGTCCATTTCGATAATTTGAAAGAGCCTCGCCAAGAACTTTTGGAACTGGAATCACGCGTTGCAGAATTGCGTGAACAGATGAATCTACCGCCATTAATTGAGGCAGTTGAAGTTCCTGTTCCGATCGGATCATCGAGTTCTGATGCTGAAGATAGGGAACGATTAGAGGAAGAATCTGATACTGTTAATGAATTCAATCCTTTCCAATCTCCAAAAACGGAAGAGCCTGCCCCCGTAGCTCCTCCCGTAGCTCCTCCCGTACCAGATACTGCGTCAGTAGATGTGCCATGGCCTGATACTCACGTATCTTCAACTATTCCTGTTCCACGTCCACCTTCGATTTCACCTTCTGATGACGAATTAGAAATAATTCGAAGGAAAGCACATAAAGCCCAACCTTCCGTTGAAGATAATACGATTGAGACTCCAATTTCCAAAATTCCCATTAACGCTCCGGTCATAAATCCGGACGTTAGAGCTCAAAGTATCAATCCGAGATTTATTCGTAGAACTTAAGTTATATTATGGCCGATTCTTCACATACCGGCCAAAATACGACTCCGAGACGGATCCATATCCAAGTCCCGGAGCAATATAAACCTGTCATTGACGATGTATGGGATGATCTTGAATTATATTTATATCAGGGTTTTTTAACTACTTCCATTTTCTTACATGAAAAAACTTTTGTATTCAAAACATTAAATCATAATGAACTACGCTATATTCAGTTACTAAAGCCTCTGAAGACATCAGCGCCTGATATACGAGTCCAATACCGATCCAATTTTATAGCACATAGTATTTTCTTAATTGATGGAGAAAATACTTTAACTGGAAGGGCTCGATACGTTAATCGATTATCTAAAATTATATCTAAAATTGATCACAACATTCAAGAAAAAATTATTGACGGTTTGTCCGCTCTTAACGGGCGTGCAACACGTTTATATCCGCTAACTGAAATTTATATTCATGAGAATCGTTCACGATTCAAATGGATGCATATTCAACAAGCTCCCATTCATTCTCCGATTAATACAGGAATATCTGGAACTGATGAAATAGGAATGAATTACTGTCAACAAGCTTGGACAGCTCTAAATCGACTTGTTGACGATAGAGACAGAATGGAAAGAGACTGGACCAATGCCAAATTCATTGGTTCATGTTTCGCTGGTAAAGGTGTTCGGACCGTCGATGAAAGAGATCGAGCTCGTAAAGAGCGCGAGCGAACTGAGCTTGAAGATCAAAAAATCCAAGTTTTGCATGCATATTTAAATCGACAATCATCAACTCAAGAAGCTCCCAATAATCAAGTGGCTTTGCCTGATGGGAGAATGGCAACCGTATCTGGCCGTTTCAAAGCTGAAAGTGTTTATGAACTTGCCGATCAATTGTCTGCGGCGCTTTCAGGTGAAAAAGACCATCACGATTTAGTCGTTGAAGCCAAGGTTGATCAACTACGGGATCGGGCCGCTCAAATTGAAACCACTAAAACTAATATATATCGAGCTCCTATATTTGATTCCAATAAGAATCAAATGTCAGCTGGCGCTCAAATTTTAGGTGGGAAAGAAGAAGCTGAAGCATTATTAGAGCGTTCTAATAGACTAAAAATGTTGCAGTTACAAAATTTTCATCGTCAAATCCCTGGAGATGAAGAAACCTCTGATGATACGCCTGGGACCAAGAAAGCTTGATATGAAATATGGCAACTAAGGCCAGTAAGGAAAAAGTCGGCATACAGATGTTGATCCAGCCTAAGCTGGATCCTAAAGCCGCTTCTCAGGCCATGAAAGACGCCAAGGATCTGCATCGCAAAATGACTGCGATGAAGGTCGATTGGAAAGATATATCCAAGCATTCTTTATCATCAATTCGTTCCATCAAAGGTGTGTCCACAGCTGCGTCTCAATTCACTAAAGAGCTTTCTAGTGCTGCTCGCTCTTCATTCAAGAAACTGTCTGAACTTGGCAAGCAACTTGAAGATGCCAGGAAAAAAGCCGAAGATTTAAAGAAAAAATATAACGATGCCAAGTCTCCAACCGAGAAAAAAGCGGTTCAAGGGAAATTATCTGGTGCCAAGAAAGATATTCTTGGCTTAGAAAAACAATTCGTCGATTTAAGGAAGGGGAACAAACAATATCTCGGAGAATTGCAAAATGTTATTAAGGCCCAAAAACAATATCAAGACACTCTAAAAAAGGCAGCTGGTTATACCGGGAAAAATTTTAGTAAGGAAATGATAGGGGCTATTCATAAAGCTCGTTCTGGCGGAGTTCGAGGAGCCATCAGTGGAATCGGCCAATCAGTCAGTGCTGGTTCTAAATATGCTAAAGGCGTAGCTGCTCGAGCTACAATTTCCTCAGGCGGTGAAATGGGCGCTATGTCTAGCGCTATTACCGGTCTGTCCAAAGCTGTTCCAGTACTGGCTGGAGCAGTCACTGCCATGACAGCACTCTGGCAGCTTATTAAAGCTGCCAGCGAACATCAAACCAAACTCAATAAAGCAATGCTTGAAGGTCTCGGAACAGCTGGCGATTTTACAACAGCTACGGAGACTTATCGAGACACTGTAGATGAACTTCGAGTTGCGGCTCGTGATTCTGCCGGTGAATTTTTGAAATTAGGTGGAGATTCCGAACAGGCTTTGAAAGTCGTCAATCGATTTGCTGTTGAATCTACAGGATCATTACTTAAGACTCGTTCGACTTTGGCTGAACTTGGAAAAGGAGATGTCCAGGCAGGCATGGCCTTACTTGCTAAAAATGCCATAGCATATGGCAAAGCCATGAATATGGAAGCGACTGAAGTCGGAACTATGATGGGTCAACTCCAGAGTGATGCTGGTTATGGTGCAGAACAAATACAAAACGTAATGGGTATGGCTGTAAAAGCCGCTGCATCAGCCAACATGCCAATGACTAAATTCATGGGTATATTTAGGCAAGTATTGCCTGACGTCGAACTTTATCAAAATCGTTTGGAAGAATTGACTGGCACTATAAAGCTTCTTTCCAAGACTATGAGTCCTAAAGATGTGAAGAATTTCATGGATTCGTTTACTAACGGCTTTAAAGGCATGGATTTCAAGCAACGCTTGAAAGTTGCTTTAGTTGCTGGCACCGGATTCGTGAGTAAAACTTTAGATAAAGATTTTTCGCTTAAAGCCAAAACTATGGCGGAAAATTTTTCTAAATATGGAATCAATTCGGATGAATTCGAGAAAGCTTATAAAGGTGGGGAAAAATCCATGGCCGAGCTCATTGCTAAAGCTCAAGGGCGAGCAGCAGAACAAGGCGAGCAGCTATCTGGAACTGTAATCACTAACGCTATGAAATTGGCCAGCTATGAATCCGCTCGTCAAAAAGGCGGTCCGCTCAATACGGCGACTGCCATGCGTGGTGGCGGAATGTTTGCTACTTATAAAATCATGGAGAAATTCTCACAAACGTTTGTGAAGGGATTTGATGGTCTGTCTGAGCATGTAATTAAACAACTCGGTGTATCAGAAGAACAATATGAAGCCATGCGCACTATGAGCCAATCTCTAAAGGCTCAACGTGCTCAACTTCAAATGTTCGGAAAAACCAATTCCATTTCTATGAATAAGTCTTTGCGGAGTTTAATTGCTCAAGAGAAGAATACTGAAGAAAGCAAAGTTACTTCAGAAATGATGGCTAAAGCTTCTGATGAGCAATTATTCTATGCGGCCGAGCAATCTAATGTTGACAAGAAAACGTCATTGACTGCAGAAGATTTGGCGGTTCAACAAATTGAGGCTACGACTTCCGTTGGCGATAAACTAGAAAATATTATCGCATATTTACTCGAGAAAATCTACGGGGTTTTGGACCCTATTCTTAAAATCATAGATAATGTTTGGGAATGGTTAGTCGGTAGTAAAAAAACTCAAGAGTCTATAGGGAAGATTGATAAATTTAGTTCTGGTATTCAAGCTTCTGGATATGGGGCTGCTGAAAAAGGAAAAATGAAGCAGCTTGCTGACGCTCTGATGACTGGAGCTAAGTCCGGAGCTTCTGGCGGTCAGATGACTAAAATTGCTAGTGGTGTATATGATCCCAAGATGTTGCAGGCCAATGCTGATGCAATTGCTGAGAAAGTCAGCAAGTTCGCGGAATCTCGTGGCAGTGGTCCTCAAGCTCAATATATTAAAGATAATTTTTTAGCCGCTTTGAAAGAAGGCAACGTTTCTGATGCTTTCGGACAACTAGCTGCTATCCCGGGCGACATTGAAACGAATTTGTTACAATTTGGCCAAAATATTTTGCCACAAGTTTTATCCGATGCCGATAAGAACAATGCAAGTGGTGGTCCCGTTCGCAGGCCTGGTGCTGAAGTTAAATCATCATTTAAGACTAAAGCGGAGTATGAAAAATTCATACAAGCTCAGGCTGACGCTGCAGATATTGACCGAAATATGGTTCCTTTAGCTACAGGCCGAAATGCGACGGCAACCGGGCCAGCCGGGGCTTCTAAATCCGCTGGGCTTCCGCCAGAAAAAAATCGTACGATATCGCAAAAAGCTTATGTGGAGCAAACTGAGCAACAAACTAAAGAAGTTGTTTCTTCACATGAAAAATCTTCTGATGCTCAAATTCATGCTACTGAAGATGTCTACGATGGCATTAATGATACTTTGAATATTTTGAAAAAAGGTATTCGATTCGAATCATCATTTCTTCGTGGACCATATGCTGGAATTTTAAAATCAGCTACGCTAGATTCATTCCGAGAAGCTTTGCTTGAATTTGCTATAATTCAAGCTAAAATGCAAAATTCTCCAGGTATAAGCAAGATGCTATCTAGTTATGGACAAGAAATTGCGGGAGGAGATCCTGCAGTAGCTTTGCGTTCGCTTTTTGAATTGCCTAGTGATGTGGACGATCCTAATGCGTTATTGAAGACTTTTAGAGATAAAAATAAAGATTATAGTGGTAGTAAATTAATCGGAGGTCCTGTGCATGACACTGGATCATATAAACTCCATCGAGGCGAGTATGTAGTACCTGCCATGCCCGCTGGAGATAAAAATGGTGGCAATCGCCCAACAGTTCATGCCAATATTAATATTCATGGCACGAGTCTTACTCAGCAACAATTGGAAGGCGCTGTATATGGTGCCATGGATAAATTAGCACGCAGGCCTTGATTTATGCCCATTCAGTTACCCAATATTCCAAATCCTAAAATTGGTGAATCATTCACATATTCAACCAAAAAAGGCCGACCCATACTTTTTCAAGTCACTGATCCATTAAAACAACCACTTTATCCATTTTTACTCGCTTTACATATTAATCCTTCGTCATTGAGCGAATCTATGACAAAATCCAAAACAGTCGTTATGACTGTTGGAGGATTTGTTGAATTTAACTGGCCAGAAGAACTAGATACTTTATCTGCTACTGCTAGTACAGGTGCGTTTATTGGACCTAACACTGGTTTAACTGCCGGGAGTGATGGCACGTCTTCCAATAATCAAGGGCCGTCTGTTGCAGCAGGCGATCCCGGACGTCATGCCACTATGGCATGGGAGAGGCAAGAAGACTTACTCGATTTATTTCGCGGAAATGGACAAATATTTAATGGCAATGGAGTCCCGATTCTTCGCGGCCGGATCATGATAATTTATGATCGCGGCATTTATATGGGACATTTCACAACATTTTCAGTTAAAGAAACTGACGAGAAAGCCTATTCATTCGATTTGGATTGGGAATTTAAAATAGAGGAACGAGTTTATTTGTTCCCATTATCCAATAATCGTCTCATTCGTCCGGGTGACGTAACTGGAGGGCCTACTAAAAGTCCGAGTCAATTAGAAGCAGATCTCATATCCGGGACTGGTGATTTTGCTAAAAACGGGGAAGATATTCCTTAATTACTAATGCCATTACCTCCAGATATAGCTGGCAAACTTAATTTTCCAGTTCATAATATTCTTGGTTTCCTGGAATATCTACAGACTGCTATCAATATTAAGACCGCTGATGCTGCTGGCGATTCTGAATCTAATGGTGAATTTTTCGGAACTATTGTATCTGCTAAACGGAATCCCAAACCATTCATAATTGGATTAATTCCTCCAGATAACGCAGTTAATTTTATTCCAGTGCAATCGATTGGTAATCAATTGACTGGAGTCCCAACCAACAATAAACCACTAACTAGCGCTACTCCCCGTCAATCTGTTACGACTAAAGTCCGAGTTGGAACTGAGAATGCCGGAGAATTACCCCTGACTAAAAAAGGAGTGATGATTGCAGATCTTAGGAAATCTGTTTATAATGCTTATGTAAAACAGGCTAATACAGCGCCATCCGAACCAACTTTAAATTTAATTACTGCTCAAATATTGCTTGAGCAAGGCCGGGCGCTTGGGACTAATAGTTTCCCAACCAATAATTTTAACTTAGGCAATACAGAAATCCCGGGTCATAAGGGAGTATATGCACCGGGATATGATAACTTTAAAGACAGGAAAGCTCAAAAATTAGTATTTAATAGTCCCAAAGTTGGCGTTGCTCAAATGCCAAATCCTCCAAGTGGAGGTACTTATTATTTAGGTGATGGTTATAGGGGAGATAATTCCGCATATGTTACTTATTATTCTGCCTTTACTAATTTAGATTCTGCAGTAAATTATCAAGTCAATCAATTATTGCGTGGTTGGCCCGAGTCCGCTGCAGCAACTACGCCTGAAGTTTATGTTGATGGCTTATTGCATTCATCAACAGGTCGAGCCCCGTATTTTGGTGCTAGTCCAGCCCGATATACTAAAAACTTAACGACTCAACTTAACGACTTAAATAGTGGAATCGCGCAAGGTAGATATGGTGGTGTCATAGGTGATGATGGCTCTGCTCCTCCAGTCCAAGAATCTACGCCTATTCAATCTAATGAATTTGTGATTAATATTGGCGATTCAACACAAGCTGAAGTAGATCCTGCTGGCGATAGAATAGGGAAGAATTTAAAAATTGATACTAATCGATTAGATGTCATTAATAAACAGACTGCTGCATTGCAACGGCAAATTGAGATGATAAGACGGACTCCGGCATTGTTGTTGCTGGTAAATCCGAGTGAGATTTCTCGCAGTTATGAACAATCAGTGGATAGTGGATCCAAGGGACGTTATGGAAATATTGTTCATACATGGCTTGAAAAACCTTTCCCGATTTCTGGTTCCGGAGTTACTGCTGGTCAATATGTTATAGGTTCTGACGGGTCAGGCGGTATTACTAACGAACTGCGAGTTTTTAGTGCCAGCTATCATAATTTATTATCTTTACAATTAATATATAAAAATAACGGCGTTTTATATGCTGGATCAGAAGCCGATCCGGGGATCCCTATTTTAAGTTATAGTATATTTATCTATTACGACAATCATCTATATATTGGCTCGTTTGATTCCTTCGAAGTTCAGGACGCTGGCAATAAGCCATTTAATCTCGAATACAGTTTTAAATTCAACGTCCGATATGATATTCCGGTCAATAATGATAATCGATTAACAGATTTTGAAGTATCGGTCGTGTCTAGCCGAGTTATTGGTCCTCCAGGAGCCGCATTGTAATCATGCCTAGAATATCAGCGTTTAGAGGAAGCTGGCAACCAAACAAACGTCCTTATTTGACACTGACTCCGGATGTATATGTATCAATACAAGGCGAGACCACTGTCGTGGCATGTGGTGAATGTCGAAGAACGATTGATGTTAATAAATATATAACTGGCGTTCAATATGATGGGTCAGTGGACTCTCCACCATCCAGTGCTTCATTTACGTTGTCCATTCCTGATACTGATGTAAACGAATTTTATTCGGATGGACAATTCGTCATCATTCCAATGATGGAAGTCGAGATTTTTGCAAAAGGCTATTATACTATTGGTGGATTCCCACAATATTACAGGATATTTTGGGGATTGATTTCTTCAGTTACTAAAAATTGGTCTAATGGGGTCACTACAGTATCTATTCAATGTCGTGACATTTTGCGTTGGTGGGAACTCACTAACTTCACTACTAATCCAGCATTTTTAGATATTGGAAAATCGCAAAGCAATTATAATTTATTCGGTAATTATTTTGCAGGCATGAATCCATATACTGTTATTATTGCACTAGCTAAGGAGGCAATGGGAGATTTTTCGATAACTACCGGATCGTTTTTATCATTTAGACCGGAAACTGGACCTGAACAAAAAGTTGTGGCGTCATATGCTAAAGATATAATGGCATATTGGCAGCTCAAATTTGGGAATATTTGGAATAGTTTAGTTTTATATGGCACTAGCGGACAAGCTTACACATTTTCAGGAGACTCCGGGAATGTCTCCCCGTTGAAAATTTCTCAACAAATCTTTGAACAGGAAGCTCAAAGTTTATCGCTGAATAGCGAAACATCATTATTTAAAATTCAACCGCATGAGATAGCAGCTTTCAAAGTAGAAATGGCTCGCGCTGGTGATATAGATTTTTTCCAAAATGAAACTCAAAGCAAATTGTCTATTGCTTTGACAGCTCGAGATCAAGCTGGTGGATATGAATTCTATTGCGATACTACTGGCGATATTGTATTCAAGCCTCCATTTTATAATTTAAATGTTATTCCGAATAAACCAGTATCCTGGATTCAAGATTTTGAAATTATTGACGAAAGTATAACTGATTCTGAACAAGAAGTTTATACTCACGTCACATCACATGGCAATGCATTCGGAGGAACGACTGATTGGGGATTGAATGATGATATAACTACTCCTCGAACAGGCGTTATTGACTGGCATTTATTGAAGCGTTATGGGTGGCGTAGATTAGATGTTCAAGTTGAATGGGCTGGAAATGCTAAACGATTATTTTATCATTTACTTGATCAAATCGATAAAATAAATTCCAAACGTATACAAGGGACTATCACCATCCCAATGCGACCAGAACTCCGTATGGGTTTTCCGGTTTGGATCCCTAGATTCGACGCTTTCTTTTATGTTCAAGGCATATCACACAATTTCTCACCGGGTTCGCAAGCAACAACAACTCTAACTTTAACAGCTAAGCGCTCCAAATTTATTGCACCAAAGAACATCGGACGAATAACTCATTCCAAATCTCGATCTGTATCTTCTAAAGATCCTGTTACTAAGAAAGTTGAAGTGAGATCTGAATCTACATATCAAGTTGATTTTCCATCTAATGTTGGTGGGACAAGTGGACTTACTCATACTGGACAAGATGCAGATTTTGGTGGTCCTGCTGTTTTAAGAGATACGAAGACTGGGAAATTATTAGGATTTCCTAATGCCGTTATGGTGTATCGACAGACTTTAAACGGACAAGTATTATCACGAGTTCTTGAACAAACCGGATCTACTAAATCTCATAATCCTAAGACCCAAGATAAAAATAAACCGGAAGGCCCAGACTTTTCGTACGATCAAACCGTTCGTTCAACATTTACTATGTTGCAGAATGAAAAACGTATGGAAGTCATCGACAGATTACGATCTCGTAGATATGAAGCCGGGATGACGAACGCTGGAGCATATGATTATGCTCATGATGTTGATGGTGTATTTAAGGAACTATCTATAATTCCAGCGGATTCCATTTTATGGGGTTCAGGCACGCAAGACCCGGAAGGCGCTATTTCGACAAGTGGGACCGATGATCAAACTATTATTAATAAGAAAAAATTTGATGCAAACTCGGTCAAAATAACCGAGTTATCTAATCAAGAAAAACAATTATTGAAAGATACTAAAACGGCAATTAAGGATCAGAAACACGCTGAGACTGAGTATGATATATTCATTAAGAAAAATCCTCCTGTAAATGGAGAATTATCCGAAGATGCTAAACAACGTAAAGCTATAGTTGATAGAGCGAAAGCCGTTGTCAAAACCGCACAATTTTCTTTGGACGATATTCGAACCCAGAAAGCAGCTTTACAAACCAGTAGTTCTGCTATTCGGAAATTAACATCTATTAACATAATGATCAGACCAGTATCCGATGAATTCGGCTTTGAAGTCATTGGTCATTATAGATATGGTCGTGGTGCTTTTATTGATCGTGGCAAAGTCCAAATACCTAACCCTAATGAGATTGATCAAAATCCTAAAACCACAGTTAATCAATTAAATATTCAATTTGCAGCTCATGGCGGATTACTGACTGATAATCCAATCCAAGATAATTTAGGACCACAATCTACGACGTTTGCTGAAGCATTCGAGAAAATGGGTCCTGATGAATACATGACTGGAGCTTCATTCAAAGGTGCGAATTACCAGAAATCCAATAGTTTCCAAGATGTCAGTCCGACTGGGCAACAAACTTATACGGATGCTATCAATTCGTCTGTATCTAATTCTGGGAAAGCTGTATTTGCCGAAGCTGACGCGATTCGAAGAGCGGTTTCTTTAGCAGAAATGCAACCGACTACTAATAATGGTTTAGGTGCTGTTGGATTTAATCGTTGCCAATGTGATCTCGGGAAGACATCATGGTTATCAGTTCTTCCACAGACTTTAATTAGGCAACTTTTAAATCCTGTTCAGTCCATAAACTCTGATCCGACGATTACTGATGAAACTAATCTTGCTGCTGCTGACGCCGCGGCGAGTTCTGGAATTTCTCAATCTTCTAATGTGTCAGAAGGCGATAATTTTACATTATCTGGACCACAAGGATTTTTTGAAGTATTACGCAATTTCTTGATCAGTAAGTTCACAACTGAATATCAAGAAAACACTAAACGCGAACAATATGCAATTGGTGGTGGCAGAACTATAACACGGCCGAATGAAGGGCAAGAATCTAATAATATTATAGGCGATCCTAAGAACACATTGTTCGATAGAGCAGCATTAGGCGATCCACAAGCCCTACAAGCCCTACAAGGCGACGCGCAATTTTCATTCGGACAAACTCAACGATCTTTGCAGAATTTTAAAGATCAATTTAAAAGTGGTGGTCCAACTGACCAGTTAGGACAATCTATAATCAACTTACCAGGTTCTATTTTTGATGCAGCCAAAGGCGGGTTAGTGACTCCTGGGATTAGTGTTTCATCCAATTCATCTAGTCCGAAGCCAATTCATATTAAACCGCAATTCCAACCGCCAGGCCGATCGCCACGTATAGGAGAGACCATCAATCCCGGATTCACTACCGATTAAGTTTTCTCCTTCATAATCTCAATAAATTTAGGACTGCACATTTCTGGCGACATTAAGAATAGGAATATATTTTCTACCATTCGATTGTTCGGGACTAATATTATCAATGATTCCAATTCAGGTTTAATATTCTCTGTATCGAGCAAATGTTTGATGTTTTTAATCGTGAATATCAATGTGACAGTTTTTATTTTGTCTGTTATATCAACACTAAAATCTTGCTTTTGGCTTTTAGATATGAAATTAAAGAAAACATCATTTTGAACTGGAAATGATATGTTAAATTCTTGTCCTTCTTTAAGGATTATTTCGGGATTAACATCCCATCGGGCGGGTTCTACCCAACGTCCATCAATAGTTGTTGCTCGAATCAATGCCATTTTATTTCTGCCTCATATAGGAGTACTGTACTAGATGGTCCGAGACCCTAAATTTAGACCAGAATTACCCTTAACCTCGGATCCCAAATTTATAGGTGGAGCTCGAGCGCAATCTCAAGATACAGATTTTGCTCATAGTCTCTTGTGGATGGGTCGGATTTTACATGTAGATTCCGAAACTATGGTATGTTCCATTCAATTAGAATCCGGAACTGGGGAAAGATTTGATGTTCCTATTCCAGCTCCTGGTGGATGTGGACCTCGATCTTGGTCTGGGAATTTACCTGAGAGACATTCCAAAGTCGTCATAGGATGGCGCCGATATAGCAATCGTGCATTCGCCCCATATATTGTTCAATTTGTCACAGTTGGTGTTTATCCAAGTCGTGAATTTGAACCATTTTCTACAGTTGATCCGTCAGATGCTGAAGAAGTTAGACGGACTCTTCCGGAATTAGCAAATGATCCACATATTAATCTAGATGTCATTCGTCTGAAATCTCGGAAAGGATATGCTGGGGATTGGATAGCTAGTTCTTCATCTGGTGCCGATTCATTAATGGATAGAAATATTCATATGATGAATCGGGCTGGTAATGAGTATTTATTGCGAGATTCAGATCAAACAGCTATCTTACAAACCATAAATGAATTTACTAGTAATTCGGCTGGTTATTATAGACGAGGTCTAATTCGCCGGAATTCTTTCAATTTTCTGCCGGATTTAGCAATTTCTGGATTTAATCCTATTACTGATGATTTCGATGTTAAAATTGAAAATAAATTCATAACTAATACCGATGAATCAGGTACCGATCTTCGATCGATGGTTACTAAGATTGATATTGGGTCTCCTGCATATCAGAAACTATTAGAATTTGGCCTTATCAATCAAGATGGAACACCGATAGAAGCGGTTGGGATCGATCCAGATAATTTACTATATCCATTTTCAATTCTCCCAGACGGACAACGTACTAGCCATATTGTTATGGGGGAGTCTGATTTATCATTTACCGATACAGATCAATGTTACGTAGAAGATAGAATGGAACTCCGTCATACTCATGACGGAGTTATGGCTGTAACAGAAGATGGTGATGGAGTCCAAATCGATCTTATTCCGCCATTATATATAGAAGATGTCCATGGGACAGTAGTTGGAAATGATGCTTATACGGAATCCGGCCGAGCTCTATATAAGAAAATCCTTACGATGCGAGTGTTTGATGATCCAGATCAAGGATCTAACTCCCCTGCTCCAATATTTGAACCGGTCGATATTATAACAAGCCAGATTGAAGCCGACACCAAAGCGTTGGCTCGATTATTCAGGATTCAAAGTCCAACTTCTAGTAATCAATTTGCATTTGGGATTACTAAAGAAGGCCGTGTATTTTTACATGTTCCAAAGTCCCAGTCTACTACGCCGCAAGATAAAGGTAAATCGATTGATGCTAATATACTTGGTTTAATCAAAGCTATAATTGGTATTGATGAAAACACGCAAACTAGTCTGGATATTCGTACTTTAGGTGGAGTAAAACTCGATATTGGATCTTTCCAAGATCGCTCCAATTCTGATGATCCACAGTCAGTGTCAGTTGATTTGATACTGCGTGGAAAAATCAAGACAACTTACGCCGGAACGCATGGTCGTGAAACGACTATTGGTGGATCTGATTATACTGGAGTGAGTGGTTCTAAAATTGACATAATTGGCGGGAATATTGTCCGGAGCGTTGGTGGATTAGAAGCGGTCGAGGCATTTTCGATTACGCATAATATAGGATTTGGTGGATATAAACATAAAGTGGCTGGTGATGCCAATCGGACTACACTCGGTAAAACTACCGAATTATATGGGCAGCTCCGTCAATCAACATTTGCATTGAATGATACTAAATTAATGTTGGCTGGTGTTGATAGTACTACAGTATTGGCTGGCGGGATTGCTCGCACAGTTGTTGCCGGTACTGGGATTGCAGATACTGTAACAGCTGGGAATATTGCTATGACAGCAGCAGCTGGGAATATTGCTGCTACAGTTGGAACCGGAAACTTTGCTGCTACAGTTGGAGCAGGGAATTTATCACTCATGGCAAGTGCCGGTACAGCTACTATGCTTGGTGGAGCTTCTGCTACTATGGCTTCTAGTGGCGTAGCTAATATTGCTGCTCCAGTTACTAAAATCGGATTGATATCTATCGGGTTCGCAGTAGCCGGTGCTCCAGGACCACCTTCGATAGCTCGTGATTACGTGACAGGGCTACCCCTCTTAGGTATCCCAACGATATCTATCGGATAATATGGCTCTAATTCCATCAGCCATATTCCTTAGAATTCGAAGTGAAATGACTGGACAATCCATTTTTGGACTGTCTTGTAATCAATTTTCATTAGCTGTAGCCAATGGATTTTGTTCTTATTTATTATCCTCACCAATAGTGAACACTTTAGATGTTGGAACAGCTGGCGTCGGAGCGGGTTCCGGTTTAGGTATTATTATTCCACCCCCGATTTTCATAAATGCATTCCAATCAACATTTGCCGGTAAAGGTATAAATGGAGAAATGCGATCATCATTAATCCGAGCTTTAGCTTTTTCTTTATCGGCGTCTTTAGCTTTTGCTCAGATCATTACTGCGCATGCAGGTACAGGTGTAGGAACTGGAACTATCGTTAATATTACACCAGTCCCAACGATGTCAATTTCACTCATGATTCAAAATTTCATTGGTTCTGGATTGCTTGGTGTTATGTCTGCTAACTTAGCAACAGCGATTGCTCAGGGAATAGATCAAGCTTTGCCGAGTGCCAAAGGCCAAATAATAATTGTTGGTCCTTCTTCACCGTTTCCTGGTGGAGGCTTAGGATCAGGTCGGATTTTATAGGAATAATATGCCGTTAGATACCACTGGTGCATTACTTGAAGGAATCCGAGTTAGTAGTGGAAATAATCCATTAACATTTCCTAGTCGCAGTGTTGTTTCTGATCCAATAGTATTTAATTCAATAATTAATCGTGCAGAATATGTATTAATAATAAATAGTACTAATCCAGTCCAGTCCAGTTTGGAAATTGCTGATCCAAATCTCCAAATACTATGGACTAAAAATCAATCTACTATAACACGATTTAGTTATGATAACTTTTCACAAAGATGGCTTCCGTCTCCGGGGAACGCTCCTGATTCATTTGGTGTGATATCTAATAATCCACGATTAATTTTTCCTGTTCCGGATAATTCTGTTACTAATGCCCCCTTTGCTATATATATCGGAGATCCTGTCCGATTAATCACTTTCAATATCCAATTAGTTGGTACTGAGGCTGATTTCACAGATCCTAATTTGTTATCAGCAGGGACCGTCCAGCTCTCGAATGCGGACGGGAAACTCAATTTTTGTCATAATGATTTAATTTCTTACGCTGGGAAAACAATATTTGGACTGCGACAAAGTTTTTTTGATAGAGCGTCTTCTACAGGTGCTATCGGGACTTTTCCGCTGTCTTTAATCGATTATCACTTATGTCTTAATCCTAAACCCGCTACTGGACAAATTCCAAGAGTTCGAATTGGTTATCGTAGGTATTTGACTCCAATACAAGTAGCAAATGAATCTGTACTAGGTTCTCCAATATCTGGTACTTTTACTTGGTCACTTGATACTGGACGCGTCCGATTTTCAACGATTGATGTTATATCGAATTTTGGAGAAACTATTTATTATGATGGTGTAATAATTGGATCTGCACAATATGTGAGACATTCTATCCCGGTATTTAGTTGGCCGACAATTGCATTTAATATTCCAGCGGCAATAAATTTATCGGATACGCAGCGATTTATAATATTTGCTGAGAAGATCAATAACAATCGGAATTATTGGACTATTATTCTTCGGAATACAGCTCCGACAAGTCCGCCGGCTCCAGGTAAGATCATAATAGATATTTCGACTGGCAATGCTTATATTTCAGCAATTGATATTAATAAATTTGCAGACTGGTCTTTTTTCTATTTAGATAGCCTACTATCCATTGAACATGGGATTTCAATCCAACTATATAGAAGTGGAGTTAATGGATCGGGTCCAGAAAAAGTCCCGGACTTTACTATCTTATATAATGTTGAAGACCAGATAATCGTTAATGGTTTGCAGTCATTCCCGTTCGTTATGCTTCCAACGAATCCAATCATAGATTCCACTCTTAAATATGAAGTCGTCCAAGGACCCGCATCGAGCGGAACTTTCACTGGCGAATTGGTTGATGGAATAAATCCTTCTCAAATTGGACTCGGATATATTCTGAATTTAGATACTCATCAATTTAATTTTTCGAATCGGAAAATTGCTGATGTTGTGCTTGCTAAAGCAACGACTAATTTAAAACTAGCGGATTCTGCTGTAAGCGAACGTGGATTTGAAATTACAGTCAATGGTTCTTCAATTACGCCTGATGTGGATTTTGATTTTGATGCTAATACTGGGATGGTCGAATTTATTCGACCGTTTGGCCATAACGATCCAAATGACAAGATCGGAATGTCAGGATCTATAATTCTACCATCCACTTTAGTGGCATCATCTGGCATATTTTCTCATTCTGACATAGGTCGATATATTGTAATATCGACCGGAGCCAATCTTGGTATTTATGTTATCCGAGATTTACAATCATCTGCTGCAGTAACAATTACTTCTATATTTAAATCGACTGGAATCGTTGTATTTGATTTACATTCTCAAGCTGATATTATTGTCGATAAATTTTGGACTAAATTAGATCTCCCGTACAAGAAATTCTCTTTGGCCCGAGCTGATGCTCCAAATGGTCAATATGTTACGATGGCCACTTCGGAGTATGAAGTATTTCCGAATACGGGACAAGTTAATTTAACTGATCCAGCCCAAGCCAATCAATCTTTCCAAATTATGTACGTTGCTTTGGAAACCACTGATGACGGAGCAACATATACTCCTATTAATAAAATCGAGAAATCATTATTTAAAATCCGACAGGAAACAGCTTCAACGGTTCCCGGTTCTACTGTTGTTACGTTCAATCCAGATAATAATGTTGTTAATACGACTCGCCCGATAATTATATATGTTAATGGAATTATACTAAGTGCCGATTCATTCGAGTTTAATGGTCCCGGGACTATTAAACTCGCGAACCCCATTCAAAATGAATTAGTTGTTTTAGATTACTGGGTTGAAAATGCACCAGGCGGGAATACTAATTTTAATTTATTATCCACAACAATTGATTTAGATACACCACAGATAAAAGCAGGTGTTCAAACTTTAACCTTGAATGGGGATCAAACCGATCTTATATCGACTGCTTCTGCAATGTTGATTGATCGAACTGAAGTAATATTAGTTGACACTATTTCATATGACAGTAATTTAGACGTTAGTAATTTAACATTTATAACACCAATTGTATCCGATTCCGATGGTTCAGATTTATTGGTATGTGGATCATTGAGTTCTAGCTATTTTATCGCAGAAACGGCTATTATTAGTTCATTTGTTGATGGGACTAATTTCTTTTATGTAGCTGGTGATGCAACCTTTAAATATAAAACGGGGACTATTATAACAATAAATAATGATCCATATTATATATCTAATTCGCAATTAGAATCCAATAATAGAACCAAAATTTTCACTTCTATTCCAGCCCGACGGAATTACATAATCCCTGATTTGGCTTATTCGGTTCGAACCATCCAATATGCTGGGAAATCGTTCCATACTAACAATCCGATTAATTTATCTTTTCCGTTTACATTAATTTTAAACGGAGATTCTAATCATATTCTTACTCGTGATATTGATTTCTCATTATCTGATGGTGGTGATATCAATTTAGAATCCCCAATTGGTTTTGGTAATACGTTATCTGCATTATATGTTGCAAGGACCATTCAACCTATCGGGACTATCGTACATATGAATTATTCATATGTAATTGCACCCGGACTCAATAATGGATTGCTCGGACAACGATTGCAATCAACATATAATTTATATGCTCCAGATACTTTTTTTTATAGAGTAGAAACTATCACATCTTTTTTGCCTGAAGTTCAAGATGCATTGAAACAATCATCACAATCAGGTGGTGTATCGGGCCCTAATATTGGAGATGCGACTGGGCAAAGTAATAAGGACTTTGGAATTTCTAGCCCATGGTTTGATGAACAACATCAACACAATCTTGATGTTGTAATGGCTAGATTGATTAAATTCTATAACGATTTGATTAATTATTATGAAGACATTTTATCCAATTTAGATGGACGAATTGTTGGTGGAATATCTGGCCGTTTCAGATTCGATGATATGTTTGATAATCCTCCTCGCAATGGTTATATTGATATAACTAATGATATTGATGATAAGATCAAATTGTATGATAAATTAAAGATTACTGGATTCTTCACATTTCAAAACGTGCCTGTATTCGGGACCATGGCTGTCCCGAATAATCTATCTCGATTATTTCCTACTACTACGTTGCAAAAAGCCGCTCTCAATGACTTAGTCAATCCTAGTGATTTTGGGAAAATCATTGGAAGTTTGGCTATTGATGATATTCGTTCAATAGGGACTTTCCATAGCAGTCCTGCGAGTCAATTTTTTTCATCAATATCTGGTGCTGTTTATACTATAATCCAGAATGGTGATCCAGAATTCTTGATTCCACCATTTTCTATTGGACAAGATATTAATATATATGCTAATAATGGATCTCTGGTTGGTAATTCTACCGTAGTTGCTGTTACAAATACGACTGTCACATTAAGTGGCGGTACGTCTGTAAGACGAGGGAATTTAGTTCAAAACATATCCGATCCAGTCAATCCTCATAATCATTTTTATACTGCTGGTCGGGACTTAGCTGTAAATACCGAAAATGGCCAAATTGTTAATATCACAGTGAATCCGGGGACTCTTCAAATTCCAATTGTTGGGAACGAAATTATAGAATCATCTATCGGATTTGGGAACTCTGATATACAACCGCGTCGAATCCCTGTTCTTGATGGATTGGAATTGAACGATAATGGATATCCACCTGTCCCTAGATTGAAAAGGATTTCTGAATCTGAATTATTATTGGATGAACTCGATGCTATGAGTAGACTAGGAACTTGTCGAGTGTCTACCGATTTATTGCATTGTATTCAATCGTCATTGATAGTATCACCAGGCGATGATGTTACATTTTTAAATGGTCCGAACGCTGGATCGATTCGGACCATTAATACTATTTTATCTCCTTCTTCATTTTCAGTAGATACACCGTGGCCATTTTCTGATACTATTGGACATGACGTCCAAATAGTATCATTACCTACCGTTCTGTCGATAGTTGGTCTAGAACTCGAAGTGTTGAATACTAATTCTGCTGGATCTGTTATAAGTCCAGCATTGATTGCATCTCTAGATTCGGAATTGAAGACGATTATATCAATTATTCAATATTATGGACGGACAATTGGTACAGGTTTAGGATCAATATCATCCAATACTTTAACTGATATGAATGCCAATTTCACATTAGCCGGAGTAAATATTCAGACTTTGCTCTATGTGGGTTCTGGTCCTAATGTCGGATTATATAAAATTGTTAATGTGACTTCAACGACATTAACCGTGGACGGGACTTTGCCATGGGCGTCATTCCCAAATCCTGGAGAATCAATTTATCAATTGATTCAACCAGAATCGTTTTTAGCTACCGACCAATTTAGTGTAGCAGCTCAATTCTTGCGCGAATTGGTGTTGTTTGTAGTTAATACCTTGATTTGGCAATCTACAATTTCGGTCGCAGGAAAAACTGCACGGATTATCAATATTGAAGCTCGTCAAACCCAAATATTTAATAATATAACGCGAATTACTGACGTGTTAACTAACGATAGTTTATATGATCAAAGATTTTTATTTATAGAGCAACGAATAGATAAAAAAGACGGGAATTTAACTAAACAGAAACAAGCTGAAGCACGTAGAAAAGACAATTTAAGGAAATTAATAGCAGATCAACAGAAACTATTGATTTCAGAAAGTCTATGAAGGGAATCCGATGGAAGATTCTAATAAATGGGAACATAATAAACAAGTTGGACCAGGGATCATCCGGGAAGCTGTTCAAAAGACACGTGATTCGACTCATCAAGCATTATTGGACGCTCAAAAAGAATTAGTTAAATATCAACAAATCCTTAAGTCAGTAACTAAGAAATAATAAATCGTGGCTAATTGGACTCAAATCAGTATTAAATTTGATATATTTGAGCCCATCCGGCCTCCGATTCAAAATACTCTTCAAATTCTAGAGACTATTGAAGCCATTCTTGAAGCCATACTCGATATTTTAAAACCATTTTTCCTTGATTTATTGAATCCATTACGAGCCATAATTGCATTATTGTTGGCTTCCGTACGCGCCATTATTAATCAAATTCGATCTTCAGGATTTTCGATATTATTGGTTCATCCTGATTTTAGTCAACCAGACTTCGCTGGCGTATTGCATTCAGTAAGCGGGGCTTATCCGAGATTCGAATCTAAAGTTATCGCGAAATTTTTCGATACAGCTGATGCATTTCGACCTCAATATCCACCAGGATCATCTGTTGCGTTATTGGTCTTATATATAGGAGCTGATGCGCCCGGTGATCTTCTTGGATTATTATTTTCATTATTAGCTCTTATTCGACATCCTATACAATTAACTGGATTGCCAGCTCCTGTTGATATAAAGGCATTGCCTGTTAATAAAAGCGGGAGTTCTATTTCCCAATTTCGACGATTATTTGATTCAGATTTAAATCAAGCAGTTCAATTGGAATGGCGCATGCCGCAATCACCTTCTGGATTGAATGCTCCGGGTTTTGCTGGTCAATTGGTGTCATTCTATAATCAATTTCGTTTCCCAAATTTCATTATTGAACGAACCGGTCCATTCCCTCAAGATGAAGGGGCATCAGAATTATCGACTCAAGGCGATGCAATTTATATTGAAACCAGTTCACAAACCATCGGTAAAGGAGTGGTTGATGGAATCATCGCTAAATATGATTTTCCATCTGTAAGCTCCAAATCTGTAGTTCGTGAAGATGACGGATCAATTTATAAGAACTTCCCTACTAAAATAGCTATTCGATTTGGATCTAATGGCGCAGCTGAATCGAACGTTCCGCAAGGTAGTTCAAGCAATGCTACTACAACTTTAATAACCGGGCTTGCAACTGGCATTTATAAATATCTAGATGCTGATCCCGAATTAATTCCAGGAAAGACATATTACTATAGGATTCGCGCTTTCTTTGGAGATGCCACCAGTTATCTGCAGTTAACTTCGAACCATCCTGATGCAGTTAAATCGTTTACTGTTGTATCAGGGAATTCGCGTGTTCTTAGAACTCTGCCCAAGTTAACTTTAGGTCGTCCAAGCCGGATTGTTAAAGGCTTCGTACCGCGGAAATTAGTTGATGCTAGCGGTCAATCCATTGCTTTTAACATATATAATGATATATTCCGAGCAATACAAGCTGGAATCCTTCTGAATTTTGAGTTGCCTTCGGCTTATCCATTATCTAGTGGAGTTCCCAATACTGTATTTCGGAATGAACAGCGAACAGGCTGGGGGACGCTTTCTATGCTGGGTGGCCAATTAGGACCTCTTAAAGCCAATTCTAATAAGTCAAATGAATTAATATCTAATATAATATTCCAAGCCGCGGCTCGCCGATTAGCCAATTCAGTAGCCACGATTTTGTTCTCCAATCCTGCTCTAGTGGATTTATTAGCTAAGCAATGGGTTTCTGGTGGAGTACAAAGTGTCGTTGATAGATTATTATCAGCGGATTTCTTACAGGAAGAACCATGGAGTTTCATAGGAGTTATTGGTGGGATAACTCCTAATGTTGCTCTTCAAATCGATGATTATTTGGCTCAAGAAGATAATTATATAGCCAGCGGCCCCATTACCGGTCCAGTCCCGTTAACTTCCATAGCATATTTAAAACCATTCGCAACTGTAGAAGAACGTTTAGCATTAGCTGGTTTCATTCAGTCTGCACTCTCAGTAGTAAGTTCTCAAACTTCATATCTAGCATGGTATTCAGTTACTGTTGGAGATTTGTTTCCAGCACTTATTCCATCATTGTTTGATTTCGAACAATTCTTAAAATCATTGCTCAAAGCTCTGGAAAGTGCTATTAAGGAAATCCAAGATATAGTTGAAACATTGATCCAAAAAATAAATGCTCTCATCCAAATTTTGCAGACTTTGGATGAAATCCTGAGCTTATTTAATATTAATGTGACAGTTAGCGTATTGGTTGCCAGTTCCGCCAATGGTAGTGCTGAAAGCTTAGCTCAAGAGCTCTTACAATCCAAAGATAAACCAAGTCAATCGCCTTTTGGTTTACACTCTGGAATGGTCATGACGTTCGGAGGCCCGGGTGCCGGTTCCATAGCCGCTTTCAATGCTTTGAAATTTATACTTACGTTAGGATGAAATATATGACTAATCAATATTATCCAAAATTTATAGAATTTATGATCGATAGACCATTATCACAGTTAGAAGAATCTATTCGATGTGCAGAACTAGATATTCTCTGGGATACATTGACTGCAAAAGAACAATCTGAAATTGAAGCCGTGGTTTATTCAGTTCCTAGTGCTCCGCTGTCATTAGATATGGTAGATTGTGCTGTAGGAACTGGAGACAGGATTCTTCCTAGGACTAATGTAGGAAGGGATAGGTGATGCAACATGGCATTTAACTTTTTTCGGAACATTTACTGATAAGCAATGGGAATCTTTTCGTGCTTTTGCTCGTATTCAAGCCAAAGAATTGAATATGCGCAAGCAATGGTTGCAAAAGCAACTGTCGATGAATGGCATATTCATCACTGAATATGTTGGTCCCAATCCAGTTAAATTTTCAGCTTCAGCTGGCAGTTATGCGGCAAAATTATTAAATGCATATCGAATTTTAGGCGGGACTCCTGAATTCGATATGTTATTGCGTACTCGAGACCAACCAGTTTTCAAGACTAAAGGGCCGGCTCTTTCCCAGAGCCAAGATTCTGGTGCGACTGGCGGTTATTCTGATATATATTCTAATGGACGGCGCGAACGCGGCAATCAACGGTTTGATAGAGATCTTGGGCTTCGTGTTGAACGTTTAAAATATTGGCAATTGGAATCTATCAAATTCAAACGTGAACGCTTAGAATATAAAATAAAACGTGCAATGGATTATTCCGATCAACTCCAACAGGAAATTGATTTAATAATTCAATTACTGGGTGATGAGACTATTGCAGGATCTGTAGAAAACCAAATCCTTGAAGTTGAAATCCAAATGAATACTTCAGGGGCTATGAATATTGTTAAAGGCACTGAAGATTTATTCGGGCTTTCGATTGGTCGAGTTGGTGACTTGGCATTTGCGGATGGAGTTGATGATTCTAAAGGTCTTAATCAGCGGATTCCATAGTTTCCATTCTAATAAATTAATGGGATTGGAGTAATAGAACATGTCATTCGATTTTGCGACATGGCGTGTATGCCCGCATCAAGTGTTCTTTGAAAAAGTTGATTTGGATGCTATCCGGAATAATTCGGTTAAATTCCCAAGGCCTCCTTCCAACACTTCAGATGTGGCAGTTTATGTAGACAGAGTCCCGATTCCCCGGAATGGTTTATTGTCATATGCACAGTTACCATTCTCCAATCCTGAACCATATCGTATTCGACAAGGAGTCAACGATTTATTATATATTAGTATTGGATTTGATCCTCCTAGATATGCACAACTCACTCCTGGTCCCAACGTTCGAGCCAAGGATTTGGCTTTAGATCTCCAGCGACAATTTCCTGAATTACTAATTACTATTTTGAATAAGCATGTGTTATTTAAATCACGACAACCTTTGAAAGGAACAGCATTCCAGTTTCACGATCCACGCTGGACTGATAAAACTAGTTCCTTGCCGAACACTGCAAGAATACTCGCCGCTTATAAATCTGTTGGCATAATACCTGGCAGAGCTGCAATTGGGAAAGATATTTTTCCTGATTGGAAAATTGAACGAGATATTCAATCACCATTGATTGCAGACAAAATCCTTACTTTTTCCAGGTCTATTCCCAATGCAGATCCAATCATAGAACTTAATTATATTACATCAGCTCAATATTGCAGGCGATGTAACGGAACTCAGTTAGAACATGATTATTCCATAACTGGTGATACTTATGATGTGGTGCGTGATACCGATTTATTATCTCAGGAATTCGATAAATTCTTGGTTACGAAAATTGGATCACATTGGAAATGGAGTTGGTTAGGCAGTGGCTTAATAGACAAAATTGGTGGAAAAGGTCAAACTGGAACAGTCAATGTCAACGCGTTGATAACGATAGATATTAATCAATCATTTTCTACATATCAAAATATTAAACAATTACAAGATTCAGGATTCCCGCAACAACAAGTGTCTGATGCTGAATATCCGCTGTCATTGGCCAATATTAGTGTTCAAACTCTTCCAGACGATCCCACTGTTGCAATTGTCGTTGCAACAGTGGTTAGTCGTAGCCGTGAAAATATCGAACTTAAACGGGTTATCGGGAATCCCAGTCCATTTAATTTAACCAGCAGCAGTCCTAATCAAATATTGAAATTCGACTCTGGCGGGTCTTTTAGTTCTCAAGGATAGTAATTTATTCCAAGGCTTTATTGAGTATGGTGGGGCAGGTATGGCAAACGCCCCGAAACTCAATTTTCCTGATGGATCAGGGGTTACGACATCTCTGACCGTTTCCACCAATCAAGTGAATTTATTATTCACTGGGATAGTAGATTCCAATATCATTGATATTCAAATAGATATTAATGGAGCCGGATTTATATCGGATCCATCATTAATAGAGTTGGATCTTCCGAAATTTAGTATTCCTAATTCATTAGTGTTCCCACAGGGGTTGGAGCTGGAGCGAGGTTTAAATACTATCCGACTCCGGGCTATTGATATTTCAGGAGATTTCAGTCCGATATCAATAATAACGGTAACTGTTATAGCCGACACTGATTTGAATTCAATATTAGCTCCTCCGACTGGAGTATTACTTCAACGCAATGCTCAGACCATCCAGTTGGAATGGTCAGATGATATTAATGCTAACATATCGGGATATAATATTTATGCATCTAGTGGAGCTGGAGGGTCCAGTTCTGGATATCTGAGATTAAATAAAGACGTTATCCCATCTACTTCTCCGACCAAAATCGTTGAAGAAGAATTTGACGTTGCTGATGGGAATTATGTGTTTGATAATCCTGGCACTATTGGATCATTTGGTGGTGCAGCAGATGTATCCGACGTAATAGTAGCTGATTTAATTTTGAAAGCTGATTTAAAAGACGCTTTCAATAATGCAGATTTCGGTACGGCCTCAATAAATCGATTGACTTTAGGAGCTGATCCCAAATATAAGGTCCAATTTAGCTTAAAGGCTATTCGGCAAACCGCTTTTTTTGAATTCATCCATAATAGAAATGACGGAATAACTAATGGCATACTCAATAGTGATTCATTTTCGGTAATCTCTCCTGAAGATCCTTTATTCTATGTAATAACTGCAGTTTATTTTGATAAATTAACCGGCCAACTCCAAGAAAGTCGTTTTTCCAACGAAATTGGCGGAGCTCCGTTATCACTCGATACGACAGTACGTGGTATCCGGATCCGCGAACAAAACAAAATAGCTCAAGATTATATTCAAGAGGTCAACCAAGCTCAACCAACGTTAGCTTTGATTCCAGCATCTACCGTTCGCGAAGTTCATATTGAACCTTTCGCGAACGAAGCGCAGAAAATGTATTTCCTCATGGATTTTGTTCATCGCGCAAAATCATTTTCTGCACTCTTGCAAATTGACGATCCGGGATTCACAGGGACTAGTATATCAGTAGCCAATTCAACTTATAAACAAAATTTACGTTCTGCATTGAGTTTAAGCAGTGACGCAGCTGTTCAATCACTCATTGATGGAGCATTCGATTCATTAGCAGCAAATTTCACGACGCCAAGGCTCGGGCGTCGTCCTGCTCAAGTACTTCAAACATTTTATACGACGTCACTCCCTACTCGTGATTTAGTAGTTATTCAAGGTGCCATAATATCTTCTTCTAATAATCCTACAGCGCCGCGATTCAAGACTAATGGGTCAGTCATAATAACTGCTGATAACGCTCGAGCTTTCTATAACCCAACCACTCGGCGCTATGAGATCCGAGTACAAATGATTGCTGAAACTCCTGGCGCTATAGGCAATGTTCCAGCAAATACCATGAATACTGTGGTGAGTGGTGCTGACGGTTTGCAGACCATTAACGAATTTGCAGCAGATTTTGGACGTGATAGGCAAAGTAATCTTGAATTATCAGTTGTTTCAAGTCGTAAGTTATCTGCATTAGATACTGGTACTGAAGGTGGATATTATCTGACGGCTATTGGCACGCCTGGACTGATAGAAGTCAGGATTGTCTTATCTGGTGATCCATCAATGATGCGAGATTATGATTCTGTACGTATGAAGCATATCGGCGGGAAAGTTGATATCTGGATTAAAGGAGTCATTGAAAGGACTATTACTGAAAGCTTTGCATTCCAATTTTCCATTGCTAAAAATATTAGATTTGATGTCATAAATCCAGTGAATCTTACATTCCGAGCTCGAGATTCAAGACTGTCTGAATCGAATCCCATAAATGGAATGCTTTTCAATCCATCTCAAGGTTTGGGACTCCGGAATCATTCCAATCTTCCAACCACTTCTTACGATTTGACTGGTGTAGAGATTGTCGATTTTCGAACCATTCGACTCAATACTTCAATACCACAATCTATCACTAATTTAGATGATTTTATTGAAGGTGATTATCGATTCAGAAGTAACAACCGATTTATAGCCAGTTTCCAGCCGATTCGTCGAATCACTTCAGTTATCGGAGAAGTCTCCGGTCCTCTTGATGCTGATGATGGATTTACTTTATTCAAATTGGAAGACCCATTATTGAATGGTGAGAGCACAATTGCTCAAGATTATGTTGAGATCAATCAGGTGAATGGTATTCCTGCCGGAAATTCACTGATTATAAATGATGAGAATCATGTTATGATCGGTGAATTTGAAGAATTATTGAATTCAGTTGGGATAAATACTTTTACTGTTCGCGTTTTTAGTCAAGATAGATCTCTTGAATTTAAAGGTCCTAATCAAATAGATCCGGATTATTTAATAATTCAAGGCAATAAGACCAAACCAATCAGTTTAATTCGGACGTCCAATTCTAATATAACTAGTGGACAAACAATATCAGTCGATTATGAACATGATGAAAATTTTACTGTCACTTATGTGATAAATGATGTATTGCAATCATTACAGAAAAAAGTTCTGAAACAAAGACACGCAACTGCTGATGTGCTGTGTAAACAAGCACTAGAAAACCCGCTCAGCACTGAAGCTACGGTTCAATTATCATCCAATCCCGATCAATCGGCAACAGACACTGATATTCGAACCAATGTGACCATTCTTACAGATTCACGTGGCGTTGGTGGATCCGTGCGACAATCAGATATGGTATCTAAAATCGATAATTCTGCAGGAGTAGACTACGTAGTCCAGCCATTTACTCGATTTACATTAGCTGATGGAGCGCAACGCATTCGCGATATTATTCCATCCGATTATATTCCCGTTCCAACACTAAATAAATTTGCTAATGCTGTATATTTATTACGCCAAGCGTTGCCATTCGATACTATCGATGGAGGAGGAACTTCTAATATCCATCATGGCGTGTTCATGGACGAGCTCATTATTGATTTAGCCACATCGTTAGAAGATGTCAGTAATGGGATGAATAGGGCATGGATAATTGGAAGACTAGGAGCTGTCATTCCTGGTTATTCTGATGATGCAACTCTGTTGCCTATAGTTTTTATACAATCTGCTATAGCAGCGGAACGAATCCGAAGAACCGCTAATAGAATTATAGTGTCATTGAATGGTGGATTAAATCCCGCTGATGTTCCGACTAATCACGCATTTGCAGCTTCTTATGTAGTTCAAGGCGATAGAGGAGTAAAAGATATCGAGACTTCTCAGATCGAGTATTTGACCCCAGGTAGTCTCACTTTAACATATCGTTCATAATGAGGATCAATTGGCAATAGTCCGAGTTTCATTTGATAACTTCGAAGAAGGTGAGCAATATCGGAACCGGCTCATTGACGAAGCCAATCGGATTTTAAAGATTTTCCTCAATTTATTATCATCATATTGGACCAGTTCTATTGATGGTCCTAACTATGTACGAGAAATTAAAGCAATATCTTTAGAACTCGCACGATTAAAATTAGGGCTTGAAGATATCAGGACTGATACTCAATATTCTAAAACTCGCTCGGACTTTCTTTATCAAATCGTAACTTCTGTATTATTTCCCAAAAAAGACCCTGGAGCTCCCAATCCAAACTTTTCAGATTTGGATTTTAAAGATTTCCTGTTAAAAGTCCTGGATATATATTTCCAAGGCAGTATTCCGGATTCAATGAGTAAAGCTGTAGCTTTATTTGTAAACGGGAAAATCCGTGTAACCGAAGCATTTCTAGAAGCTCGTCAACCTGGATCTGGATTTGATATTTCTGATCAATTTGCATTCATTATTGATATAATATTAGATTCGCCTGGATCTACTGATGTGTTTTTGGCTGACAGGAATGTCAGGATTTTATTGAATATTATTAGGCCGGCTCACACTTTATATCGTCTAGGATTTATTTTGCAAGATGACTGGCCTGGTCAAAAGAGTCCTGACCCGGATAATCCAAATCAATCTAAAATGATAGATTCCTTCCAATCTATATTATCTAACTATGGATATGAAGACTTCAGAAGATTCATTGAAGGTATTTATGGTGTTGATGAATTAGGATTTAAGAAACCGATTCAAATAATCAATGAAGATCACTCGCGTTCTTTCTAGAACGTTAGCCGTCTGATTGCCAATCCGATTAGCAACCGATTATAGGTAATGAGGCACTGGTTAGATGGCGATAGAGAGATTCTCTAACTTAGCTCAGACTACACTATCCACTCCAGGCGGGATTTCGCCTGTTGCTATTACTCTTAATATTGCGAGTGCTGCTTTATTTCCTAGTTCTCCTCAATTCCGGATTCGAATTGATAACGAACTCCTGCTTGTGATTGGAGTCTCTGGCACAACATTTACAGTAATTCGTGGGGTTGAAAATACAACAGCTGCTACACATGCATTCGGGACTACTGTCACGCATGTTTTGACGGCTGGTGCATTATCACAATTTGCATTCAATTTATTAGGTTTAACCGGTCCGCAAGGAATCCAAGGATCACCTGGATTGGATGGTCCACAAGGTCCACAAGGGACTGCAGGCAACGATGGAGTTGATGGAGTTACTGGGCCTCAAGGAGACGTTGGTTTCACTGGCCCTATGGGTCTTCAAGGTGTACAAGGACCTACCGGTCCTTTCGGAACTACTGGCGCTACGGGCCCGCAAGGCGCTACGGGCCCGCAAGGCAATCTTGGATCTCCAGGCGTCACCGGTTCGACCGGTCCACAAGGCGCTACTGGCCCGTTTGGAGGCCCGCCTGGAGCTACTGGAGCTACTGGCTCAACCGGTCCACAAGGATTACAAGGAAGCCCAGGAATAATTGGGTCTACTGGACCTAAAGGTTCAACTGGTCTACAAGGAAGCCCTGGCGTACCTGGAGTTACTGGATTAATAGGTCCTCCTGGTATTCAAGGTATTCCAGGTAATCTTGGATCTCCGGGCGTCACTGGCAATACTGGCCCGCAAGGCGCCACGGGAGTTCAAGGAACTACTGGTGCCACCGGTCCTCAAGGTGCCACCGGTCCTACCGGACCTCGTGGATCAACTGGATTTACAGGCGCGCAAGGAAGCCCTGGCGTTACTGGGCCAACTGGACCCAAAGGCGCGCAAGGAAGCCCAGGAGTCACAGGGAACACAGGTCCACAAGGCGCCACGGGCCCATTTGGTGGTCCTCCAGGGTCTACAGGAGCTACTGGTCCACAAGGAAATCCGGGCGTCACCGGCTCGACCGGTCCAAAAGGATCGACCGGGGTTCAAGGGCTTACCGGGGTTCAAGGGCTCCAAGGATCTCAGGGACCTACAGGCCCCGTCGGATTAACAGGATCTACCGGTCCGCAAGGCCCTACTGGAGCTCAAGGATTAACAGGCTCGACGGGTCCTACTGGACCTCAAGGCTCGACGGGTCCTACTGGACCTCAAGGCCCGACTGGTCTTAGAGGAATTACAGGAGCGACCGGTCCGACAGGGCCAGTCGGTCAAATCGGTCCTACTGGCCCAACTGGCCCGCAAGGCATCCAAGGATCACCGGGCGTAACAGGTAATACTGGCCCGCAAGGCGCTACTGGCCCGTTTGGTGGGCCAGCTGGAGTTACCGGTTCAACTGGAGCTCAAGGCGTACAGGGAAGTCCTGGTGTTACAGGATCTACCGGTCCAAAGGGTTCAACCGGTCCTATTGGGAACACAGGTCCTAACGGCGCTACAGGTGCCACTGGTCCGAAGGGATCTACGGGAGTCCAAGGTCCTGTAGGTACAGCGGGTCCTGTCGGAGTATATAAATTCCGACAACATGATTTAAATTATAATCCGGCGGCTTTATGGCAATTGGATGGTAATTTAAATGATACTACTGCTAATAATCTGAATTTAGGCGTTACGGGTGGTATTCCTAATTATTCGGAAATTGGCGTAGGGATACGTGGATTTGCATTTGACGGTGGAGAACATCTATATCGATCAATAGTTGATCCGCAATTACAAGCTACCGGTGCATTGACAATTGAAATGATTGTCAATCTTCCCAATACAAATACTCCCGGTGCAGTCACTGGTACTTATCGATTAATTAGTTATGGTGGTGGGAATTCTGAATCACCGTTTCAAAATATTCTTTATAATTTAGATTTTGATAGTAATACTTTATATCCACGTTATTCGGCTGAAACTGCATCAGGTATAGATATAACGCAGTCCGCAACAGGCATCAAAGCTCCTCTTAATGAACCGTTCCATTTTGCATTTACTAGGAATCCGTCAGGAACAGATCTAAGTTATTATTTCAATGGCCGATGTGCTGCGACAGGATTTGCTACTGGTCCTGATAATGGTCAAGCAGGAATTTTCCGAATTGGTTCAGATCCGTCAGTAACTAGTGTTATCCCAAGAGGGTCTATTATTGCGTCGGTCAAAATCGTTCCGACTTTACTTCCGCCATCTGCAATTTTAGATGAATTCAACAGGACTCTTGGGTCGGTATTTGATGGTATCACTGGACCTCAAGGATCCCCCGGCGTCACTGGACCTCAAGGAATTACGGGTGTTCAAGGTCTGACTGGCGCCACTGGGCCAACAGGCCCACAGGGTGTCACTGGGCCAACCGGCCCTATTGGTCCGCAAGGTGCTACCGGTCCGTTTGGAGGACCAACCGGTCCTATCGGTTCAACTGGCGCTACCGGTCCTACTGGACCTCAAGGTCAACAGGGATCTCCCGGCGTAATCGGTCTTACTGGTCCGAAAGGTTCAACCGGTCCGGTTGGTTCAACTGGCGCTACCGGACCAACCGGACCTCGAGGACCAACCGGTCCGGTTGGTCCTCCTCTGAATATTAATCCGGTCATTAAAACAGCCACTTATAGTGCACAATTTGGAGAAGTAGTCCTTTATAATCCAAGTATAGCCACATTCAGTATTTTATTGCCAGTTGCTAGCGGTAATATTAATTTAGAAGTTGGTATAAAGAATGTCAGCAGTTCAGTTAATGCAGTCACAGTTGCTACTGTCGATTCTTCTTTGATAGATAATGCTACTACCGAAGTTATTACTGCAGCTCGAGCTGCACGCAAGTATAAAAGCATTGGTACTGGATATATAATATTCTAATTTCCTATAACTTATGATGTCAGATTGATGATGTAATTAAATCTGCATTGATATAGTTAATAGAGGAAAATGACAGTATTTACTGGAAGATTTGGAACGGCCAATAGTTTATATGGCCAAATAGTATTAGCTGAAGTCGATGGATTCCCCGTAGGAATTAACTGTTTTGTACATCAATTAACGTCTCGGACAATTCGCGTTTTCTTTGGAATCCGAGTTACTAGCAGTGCTTTGTTATTAGCGGATTACGGATTGATTGCTATCAATCCATCAGATACTGTTGTTCCTGCAATGGAATTTATCGAATTTTATGATGAAAAACATGATTCTGTATTAATTCGATTTTTCAATACTTTAACTTCAGGAAAAGATTATTCTTTATCTATAACTGACGTTGTATTAGAAACTGGCGACACCGTTATCAATGCAGCTCGCAATTTTACTGCCAATGTGTTGGATCCTCCACGGGCTATTGGAGCGTTCTTATCTAAACGCGGTTTTATTGACATATTATTTGATAAAGCTGTTGGTCAAAATTCTGGAGCTGCGATTTTTGAGATTCGTGATAGCGTTGGTGGTCCTGGCGTACCCATGATTCAAGCTTCATGGGGTCCAGAAGATATTTTAGATACTATCTTACGCATTCAGTTACCGACCGGGATGCCAATAGCTGAAGCCTATATTATTGATTTTACTGATGTGATAGATGTTTCTTTAAATTCTTCTTCAGAGTCTATCCCGCTCACTTTAAAATTACGTTCTTCTACGCCGTATTCATATTCAAATCTCACTCAATTGCAACTTATTGATGCTTATGTAACAGATGTCAGTAGTGATTATCTACGAACTTCTACTATCCGAGTTTATTTTAATTGTCCAGTCTTAGATAGTGTCAATGAATTGAACTGGACAATAGCGGCTTTAGGAGCTCATCCTCGATCGGACATAATCAATTACGTTACATTCCCGGATGCTAATGATGAAGCATCTTTGATATCATTGGTCAATGATATCAAAGCTACATTTAATGCACATCTAGTCCTTGAACAAGTTCATAATAAATATGACGTGAAATCTAAGATTTTATCGCCTGATGCTGGTGATCTATTGACTGCTATTGATCTATTGACTGAATTACAAATCAAATATTTGACGCATTTAGCAGCTTTTGGAATTCATTTATATAATGATACAATAAATAAATTTAATGTGGTTAGTATTCCGACGTCCGGTCCTCAAAGTTTGATCTTAGCTATTCAGGTAGCAAATGAGAATTTAAAGCCGGCTTTAAATTCTCATTTGCTACCTGAATATTCATTAGAATTTTCTAATGAATATGGGGCTCCACTCGGACCTATAACTTCTTATGCATCAGAAATCATCCCTGATTCTGCATTCGATGTATCTGGTCCATTCACATATTTTGCTGATCTACATGTAATATTGGATGTGGATATTCCAGATATCCACATCACTGCTAATTTACAAAGTGAAGATTCTGGTAGTTCTACCAATCCATCAGATTTTACAGGGTCTATTATCGCTCGATCTGCATCTACTCGAGCTCTATTAACTTCGATTTTAACTAATCCGTCAGGATCGGTAAATTTAGATTTTGATAAAGAACTGATTTTGATATCTGATGTATCAATTAAATATATTGGGCCTACTAATATTGAATTATCATCTCAACATTCATTAAGTTCTAGTTTTCCATTTGTGTTGTGGGCATATAATAACGCTGTAGAGGCTTTCAATCGTCATATTGTGTTTACTGGACACCAACAACCTGATTATGTTAACACAGTAATTCCGACAGATTATGCGGTATTACCGCTTTCTGGAATATTAGATTCGATTAATAGTATTCGCGCTAAAATTATTAATCATATGTCTAATAGTTTGTTCCATTATTTTGCCGATATGGATTTAATTAGATATCCAATAGCAACTGATATGGTAAGCTTTATAGCTTTAGTATCTGATATCCAAAGAGTATTGAGTGCTCATACGCAGCGTGTCGGGCCTCATTCTGTTGCAACGCCAAAAATCATATCTGCTCCATTATTTAACCGGTATCAATCCAATTTAGCAGATGTTAAAGATGGAACACAATATAATATTGTAGGGAATTTAAGGAGCCATTATGAATGGAATGGCTTACAATTTCCAGTAATAAAACACGATACAATATCTAATGTTCCTGTAAATATTAATATGACTGGCATTGCCATACGCCCGTCTTTAGCATCTGCTGTTCCTAAATCAGGAGTAGTGTTTGAAAATAATGAATTAAAGTTAGAGCCGGATTCTGTTGATATATTTTTTTCTAAGTCCATGCATAAAGTTCCATTAACTTCTTCCAATATCCAGTTAACGGGGGGCGATCTCCAACAAAAGGATTCAAAGTGGACATCAGACAGTGCTGCATCAGTTGTTGTCGCTAAAATGCAAATCATGACATATAACGTCACGATTGTCGGATTAACTGATGTCGCTGGCAATTCACTATATTGAGGATTGAATGGTATCTTTTGTTGGTATAAATTCTGTCGTAGACAGGACTTTGTTTACAGACAAAGGACCTATTATTAAGCGTCCTTTGGAGTTATTGACCGGAAACGATCTAACGATTTTATCGTCTGATATTATTTTAATAAATTCCGGGAATTTTTCAATATCTGACGTTGGTAAATTACTTGCTATATCTGGAAGTCTGAATGGAAGGAATGATGGAACGTTTCCAATTAAAAATGTTATTTCATCTCAAAGATTGCAATTAGATTTTGCGAGCTTCAATACGATCGATGAAATCAAAACTAACGACAGCGCAATAATTCTCGCTAATGACATTAAAAAACAATATAATTTACATAGGACTAGCGAAATCCTTATTGACGCCGAATTACAAGGTATTCATATTATCGGTGATTCTTCTAATATCGTAACAGCTCCGGATGCTACCGATTTAAATAGTTGCATCACCTTATTAAATGATATTATGGTGCAATTTAATGCACATGTTATTGATTTATCCGTTCACACTAATTCAGACATCCAATATCAAACTCATTTTATTGCTGCTGATAAATTAGCCAGTGCCATACTATTGGCTAATGATGTCCGTAAATTATTTGAACTGCATCGACAAAATCGGTTTGTCCATGAACACGCAGATACTGTCGATCGTATACTTATAAATCCTATTCGAGCTATTCGAGCTGTATTTCCACATGCCCTAATCGGGCCTCTAACTTGGATTTTGAAAGATCCTCGTTCTGGAATTGTTGCCGATGATCCTTATGATGTAGAAGTCATTGTAAATGGATCTCCTGTTGCAGTTGATGCTGTATTTGGTGCGTTAGGTGCAGTAGTATTATCTCAAAAACCTTCTGGATCGGATTCTGTCAGCATTAGTTACGATTATATTAATAATCCGCCATCTAGATTCCTTCGTTTAAATGCTCCAGAGTTCGTATTTAATCAAATAGGTAGTAGAGCTCATTCTGGATTTCCTCAACATCAATACCGGGCCCGTTCATATTTATTGCAGCCTGGTCCAGGACCAGATTATATGGCTCCTGTTCAACCTATGAAGCGAGCTTGGAAATATAAAGCTCTTGAAAGAGCTTATACTGCTGTTCTCAATGATCCTAACACATTATTATTAAATGTTCCAACCAATAAATTAGCTTATCCGATTTTATTCGATAAAGTTGTTGAAACAACTATTCGATACGATCCAGTAACTTTACCTCAGAATGCTATTGATGCTTGGCAATTGTCCGGTGATGGATTGTTTTCATTAGCAGCTGGTGGCAGCCAATTAACTATATTAGATCCCCATATCCAATCGGGCGTAGATAGTAAACCACCATTTTTCTATCATGGTTTAGAAATTCAAACTCTTAGTACTATATCTGGAGCATTCCGGGTCCGAATGTCTCCAGATCCGACAGTATTTAGTACTGATGGAGTATTTAGTGGAGTAGCATTTGGAATTTCAGACGGCCAAAAAGTTGTTGTAGCCGGTTTATTATTGACGCATGCGACCGGACTAAGTTCGGCTAAAGTATTAGTCAATCAATTAAAGTCAGCATTCAATTTACATTTAACCAGTATTGCTGTCCACGAACCTAATGATATTGGAAATATCGTAAATATTGTTGATGCTACTGATCTGCCTTCATTGATTGTATTAGTTAATAAATTAAGAACTAAATATATTAATCATATTTCCAAAGGCAGTGGATCAGGACAAGTTCATAATATTGTTGATGGAACGAACACTATTATATATTCAGATGCTACTGATTTAGAGACCGCAGTCCTATTAGCTAATGAACTGCATGATAAATATAACTTGCACATTGTCCAATCTGGTATCCATTTCATAAATGATTCTGCGAATTCAGTAGATTTGGTTCGTCAAATCGGATTGCTTTCTAATCATGACTTTCCTGAATTCGCAGAATCATGGATATCAACTGCAGTAGATTGGACAGATTATCGGACATTCCGTATCTTTATAGACAAAGATGGGAACGGAGATTTATTTTTAAGTGGCGATGTTCAACCATCAGCTACAATTGAATATTTATTATTACCTAATCTATCGGATTTAGAAGCTCGATTTGATTTGATTCAACAAATATTTTTTGGTTCTATTAGTCGCGAAGCTAAAAATTCTAGTGACTGGCAATTTGTTCGAGCCAATATTCAGCCGTTAGATAGTAATTTAATTGGCCATAATAAACAAATAACATACGATGGATCAATTGTTCCGGAATTAGATCCATTAGCTCCCTGGATAACATATGGACAAGGTGGGACAGAGCGAATAAGTTCCAATAAATTGGTTCTAGATTCCACATCCAATGCCGGGCAAGCCGAGATTGCTGAACTTGGATTAGTCTCCGGTGCTTATAGAGGCTTTATTCGATTCGAACCTATTCTGACCGCTAACACTTCAATAGCTTTAGAATTTGCTGCATCCGCAGATTACTGGACCCATGGACTGACTAATACTGCCATGACAGTGGTACTGGATGATAGTGATTTTAGTATCCAGTTGTCATTCTTGCAATTTTCACCAAGTCCTGCGATGGCTACTGGTTCAATAACAGAACCATTTACATTAGTCACTAATGATAATTTAGTTTTAGCTATTGATGGAGCCAATCCACATAATGTTGTGTTTTCAATTCCTCCAAATTTGAATACTGCTTCTGGAATAGCTGCTACAATCAATTCTGTCGTTGGATTCCCGTTTGCTTCTGATGAATTCGGGAAATTGAAATTTGTAACTTCTACATTAGGTGCTGATGCGCAATTTTCTATAATATCTGGCAGCGCTCTGGCTAAACTTGGGTTTAGTCCTGGTATGTATTTTGGATCGGATTCCAATCCGGAGCCTAAACTATCTTGGTTCGGAGCCAACTTCCCCGACCAGGACAATCCGCAATGGACTAGAACGGGCGACCAAACAACAGAACTGCTGGGTCGCGTATTGCGAATTACAGACGTAGCAATCGATGATTATGTAGTATATAAAATACGCGATCTATTGATTACAAATCAGGCGTTTAATCCGGTCGTGGACTGGAAGCTTGACGTTCGACTTCGGGTTTTATCGTTTGATCCAGGCGTTGCTATCCCAGCTTCCGGACCTTATCAAATATTGAATTTTATCGGAGCATTAATCACTGTCGATGAAGGTCCATCCGGGAAACAAGTCGAACTCCAGTTAGCTGTAAACGCGTCTGGAGTTCCATTCATTAATCTATTATCTTATAATTCAACCACTGGATCTTTGGATGTCATTTCTCAATATGCATTCAACTGGAATGATGGAAGAATCCATACATATAATATATATACATCGAAAGCTTCAAATTCAATTTTTATTTTGGCCGATGGACAGACTTTAACTTCGTTTGCTGGTCCTACACCTATGTATTCCAGTTTGAACACTGGCATATCAGGTCCGGAAATTGCATTTGGATCAGGTACTGAATCCGTAACTGCTGCCGATTTAAGGGTTGCACAATCAGTCGTGGATTGGCATTCAGTTGCCATATTTAGAGATAGTAAAATCGGAGACGTTACTGCAGCCAGTCGCCGATATATTGGCGTATATCGCGGTGGATCTGTTGAGGATTTGAATTCATATTATCTGCATAATGTTGATTGGAGTATTCAACATATATATCGAATTGTACGAGATCCTGTGTCAGGTGTGTCAGTTTATATAGATGGAGGAACGATCCCGATAATATCTATATCATATGACGTTTTGTCGTTGCCGCCTGTGTCATCGAGCTTTTTACGAGCAGCAACTGGTACCAATTCAGCCATTGCATTCGGATCATTTAATCCGACAGAATTAGCTCGTTCGCGATGGGACTATGTCAAATATTCTTTAGGGAAAATTACATTAACTGATAATTTAATTCCTCCACATCAAATTTTGAATCAATCTAACGTCGTGGCTTCACCAGAACATCTATATACTAATCAACCGCATCAACATGCTGGATTCCGAGTTTATTCTGGTGGGACTCCGATTGATGAATTCATGTCGAATCCCGAAGTTCCAGCCTACACTGTTTTAGGCGCCGGGACGCCACCTGTTCCAGCAACTCAGAATTTGGAATCTCGTTACGGATTAATAAAGACATCCGATCCTTTGAACGGAATATCCGTGTCGGATATCATCAATTCCGATGGTTTTATAACTGATTTGATAGATGACGATATTAATGCGGTGTCTGGAAATATTCAATCAATAACATCTGTCAGCAACTTAGTTATTGCTACTTCAAATAATTTAAAAAATAAATATACTGCGCATCGTGTCCAGATAGGTGTACATAATATCAATGATTCAATCAATACTATTGTAGCATCTAACGCTACTGATGTTCCAACCGCCTGTGTTTTATTGAATGATATTAAAACTAAATTCAATTTGCATTTAGCACAGGCAGGAGTCCATACTCCTGACGATGGACTCGACATTATAACGGCATCGGATGCTATTGATATTATAACGGCAATTAGATTAATAAACGACGTGCTGCAAAAGTTCCAGCTTCATTTGCAGCATGGACAATTCCATCTAGTATCTGATAATATCGATATTATAAATGAAGCCAATCCGACTGATATTAGTAGTGCGGCATTATTAGCTTCAATATTAATCGATAAATTTTCAAATCATACACAAAATACTACATATCATGTTGCATCTGATATAATTAATGGGAACTTTGCTCATAACATTCCTGGTGTCGGTAACGGACAAATCGTCTTATTCCAAAATATCATAACAGACAGTAATATATCGCCTGGTCAGTTAATTCAATTTTTAAACGGTCCCAATGCCGGGCAAGCTCGGTACGTACGAAGTCAGATATCTAATAATGAATATGAATTAATACCAAACTTGACTGCCAATGATTCTATTGGCAGTAAATTTGTTCGGTTAGGATTTCATGCATTGGTACAGGCTCAAGTGCTTGATATCAGCACAATTCGAATGACTGACCCTCCAATCCCTGTGCAATACGGGGACACCATCATGTTTTTGGATGGTCCTAATGCCGGGCAAGAGAGGATGGTTATTTCTTTTGCCGACGCCAATAATTTTACAATAACTCCTGATCTTTTCACTCCTGATCTTAACGTCAGAAGTATGACAAGAATCAGGAATCCGAGCAGTGTCGGAGTTGATCCAGCTAATATTATTGCTGCTGCTAATAATATTATTCAACGATTCAATTCGCATTTAGACGCTACAAACGTTCATCTGGCTAATGATATTATTAATATAGTTGCATTAGACGCGGCCGTTTCAATCGCTGATGCTTATGGAATATTGACTGCTGTGAAAGCAGCTTTTAATATTCATTTATCAGGACTCGTGTTCCATCAGATATCTGATGTCGTTAATAATCTGAATATTATATCAATTGCTGATTCCGAACAAAATTCAATCCAAATATTGAATGATGTCCGAATGGCTTATATGAAACATATCGTTTCGTATCGAGTTCATTTGGCTGATGACATTAAATATACAATAACAATTGCTGAAGCTACCGATTTGGCATCAGGCATTATATTAGCTAATCATATTAAGAAAATATTGAATCTACATTATGTTGCTCGAATAAAAGAAAATCAAAAAGTCCACTCTAATGATGATTCAGTCAATATTATTAATACACCCAATGCTACTGACTTATCGACATTTGTCGATTTAGTTCAAGCAATTTTAACAAGTTATAATGCGCATCGGACTCAAACTGGTGTCCATGGATCTTCATTATTTATTCGACTGGACGTTCCAAATGGAGTACTATATGATAGTATCAAATTTTGGATTACTGAAGAGGGCAATAATACTGCAATAATTGCTCCATTTTCAGATGACGAAACACTGTATTGGGATGGTTCATTATCTAACACCAAAACCATTTCTCGATCTTATTCAGGATCAGTACTTCCAAATAATGATGCAGAAGCTAAAATCATTGGTTTAGCCAATAACATCAAAGATAAATATAATGCGCATCGGACTCAAACTGGAGTCCATGTAACTGATGATATTATAAATATAGTGACTGCTGTTGATGCTACCGATTTGGCATCAGCAATCATGTTATTACTTGATATTCAAACGCAATTTAATCTACATTTAGTTGCGTTAGGAATCCACACCATCAATGATACTCTAGATAAATCAGTAGTTAATATTCCTACCGAAATTAAAACCGCGACGTCTTTGGCGGTTGAACTTCGTTTAAAGTTGACAGCACATGAAGCGTCAGCCGAATTCCATCCATTGGCCGATATTCACAATATTGTGAATGCTGAAGATCCATCACCTGTCCAAAATAATGGATGGACTATTTACAATAATGGACTCGGAACTGTTACTGAATCATTAATTACTGAAGGTCCTATTTCAGCTTTCAGATACGGGACTTCCGCGCCAGGCGTCCAAACAGCATATAGATTAGCTACCGGACTACCGGACACGCCATCACTTAAATTTGAAATGCGAGTGACGATGCGAGTGAATCAATTCACCGCAGGTCCTAATATTGATACCGGTATTTATGTTGGATTGCTAAGTAACGCTGGCATTGGCGCTGCAGCAGCGATCGGTTTCGATACGTTGAGTGGGATACCATATGTAAAAATTCAAGATGTTAACGCAAATGTCCCGGTATTCAGAGCACCATTTGAATGGACAGACGGTCAATTCCACACATATCGTTTAGTTCGAGATAATCTAACTAATTCCTTCCGCCTTGTTATTGACAATTAAGGAATAGAATGCCAAGCCGTGGTGGATGGGGTAGAAGTTGGAGTATTATTTGGGGAGGTCCCGGACCTCACCCGGCCCCACCTCCTTCCCCGATATATCCAATACCTCTTGGAGTTCCTCTTGGCCGATCGGATTTGCAACGATTTACAGGTGAACCAACTAGCGGGCCATTAGCCAGATTTAATGGTGGGATATTTTTTTCTCCATCGTTGCTTGCTCCAAGTTCAATCAACGAAATTGATATAGTATTAATTGAAGTTTCGACTATTGCTAGCGATAGATATTTTCGTCCTCAAGAGCAATCGAGTCGAGTTTTTCGATGTGGTCCGACTGGGACGTCTCGGACTAATAATTCACTACACAGGACTCAACCTAAAGAATATATAGCTATTGCTACGTTAATTCAGACTACACCACCAGGTCCAACAGTAATTATTCGAATCACTTAATTTTCAACCAATCAATAATGGATCATTGATTGGTAAGATATGGATATGAATATGCCAAGTGGGAAAGAACGATTAAATAAAGCAAATGATGGGATTCGAAAACCATCGATGTCCATGGGATTCAATGGACATCATCAAGATAGATTAATTCCATATTCAGGTGAAATTTTTTGGGAACTCCGCGATGGGAAGACCGGAGCATTGCAAGATAGCGGGCATTATTCAAATATTGTTACACTAGATGCTAGTATATTAGTAGCGAGGCTTATGAAGAGCCCTCCAACCCCAAACGTTTCCGAATCAAAATTTGGTGTATTCGTATTGGCCGTTGGGACTGGTGATATTGGATGGGATCCAATGAATCCACCGATAGCTACTATATCACAGCGTTCATTATATAATGAACTCGCCCGGAAGCAAATTGCTTCTTCGAACTTCATTACTAGTGCTGGAGCGGTCAGCGGAATCCCTACAAATATTGTTGACTTTACTACAATATTTGCTGAATCTGAAGCCGTTGGTCCTCTCACAGAAATGGGTTTGTTAGGTGGAGATGTGGATACTAATATGGCTATCAGAAATCCTGTATTGCCTGCCAATGGAATATATGATCCAACGGTTGATTTAGTGGGATTGGATATGCTTATTAATTATTTAACCTTTCCAGTAATCAATAAGCCAGCTACGAGCTCTCTCTCTTGGACGTGGCGACTTACATATTGAAAGTATCTGATAATACAATCTTCATTGGAATAATAACTGTATTGGTATGATTTTTTATATGAATCAACCTATTATGTTAAATATATATACGATTTGTTCGGAATTTTGAAATGTCTGGATTCAAAGATTACGGAATTTCGGTCAGTCAGAACCCGCATGATACAAGTGCTGGTGGGCAATTCGCAAGTGAAGATAAATCATATGAATCATTAATTATTCAGGATAACATCCCGATCATCGATTGGGAAATGAATCTTCGGACAGATATTGATAATGACCAAGGGTTCCGATTAAATGCTCAGAGATTACTCCCATCATGTTTTCTTGATGGTGATTTCCTTGAGCATGCAGACGTAACCGGTTCGTATGCATTTCTAGCGGCGACAGTTGGTAACGAGAACAAACTCCGTCTCAAAGCTTGTAATGCATCCATCAATGGATGGAATGTTCGAGTGGAGTATTCAGATACTACTTCGGTCGGATTCAATGATATAATACTGACCAATCCGCCAGCATCTGGAACTAGAATTGATTTTGTAATCTTAGAAGTTTGGAGAGCTTTAGTGAGAGCTCTCCCGAGCGTAGATAATAAGAGTACAAGTGGACTTATCTGTCGATTCGGGAATGTAAAAGCTCCTGACGGAGTGAATTTAACCGATGATTTGATAGATCCCAATTTTCTCAGCGAATCATCAGCTCGAGTCCAAATCCAATATCGACTGCGTGTCATTCCGAATGTTAATCTAGCATCATATCCGGACGGATTGGATGACCCGTCCGTGGTTGCCAATTCTGTTTCCAATTTTTCAGGTCCTGGAGCTGATGGGACTCCAACTCTATATACATATTCAACTGTTCCCAATGATAAATCACTTTGGAGAGCCGGTTCTGGTGACTCAACAAGTGCTACTGCGCTTGGAACAGTAGATGGATATATGTATTCTGTCCCGGTTTGTGCAGTCTATAGACGCAATCTATCTACGTTCCAAAGATCCTCTAATATGAATGGGGGATCAATCATAAGTTCTGGGACTCCCACTCGTCCTGATGGACTATATGTTGATCAAATTGTCTCGGATGATGTTCGTGATTTGCGAAAAGGTCGTGCTCAGTTCCTAGATGAAATTTTAGATAAAGCATTTCAACAAGTCTTGGATAATTCACTCACAACTCAATTTGAATTATCCAATTTAGGAACTGCAGGGACTGGATTCTTATATAAAGATGATATCGGACTGGGTACTCATGCTGGAAATCCAGATGGAGTTCGGAAATATTTCAGCGATCGCAGCATAACCGAAACGATAGTCACTGCAGTGACTATCGGTGGATTGCCGGTCAGTTCTATTTCTATTAACCTAAACTCGTTAAAGCTTCCTTGGAGAGTTAGTCCTGTCAATTTAGTATCATTGTCTGATGCGTGCATTGCGTCGGTCAACGCGGTCAGAATTGTCGACAGTTCGGGGAATACCGACCGTGACATGTTCGATAACTCCAACCCTATTAAAATTAATAGTATTAGTTACTCTGTTTTTAGTGGCCCTAATATCGATAAAGTAGATATTACGTTCAACACTACTACAGCTAATACCGTAATTTATGTAGAATTATTAATTGAATATCCGCGCGGAGTAGGTTTAACCAGGAACATAGTTAATGATTATGATGTATGGGGGCCTGCTGCTGGATTAGCAGCATGGGTTGATACTACTGCGTGGACAACTACTTCAGATGTCAACAGGAAATCACTACCGCGCGATCCGAACTGGTGGACTAATATTGGTCACCGAGAATTTGCACTTCGTTTAATAACAACTAGTCAAACTGATACATATTATACAATAGCTATTGATCGATTATTGATAAGAGAACGATTAACTGGACCCATCACTATCACTGATGGGATTAATTCCCCGTATACAACTACCAATTATACGTTCAATACGTCTATGACTATTGTGCAGTTAACGGGAGCAACTCCAATATCTGCCAATACTTCCGTATCAGTGTCATATACAGCATATAGGCCAGCTGAACCAACATCATCGCCGCCTTCGGACTCATATAATATATTCTATAAATCCAGAGCAGTCCAATCTTTACGACCTCCTTCAGGGAATCAAACTCTAAATTTGATTCCAAAAGTAATTTCTAAACAACTTTATGTTTTAACAGGCGGATCAGGTTGTCCTGATGATACTATCCCATTTGCAATGGGAAGTGCACAATTAGCCGTCCCATCATTACCAACTATTGATTTTCCGGAATCAGTTTTGGACGGGCCTGCTTTATTGAATTTAAATAATTTTAGTTCAGATACAGGATTTGTCCAGTTACCAGCTTTAGTTCCATATATGCCTAATCCTGCTGAAGTCACTCTATATCGAGGAGCTCCAGATACTGTTACTGATGCTGAAGGTAGAAATTTTTGGCCGAAATCCAATAATGGTTCGGGAGTTCGGAGCCCAGCATCGCATGCTCAACCTTTGCTCAATGGGCAACGCCATAAAGTGGCGTTGCCAGTGCTCATGGAGCTTAAAGATGACTTCCTTAGTATTGGTAAAAAAGGTACATTAATTCTAGTAGTTTTTATATCATGGTCCGACTTTGATCCTGCCAATAGTATTGAATTAAGTTCTTCTCCAGGGAACTCTGGTGCTTCAGTATATAGGATCAAAGGTGGTATGATAAATCCGAGGAGACCAGATTATTAATGCGTCATATAAATGCGTCGGTTGGAGATAATAATGTCTAAGGCGCTTGTTGATAGAACAACTGGAGTGATTAACGGAACTTTTGATTTCCCTTTGGATTTTTCTATATCTGGAAAATATATTGTTGACATTCCAACATCGCTAGGAATTAAACCACTTTCCAATTATGTGCCGGATTTAATAACAGCCAAAGTTGCTGCTTATAAAGCATTGCATCCTGCATTAATCCATGAACATCACGACGAGTTAATCACTTCACCTAATGTTGATACTGCTCAATCTTCTCGATATAGCATTGGTCAAGAAAAACGCACGGCAATACTGCCTGGTGGATCCATTGTTACCAATGTAATTAATTTAACATCTCCGGCCACCAAAGTCTTTATCCATTGGTATGGATTCACTATTTATTCAGATCCTGGTCCGAACAACAGTCAACCCGATCCAAGTCGTGTATTATATAATTATGACATCGGACTAACTAATTTCTCAGAATTTCCAACTAGTGCTTTTATCGTAGCTATTCGAAATTCAGCCAATTCGAGTACTATTGCTACCGTTAACCCAGATATTGAACAATCAGTATCATTATCTGCAGCCAATTATAGATTAAGATTCACTAATTCGAGTTCAGATAAAACCTACTTTTTATCGGATTGGATTTGGTTACATGATTAATGATAATCTTCAGATTATCCTTATGATAGAGACAAGGATTAAATAATGGCTGCCAATCCTCTCGGTGCCGGTGTGACTCGATATATAACCGGCAAAGATAGACAGTTCGGAGCTGTCTTATTTGAAGCTAATAAGCCCCCGCTGGATTCCGAACTGAATTTGGGAGCTCTAATCGATTTAGAAGCTCGAGCAGATATTGTTCGTTCTCAATTCCCTTCGGGATGGTTCATGAATGAATCATCGCCGCTTACTGACTATCATACAGATCCTTCATATTCGAATTTATTCTTCTTCGGAAACCAAACTACTGGCGAAGTCCATGATTTGTTATGGGCTAATGTAAACGGTTGGCTCATTCCAGTTGCTGGAACTAGAACCGGGGAACCTCCACTTTCTCCTAATAATTCAGTATCTTGGAATAAAATTGCTCTTAATCCCGCCAGTACTTCTACAGGCGGGAATCGCGCAGAATTTATATTTCTCGAAGTTTGGTTACAACGAATTGATGTTGATCCGGCTCCTCCTAACGTCGCGCCGGGAAAACCTCAACGCGGCTTTGTATATAAATATGGTAATGTCGAGAGCGGCTTTTCATTTTTACCGGATGACTTGATTGATCCGGAAGTCAATTTTGAAACTACTAAACGAATCCAAATTCAATATAGGATTCGTGTTGTTTCTGACATCAATATATCTCAGTATCCAGAAGGATTTGATCCAACTCTTGTATTTGCGCAAGGAGCATTGAATACTCCTAGTTCTCTTGTTTTCGAAAATATGAGAGAAGAATTAGGAGATCCCGGGCTTTGGAGATCTGGATCTGGTGATCCATCTATACTTGGAACTGTAGATGGTTATGTATATGCTATTCCGATTTGTTCCATATTCCGTAGGAATAGTGCCGGGTTTTCTGATATAGGGAATTTAGCTGGTGCATTCAATCGAAATAGCATCGCTATCAATCGTACAGGTTCCAGGATCTATATTAATTCGATTATACTTCCGAATGATATCACCGAAACTGATGTTCAATTCACATTAACCAGTATTTCAGGCACCATTCTTAATGGGATGGTCGATTTCGGTGAAGCATATTTCAAAATCAATGATGAAATAATCCGAATCAACAATATCACACAAACAGGACCCACCGCGTTTGTTGTGACATTTGATAGAGGTCAGTTACAAACCATCATTCGTGCTCATTCGTCAGGCACATCACTCAATATTTACACTGTTCGGCCTGATGGATTATATGCTGATCAAATAACTAAAACTGATATTATGGATCTGCGGCATTCAGTCGCTCATAAATTTGATTATTCATCTATTTTAAAAACCAATCTCATAGAATTATTGCGTGGTAATCTTCGAACTTCATGGAAACGTTATGGGTCTACCAATTCAGCTGGTGTAGTTACTTTTTATGGTGATAGGATTACTGATGGCTCGATATTCGTAGGAGGGTTATCTAGACTTGATGGACCAAGCGGTAATCGCAAGACTTGGTCTGATGCCGTTATAACAGAACGTTATAATGTTCCGGTTCAAGTCCCGTCCAATGCCACTGCACTAAATGCGAATTTACAAATCGCGGTTGCTCCATATACTATAAATGTGCAATGGATAACCGCGGCGCCAGCTCATCCTCCTGGATTCAGATTAAGTGGTTCTGTATCTCGCTGGTTTAATGGGGATAAAATCCGAGTCAATATTGGTTCGTTCCAAGCTGGATTGCCTATAACTGATTCGAATCAAGTTCGATTTGTCTCTCCGGAAGAAGATCCAGATGCAATATTGGTCCATTTTGAAGGCATGACTACTGATCCTAATGGTGGTCAGCCGTCAGTTCAACCATTTACCACATCGCCTTCAGCCACTAATCCGGCTGGCGTTGGAATAAGTGGATATCGGATTCTCAAGCATGGCAGCGGATTAACAGTTACATTTGATTTGAATGGCAATATGGAGATAGAATTATCCAGTGATGCTGTGGATAGTCTATTCCAGGAGTTTACTGATGCGGTTCCGACTCCAATAACACAAGACTTAGCTAATAAGACAGTAATGCATATATCATTTGCTGTCACATACGGTTCTGGCCGAGGTTTATCACATAAACCTGATTATATCCATACAGTTCACTATCGTGGCGATCCGACTAATTCATCCAAAATCATGTTGCGATCAGGATTATCCGATCGCAACAGAATGGTTCCGACTTATTTACCGCATTCACCACTTGTTCAAACTGGCAAAAATCGAGATTTATCTATAACGTCTGAAGTTATGGTAGATCCCGGTTCTAAGACCATATGTGTGGCGCCTTATTCCAATGTGCTGGTGCCATCATTATTGGTCCGTGATGGAAGCCAGTTAAACTGGATAGATGATGTCACATTTCAAGGGGCTATGCCACAGTCCGATCAAGAAGGAATTAATATTGTTCACGACACTGTAGATCCTCTTGGATTGTTTTATATCGGGGCTTTGGCTCGTTATGTAGAAATTCCTGTTGAATATCTTCCAAGGCCCGGATTCCATCATACTCCGATTATCCCAGCTACTACAACCAGATTCCCTTCGGGCATCAACTTCTTACTGATGGCCAAGGAAGGTCCATTCGGAGCTAGCGATACTTCTGATTGGAATCGTAATTTAGTAAGTTATCCAAGTGGTGCCGGTTATTATGTCGTAACGCCGGTTGTCGGCGAGACCTATGGGACAGGTTCTTTGCCTTCAATGTTCGGACGCAAATACTCCAATATTAAAGCCAGGAGTATTGATGGAGGTCCATTTGAAGGAATCCAATTCCCGCCATTTTATGGTCCGGCCAGAATAACTGGTGTATATAAACGTAACACTTCAGGATCACCACCATTTGCCACTATTCCAGCTTCTTCTCCATTCAGTTCTGATAGAGTATTTGTTGGAGGAATTGGGACAGATGTAAATCTATTAAAAGATACTTTTGACGGTCCAACATTTTTACTTGATGTAGATATTAATGGTGATATATCATTCGTTCTAAATAAAGACGCCATAGATTTTTCCAAAGCAACAACCGGAACAACTTGGGATAACTCCGAATTCTTAGTTGAATGCACTTTATTTGGTTTTGATCGTGGTTTCTTACAGACTAATGGTCGTGTGCTTGTAGCACGAACGTCTGGTGGAGGATCTCTTCCGTGCAATATTAATACATTTACTAATACTGCTGATAATAAGATAGGAATAATAGTTCCTGCTCCGTTATCTTTAAATGCCACTAATAATGAACTTACTGTTTATTATAGTCGGCAACCTTATCAAGGTGATGTGTTTGGTAGTCAGACAGCTTATTCAGACGACGTCCAAAGACTTGGCCCATTAACTCCATCTGAAGCACAAAGCATTGCTGCGAATCCACTTGGATCGGTCGATACTTTAGCTCTGCCAAATAAAGCTGGCTTCGAAGTACTCGCAGCTATGAATTTTGTGACTTCACTTGGAACAGGTCGATTCTCTGGATCGAATCCGATCCCACTTCTGACTCCTGAACAGAATCCGGATGGAGTCCATGACTACGTAGGAACATTAATAGATCTCAATCGACGTTTTTCATTAAACCGGGTTGGATTTGAAGATTGGGCGACTCCTAAGTTTCCGGTCTTAGCAGCATCTTTGAATGCTCGTCCTGGAATGCGGCGCGGGGCAATATCAGAAGTATTTGATCGCGATGTTAATCCAGAATTTGCTGGATGTATTTCGCATTTGCCTCTTGGAATTTGGCTCCGAGACAAAGATTTTATTGGAAAAACTTTATATCAAACAAGGAGTTCCACTAATGTTGGCTCAATATCTGTAGGAACTATGTTTTTTCCAGATTACGTGGCTTCAGCCAATCCGACTCCCCCGGGATTCTCATCTTGGGAAGGAGTCGAATTTGTGTGTGGACAAGCCAGTAACACGGTTGGTGTCGGCGGAGAAGCTCTTATTAAAATTGATGGCACCGGTAGTTTTTCAGATATAACTCGATTTAAGACTGCACGTGGTGGGGCAGCTTGGTCAGCCACAAATCCATGGCCTGGTGGCGCCATTTCATCACGTATGCCAAAAGCTCGACCCAATTCAGAAGTCGGGTCAGTACTTGCTGCCACTGCTTATCTGGTGCGATCACAACCAGAATTTATAGGATCTATTGAAGTCCATTCTGGGAATGAACTCCAAATGATAATTGTGATTCAAGGAGTCCCAGCTTATTTTCGAGATACAGATGTTCTTCATTCAGCCAATGGAACCAATGAAGGATTTACTGCAGTTGACAGATTCCGAATTTGGGGAAGACCGCTTGAAAAACGTAAAGGGCAAGTTGACATAGTCAATACTCCACTCAATGATCCTCCTTTGTTTGTAAACAACATCTATGATGATCCTATTTTCTTTGGATCTAGTGATATTAATTTAACTTCAGTTAAACAGGAAGTTCTTATTGTTACGGTTAATGGACAAACGACTTTTGCATTAACAGAACGACCTCTGCAAGCTAATACTGTTATGGCATTTTTGCGTGGAATTAAATTGACCTATGGGGCTGATTACACCATCACAGGACCCACAGGTCAAATACTTAATTATATAGCAACTACGACCAATCCAATATTGGAAACCGATGATACTCTCGAGATATGGTACGTCTTACTTTAGGGAGATTATATGAGATTCGGTCCAATACGGGAAGATTGCTGGACCCGATGATAATCCAGTCCAATATTGGACTGGATTATCATTATATAGTTCTTACTGTCTAAATCATAAAGATTCCCGTCCCTTTTAATCTTTTCTGGAATAGAGGATTTATTTTATATGACACAGCCGCGCAAAGAGCAGATTCATTCAGCAAATACTAAATTTGTACTTGCTGGATATTCAATCATCCCACATACATCTGAGACTGTTCTTTCACCATCTGATTTAAATCCCTATTTTATCACTGATATTCCCAACGGCGCCGAACTGGATGTTCCGGCTTCTGTTAAAAGTAGTAATAATTCGCCTTATGCTATATTAGGTGGCGATGCTATTAATATACGAATTAATAGTGGGCCGATTCAGACTGTCACATTTGTTGGCACTGACATTATAACGTCACGAGTTGCCACCAAAATCAATTCTGTTATTGGATCAGATATCGCATTCGACTTAGGTGGAGTGTTACAACTTCGAACTCCTGGAGCTGGAGCTAGTCAATCTATTGTTCTGTCTGATGCCGGTCCTTCAGTTCTTGCAAAATTAGGACTTGTGGCCGGGACTTATACCGGATTTGATGGACCCACTCGTGGGATTCTCACTCAAACTCCTGATTTAAAAGGAGGAGAAGTTTTATTAACAACACGCGATAGTATACCATTAACCACTGAAGCTGTCCATGCTGTCCATGCAATATTGTTCGGAAAATTAATTCGAACAGTTGATATACCAGGCGGATTAGCCATTCGAGGCCGAATTATATTTGACGGCACTAATTATCGCATTAAATATTATGTAAATTTGCCATCTCCAGCATATGCTTACACATATAACAGTAACTTTGCAGCACTAGATGGAACGGACTCTATAACATTCAATGTTGATGGGAATTCATTTGTTATCAGTTTTCCATCTCCTCCATATACTCGAGATCAAGTTATTGATAGAATCAATCAACAATATGCATCTAATGTTGGTGGAATTAGTTATGCTAGGGTGATTTCAACTGTGACCGGACCATATAATGGTCCGGGAAGCCAGTTTAGTATTTCTGTAGATGGCGGGGCTCCTCAAGTTATAAACATTGGAGCATCCACGCATTCAGCAACGGACTTAGCTGCAGCTATTCAATCGCAGTTAACCGGAGCCATTGCAACAACCATAATAATCGGCTCCAAACAATTTATATCAATTCAGTCATCCAACGCTAACGGATTGACTTCATCGATCGAAATTTCAACAGCAGCAATCGGCTTTACACAAATGCCGTCAGCTACATTCCTGCGCATGATTGGTTTGATGCCCGGGATTTATAAAGGCGCATATATAGCGGAACCTTATGGTGCTAGTGATATACGGATTCGATCGTGGACTCGTGGTTCTACAAGCCAAATCATAGTCACTGGCAATCCAACGACTCTGATTCGTATGGGGCTCGTAGCTTCAACAATAACTGGTGATAATGCAGCATTACCCAATCCTGTTTTAGCTCCCAGAATGCGAGCCGCGTTATCGGACGCAAGTGCATATGAAGTCCAAGCTCTGCTTCCAGAAGTCCAAGAATTTGGTGATATTAAACCTGATATGGAATCGGGAGTCCAGAGTTTTCTGGCTAAAGCTCTGACGTCTGGACCTATAACTCGAGGTTTGGATTTTGCTGAACCAGCTTCAGGTGCTGGCACATCTTCAGGAATAGTCACTAATGGAATATTTTCTGCGGGTCGCAGTGTGGTGGCTGATCCGATGGGGGTATTACCTGAATCAGTAGCCCAATCTATTTATGATTGGTTTGATAACACTATTCGACAAACCACTCGATTAAATTCGGCCCGAGATACTATAGCATTAGTCACTAATAATATTCGTTCCACTGGTAACGACGGGAATCCTGTCCCTCGTTCGCCAACATTCTTATTTGACTTAGATCCTGATAATTTTTATAACGGGGCTCCAAAGCACTTTATAGCACGCTGGGCAAGTGAAACTGGAAGTACATTTGATGCATTTGAATATGCTCATGAATCAGGAAACCCTGGACTATCTGATTATTTGAATATCAAAGATGCTCCATTATATAATTCGAACGGTCCATTGCGTTTGGCAGACGCTAACACAGAAACTGCCGGAAGCGCATTTTTCAGTGATAAATACTTACGAATATCGTCAGTCTCGCATCCTAATTTACAAATTGGTGATGTCCCATTTTTAGGAGCTCCTAATACATCAGCATATTGTTTATTACAATCTATCAATGCCGGTCGGTCTCAGGATGGAAAGACCACTATCGTATGTGGTGATGGGACTCTCTCCAAAGGAGATTTTGAAGGTCCTGATGCGATCAGTAAAGCCATCGCTTATTGCAATTTCCGAGGAATCACTTTTGCTCGTTTCATAATTAAACGAGGAGATTATACTAACACCACACCATATAACTTTTCGACATTTGATCATATTGAAATCATCAGTGCTTGTGTACCACAAAGCAATTTCGCAGGATTTGCCAGATTAATCAATCAGGTCCCGGGCCCAATCTTGACTGGGCCCAATGTTGGCGGGATGATAACTTTGAAAGGACTTGACATCAAGTCCACGGCTGCTCAAGACTCACCTATAATTCAAATTATTGGCGCTTCGCACGTTGAATTAGAAAATATTCTTTATCAACATGGTCATATTGAAATCACTAATCTTACATTGAAATTCTCAGCTAAGAATGTCACAACAGTAGAAAGTACTTTTGGTACTTCCACACCGGCTTCTGTAAGATTTATCTGGAATACGACAACATTTGTTGATTATATTAGATTTGAAGACGCATTCATCGGTAGCCAAGCCAATTCTCCGATTGTCAGATTAGAACTCACAGGTGCTCCTGGTTCCATATTTGTGAATGAAATAACATTTGAAGGCGGCAGTTATTTTCCAGGACGTGTTGATAATGTTGGTGGGAATCTTCAAAATGGTGGTGGAGTTATAGATTTTCTGCCTGGAACAGCTGAAGCATATGTCGGAGCTGGTCTAAGAATTGGGAAATTACGACTATATGATTGCAATATATCAACTAATAGTCTTGGATCAGGGAGCCCTATTTTCTTCCATATCTGTCCAACCGGTTTCAATGGTCCGTTAGCATACAATTATGGAACAGATCCTGTCGTATCGATTGATAATGTCCATATTCGCGGCGGTACATGGACTAATGCATCAGATAGTACAACCTCACCACATGCAATGATTGTTGGCGTAGGAATTGGATCTTCATCCAATAATTCATTTAAAGCACGTGGAAAGTTAACCATAGAAGGTATCACATTTGATACTGGTCTATCTAAATATGGTCCAATGACGTTATGCGGAGCGTCATTCATGCAGAATTATGGATCGGGAGGAATATCCGAGAATGTCAGTGGCTTTTTAGTAGCATCAGGTTGGGATGTAACTGTCCGAGATATACGATTTATCAACTTGATTTCTCAACCTGATTTTCCTGATATATTTATTAATGGTTATGGAGAATCATTTATCAATCATATTATAATGGAAGATTGGACTGTTTTGACTCCGGGTGCAATACCGGTGTCCAGAATATTCTTAAGACCATTTAATTCTTTTACTAAAATCACCGTTGATGATGTTCGTTTAAATAATGATTTTACTGTTGGTGATTGGTATGCGAACGCTGTTGTATTATTAACTCCCAATAGCGACAATGATTTAAATAGTCCAAGACTCGTAATCAGGAATGTTCAAGTCAACGGCATGGTGTTTCCTACGGCCAATAACGCCGCAATGATATTGTTATCATCTGATTTTACTAGCTGGGCATCAGCTCCAACTGGTTTTTCTGGAATAATCATCGAACTATGTCAATTAGATGGGTCATTCACTAATCGCCATGGTATTGGATCATTTTCAGGAGTCACTGATAATTTATTCGTGAGGAACAACACAATCACTGCAATGGAACATCAAGGCATTGCGATATTGCCTGGAAATTTCGTTGGAATCATTGAATTTGAATCCAATGTAATATCATTATGTGGGAATTCTTCTGGAGTTAGTGGATTATTGTGTATTACTGGACAATCGCTGGGGACGATAAATGTATTCAAAAACACTATATATTCCAATAATTCCAGTGATACAGGCATTCAAGTCAACATATGGAGGGCTTCAGATTTTGGAACTGGGACCCGTCTTAATGCATATGGGAATTGTCTAGATAGGTCAGGGGTTTCGGCACAATTTAATACCAGGATAGGTACTTCTCTTGCTTTGGTAGGGAATCAGCCAACCACTATTCCGATCTTAGGATTGGAAACCAATTATGATCCGGCAACCACTAGCAAAGTATTTACATTGGGCGGAAGTATGATACATAATAAAGGATTGTTTACGTCAGTTGCTAACTTCTCGTAAATCTTGGAATGGGTGATGTAGTTGGCATCATGACCAATTTCAAAAATTTTTTCAGTATCATTCTCATTTCATCAACTCATTTCATCATCGCTTGTGGAGGAAGTGATTCCTCTGCATCTAACAATCGTATCGTAGGAACAGCAGGCAGCGCCGGTACCGGCGGAAATGCCGGCCAGAACTCTGGAGGAGATGCTGGCACCGGTGGTACAGACGTCGGCACCGGCGGCACGACAAGTACCGGATGGACCGGCGGAAGTACCGGAGGGACCGGCGGCACGACAAGTAGCGGTGGAAGCGGTAACGGGACCGGTGGAAGTGGCGGTTCTTCCGTATGCGTTCCCCAAGCTTGTCCCGCTGGATACTGCGGAATGGTTCCGGATTCATGTGGACATTTTGTTCAATGTTCCACCAAATGCACTGGACTCTGGGGAGCAGAAGATCCCGGTCTATGTGGAAAGAATGAACCTAACAAATGTGCACAATGTGTTCCATTGTCAGATAAAGATGCCTGTGCAGCAGCTCATGCTGAATGTGGACATGTTCCAACAGGATGCGGCGGATCGACAGTTGTCGATTGTTCGGTATTCACCGAGCTTCAAGCTTGCCCGCTATTTCAAGCTTGCGTATCTAATAAATGCCAAGGTTGCGTTCGTGATAAGACTATTCCTGCGGCTTGCACTGGATATAACATGTCCAATCCTCTTGAATACCGATGTCCGAATACTGGGACCAATCCTGCTAATGTGCCTGTGGCACCGGCCAGTACTTGCAAATCCTCTGGTATTCCTGACGTATGGTGTTGCGATACGGACGTGAATCAATGCAAATTCACTTACAGCTCATCTTCCTGCAAAGATCCTGTACATTCCAATCTGTATGATTGCACCAATAATCCTCAATTCACTCATATGACTAACCCTAATCCGAGCAAATGCGTTCAATTGAGAGTTGGTGAATTCTGTTGCTCGGACGATAATATTTGATTGAGATCCTAATTGGTATGATCTTTATGTGAAAAAATTCTTCAACATAATTTGGTCATATATAGTAGTTTTTTTCCGCAATCTTTACAACTTAATTCTTAAATATCCATTAGCCACTGCACTGACGATTCTTTTGATCGTTGTTGCGGTGGCAATGCTTATTAGCGGGAAAACATTTCAAATCGGTGGGCTTTTGAGTAAACTTTGGGATTCCAAAAAACCATCTGCTCGAGGTATTCCTCCATCAGATAGGAAAAATCCTGACGGAACTATGATTCCACTCGGAATGTCCGATGATAAAGGATATGTTCAAGCTCCAGTTGCTACAACTATTGTAGAACCCGGAATATTCAGTAATCCAGACACTATTCAAATCATTCATCCAGATAAAGGGACCGTAACAGTTCAGTTACCTAATGGTGTTAAAAATAAAGACGTCCAAGAAGTGATTGAAGTGTCTCCCGATATTTATGAAGTTCGAAATCACGACACTGGAGTGAATCCAGATAACGTTTTGGATATTTTGAAAGGGAAAAAATGACACCTTTATTTTTGACGTCTTTAGTTTTAGCTTTACAACCATCCACTACATTATTGATTAATGATTGTCCGCCACAATATGTTGTTTGTTTAACTGAGCCACAACGTGACGAAGTCACGAAAGCTGTTCAAGAATTAAAGGATATCAAAGATTCCCAAGCCGTTCTTGAAATCCAAGATCCGATAATTATTATACGAGATTGGCAAGATAGAGTATATATTGATGGTGGAGATAAAAAACCATTACGTTTGAAATTAAAACTTGGGACCACGATAGAAAGGGATATGGAGGCCACATTGCCTATCCAAGTCGCCTATCGTGAACAACCTCCAGATCCTATGTTTAGACTTCGGATTAAAGCCGAATCTGGCGTGTTAGTCCCACAACTTATTAAATCATTTGGTGGAGAATCACAACAGTTCCTTGATATCGGCGCTGGCGTAGATTTTTTTCATTTAGGGCCAGTTAATACTAGTGTTCATGCCGGAATACGGAGTGTTGGTTTAAATGTAGGATTAGATATCACCAAGAATTTTGGACCATTTGCAGGCTACGCGTTAATTTATGATGGAGTCCGGTCTAGTATATTAACTGGATTGTATTTTTCATTTAATTGATTGATTTGTCATTATAATTATGATAGACATTGAGAAAATACGAAAAATTCGGACGTTAGAAAATCCGGTTTTAAAGCCATCTCCATATCTTCGAAACATTTATATTGATGAATATGGAGAAAGTCATCCAGTAGAGCTCCGGAATTATCAAAAAATCGGAGTCATGGATATGCTCCGAGTCACCCGGACTTTGAATTCCGATGCAACTGGACTTGGCAAAACCATCATCACTTTAACAACTCTTGGATATATTTGGATGATTGAACCCGAATATATACCAATCGTTGTTGCTAAAAAATCAGCTATTTTTCAATGGGATGGTGAAATCAAAAAATTCATGCAAAATATGGAAGCCATGGTTGTCTACGGCGAACCATATGAAAGAGCCAGTATTTACAAAGATTTTTTTGATAATTATTCCCCCGATCGCAAAAAATTATTGATTCTAACTTATGATAATATTATAAAGGATAGTCAGACAGCTGTTATTCGAGATAAAAAACAAAAACCGAACAAAAATATCAAATCATTATTAAATAAAGCAAAAAAAGCCGCTATTATTGCTAAAAATGCATTGAAAGTAGAGAAAAAAGCGTTCGAAGATTATTTTGTCAATCGGGGCGAGAATTTTTCCGAATATTTGAATGCTGTATTGAAGCCGTCGGATCCTGATGCTCCGTTCCCGGCTCCTCCAGGGAACTGGACAGAAGGCGATGAAAAACGATTACGAGCCGCAAAATCGGCACGAAATTTATGGCATCAAACTCAACTCGAACTCAATCGAGCTCGAGATTTAGTCGAGCCTCCAGTTCAAACTACTGGACTATTGGATCATATCAAAGAATTAATTAAGCGAGATCCCAAAGCCAAAATAGTATTCGTTTTTGACGAGATACATACGCTCAAGAGTCATAAATCTAAAATCCATGAGTTGTGTGCAGAATTAGCCGCTTGTAGTTCACGCGTTATCGGACTCACAGCTACCCCAGTTGAAAACCGTCTCATGGAGTTCTTTAGTATATTTCGAATTATTTATCCACAACTTTTCCCTAAAATATCGCATTTCCAAACTGATTATTGTCTAACTAAGTTACAACCTATTGGTGGTGGACGAAAAGTCCCGATAGTCATTGGACATACCAAAGATCAATTAACATCGTTTATAAATAAAATTGAACCATTTTATTTATCCAGACAAAAACATCAAGTAGCTAAAGAACTCCCGGAACTAATCACTAAAGAAATTGCTTGCGTTCTGACTAGAGAACAAGAAGAATTATATGATATAGCAGAACTTGGTTTATTGAACGAAGGAAATAATTCAGAGACTGATACTGCCAGCATGATAACTTCTATGGTTATGGTGCAGCAAGCATGCAATGCTCCTCAACTTCTCATGGATGAAGACGGAAATCCATTCGAAGGAGAATCTTCCAAAATAGAAACTCTGATAGATATTTTGGAAGAAGATTCTAATATCAAGACTATTGTTTTCTCGCGATTCGAAAAAATGATTTCATTAATTGAAACTCGATTTAAAAAAGAAAAGATCAAATATCTTAGGATTACCGGGAAAGAAAACGATCCAAAAGTTCGTTTTGAAAATGCTGCGAAGTTTCGTGATATGAATTCTGGCGTGAATGTAATATTGATTACGACCGCTGGTTCGGAATCTATTAACTTGCAATCCGCAGAACATATTGTTTTTATAGATTCTCCATTTAGTTGGGGCAGATATGTGCAACTCACAGGCCGAGCCATTCGTATTGGATCCAAACATATCAGTGTTTTAGCCACTCATCTTGTTGCTAAACGCATGAATGGTGATAAAACAATTGATAATCATGTTATAAAAATTTTGCGAAATAAAAAGAAACTTGCTGATACGGTAGCCGGAGAAGCTCTAAAAGGCGGTCTGGAATTTACTGAACATGAAGCTGTTATGGAAATTATGGATCTTATCCGGAGTCATACGTCTGGACAATCTGAAGACATCAAACTAAAGATAGCCAATATTAAAAAATCTGCAATTAAAAGTATCCGTTCTACGTCCGATAAAAAAGCCGCTAGTAAAAAATCTGCAGCCAGCATTTTAAATAACGTAGTGGCTCCAGCCCTATATAATGATATAGATTTTTCTGATATATGACCAAATGCAAATTATGCTCCGATGTTGGAGTTATTGAGCGAGATGGGAAATTATATGAATGCAAATGTGCATTCTTAAGGCGCATTTCTAATGCTATGCCTCCTTATGTTCGGAAGGCAACTGTAAATAAAAAACATGCTCAGCATGATTTGATAAATAGAATCAATCAGTCATTGTTCTTGACAGTGAACTGGGAAGATATGAAAGCTTTTCTTAAATTATTATATATTAAATATCCGACCAAATTCATCAAATTGACCAGTGATTTAGATATTATTGATGTATATTTAGGTAAGCGATCCAAATCATCTCGCACTGATGATTTTGTTGGTGATATATATAATAGTGTATATGATTTAATGTTTAATCCAGATATAGTTATCATCAGGCTCAATAAATTATCATATAAAAATAAAGCGGCGGCTGGAGCTTTAGAAGAAGCTCTTTCACACCGTCTAGATTACGATAAAGTAACATGGGCTATCAGCGACAATAATAATCAATTCAATTCGGCCAGTTTTGCTTATTCCGATTCAGTATGGGAATTATTATGTACTGGGATGGAACGAATGATTATTCCACCGATTATACATGCTACAATATCCAACATCGATGCCGCTCCAGTATATATGGATCCAGAGAGTAGACCGGCTAAAAAACAAAGATCAATACAATCTAAAGATTCGGTTCCATCCAAGAAGATTCTATCCGTTCCAGATGATGATTCCGAGTCCAGTCCGATGAATATTTATGGATCTGGAATAGCAGTTTCTAGGAAGAAAAGGCAGTAAGTCATGGATCGCATCTTAAGAAGCGTCTTCCAAGTCGGTGGGCAACCGGAAACTGAAGAAGCATATAATAATTGGTTGAAATTACAAGAATATCCGCTTGAGTATTATACCGAAGAAAATCAAAAAATCCATAAATATTTGGAGACATTTTATAATCAAATGTCGGCTCCGCCCGATATGGGGTTAGCCAAAGATTATTTTGAAAAATTAGATGATATTGAGACTGTAGAACGACTGACTGAGATTTCCAAATCACAATTTTATATTCGTACCAACTATCTATCGATTCTTCGCCATGAACAAGAACAACAACAAACCAAGCGCATGATTTTGTTGTGCAGAGATGCTTCTTCGATTGCTGAACATGGGCGTGTGCTTGATGCAGGTTTTGGGAAGAAAATCAGCTTACGTGGCGCGGCTGATGCAGTTAACTTTCTATATGAACGGCTCCATGAATTTGCTTGGGTAGAAGGTGGCGAGAAACTCGAAGGCGTTTCATCAGAAGATGCAGATGAAATCATAAATGAATATGACATCATTGAGAAGACCAATAAATATTCGCATAGAAATTTATTTGGACTAGAACCAATTGACGCAGTTTGTAAAGGTCATCGTAAAGGCGAATATTGGATCCATTGCGCTTTTCCAGGTGAACTTAAGACTTCCTTGTCATTGAATTATATGTATAACAACATTATGGTATATGGCAAGAATATTTTTTATGCCATTTTGGAAATGCCATATTCGCAACTTCGCCGACAACTGTATGTAATACATTCTTCGCATGGTAAATTTGTAACCGAATGGAATAGTGAAGACGGATATACAGGATTGGATTACAGACAAGTTCGCGATGGCGAGCTTTCTCCCAGAAATCGGGAGCGTTTTAAAATCGTAGCTCAAGATTTCAAAGCGACTGCCAGAGGGAAACCTTATATTTGGCGGCCATCAGACCATGTTTCTATCGAAGATATTCGGCGCAAAGCTGAAATGTTCCATAACAAATACGGATGTGATGGAATAGTTATTGATCATCTCGGACTTGTGAAAACTAAACGTCGTTACACGGATACCGTATCCAGCTTAAATGATGTTGTCCGAGATGGTAGACTCATGGCTCTCAATTTCGGCCGAGGTCGATCGGTCCCAGTGCTTGCATTATTTCAAATGAATCGACAAGGTAAATTGAGAGCTGATAAGAATGATGGGAGATATGACATATCCGCAATTTCCTACGCCAATGAATGCTGTGCTGAAGGAACATTGATAAAAACCCAACGTGGTCTTGTTCCTATTGAAAATATTCAACCAGGTGAAGATTTAGTATGGAGCAAAACTGGTTGGAAAGGCGTGATCGGAAAATATGATAATGGAGCAAAGCGAACGTTTAGAGTAACAACTGATAGAGGAATTGAATGCAGACTAACATCTTCGCATAGATTGCGAGTTATGCGTGATGGTCAAGAAGAATGGATATATGTGAAAGATCTCCAACCCGGAATGTTTTTGATTTCGGATTTCGGGACTTCTCCATTCCCTGTCGATTCGATTCGATTACCAGAATTAGATTTTGGTAAAGGAGAAAAATCAATAATGGGGAACGGGATTCAACTAAGAGTCCCTGAATATCTCACGGAAGATCTATCCTATATCATAGGAGCTTTCTATGGAGATGGCAAACACACTAATATCATTTCATTAATCGGATTTATACTAAATCGCAACGAAGTTCATGTTTTGGATAAATTACAGAATTCTCTTGAAAATTCATTTGGTAGTCCATTTTATGTGGCTCAACCACCTTTTATATCATCTACAACAGACTTAAACCATCTTGATAAAGCTTTATCAAGATGGTTTAACGACGTCGGAATAGATAGAAATCCCGGACTCCCGGATTGTATATTATCTGCTCCAAGGAATATGATAGTATCATTTCTGAAAGGCTTTTTTGATACTAATGGACGTATCAATAATCAAGGAATTATATCGGTAAATCAGAAAGCCGAAAATGAAAAAACATTGCGACAAATCCAATTATTACTATCTAATTTAGGGATAGACTCAACATTATATTGGAAGTGGAATAAATTGGATGATCATTTATTTCCTTCTTGGGTGTTACGAATCCGTTCTCGAGAATCTCGGAGTCTATTTCTTGATTTAATTGGGTTCACTGAGCCATATAAACAACAAAGATTATGTGAAATTGTAAATCACATGCAAGATTCAGAAAAGGCTGGTGATTTCACACAATGGCCGTTAGGTTCCATTGCCAAAAGATTATGCGATGAATATTCAAGTATTACTTGGTCTCGAAAAGTCCGATATTCAATCGGAAGATATATTGAATATAACGAACCATTGACGACCGGATGCATTCAAGAAATTATTGATACGCTATCTATGATTGCTGGCACTAATAATGATTATGATATTTTAAAAAATTGGTTTGATACTACACGATTTATTGCAGTGACTGGAATCCAGGAATATACTGATGAAAAGGTATGGGACTTAGAAGTCACAGGCGATCATGAGTATTGTACTGGCGGATTCTTATCTCATAACTGTGAGAAATCAGCAGATGTGATTACATATACCTACTTAAATGATAATTTGCGAAAAGAAGGCAAATTTTATTTGGGTTGTCTCAAAAATCGAGACAACCCACCATTTGATCGCATGATAGGTAAAATTTTATGGCAATCTCGGCGTATGCGGGCCATTGAATCTGGAATGTTAGATATGGATACAGATCAATTGGTATCTGCGGCTAGGCAAATTACCCTTGGAATTGACGATATTATAGAAGCAGCATAATGAAGAAGAAGTATCTTGGACTCCCATCCTTAGAGTCCAATAAATCTAGTCCGAAACATACAACTTTATTAACTGCAGACCGAGTTATACAATCCACTCGAGGTAAACCCGTCGAAGTTATTGTATTACCAAAGTCCAAGTCTATCAGAAAATGAATGGAACCACTTAATCCGTCTCACAAAGATTGGATCCGTAGGAGAGCTGACGAAGTCCGTAATCATGTATCTGCATTCCAGCTTCTCCATGAACATGGACTGGGAGGAATGTTAGTAGATGAAATCACTGCTATTCAGATTCAATGTCCAAATCCGGGACATGGACCAGACAATAGACCGAGTGCTAGATATTATCCAGCTCAAGGTGCAAGATCGGATTATGTTCGTTGCTTCAAAGAGCATACTAACTGGGATAGTATTCAGTTATATATGATGTTAAAAGGCCTCCCATTTATGGAGGCCTTGAAAGATTTAGAAAGACGCTTCAGAATACGAATTCCAAAACGGCCTGAAGGATCTCCTATTCAAGATCCTAAAGATAAAAGTTCTTCGAATTATGCTTCTGAAGCTTGGTTGGATGTACCTCGTGTATTGAATATCTTAGAGAACAAGTTATTACGAATCCGGAATAAAGTATCATTGCCTGAATATGTTAAATTTTGTCGAGTATTGGATAATGTCCAACACGATTTGAATTTATTACAAAATCAATCCACTCCTGCAATGATGAATATCTTGAATAAACTTCGTTCATTAATGAACGAAGTTGAAGAAGTAAAGGATTTAAATGCGACCGATTGAAGTTCTCGAATATTCATTAATTTTAAGTACTCAAGAACTTTTACTGGTAACAGAAATACAACAAACTATGATATCTGATGTGACTGATATAGTGTTAGATGATATTCTTCAACATTGTACTCGAGTCCCACATGATGTTTTGCAAGATGCCAAAATTGGTGGAACCAAGCCTCTTGAAAAATTATTACGAACGCCTCCACAAGGTTGCTTAGTTAAACTTGTCTATTCAACATGTTCAGAACTCCAGAGTTGTTCTAAAGCTGACAGACAATTATGTTCAACAACTATCATTAAGCGTAAAAAGAAAACTATTCCGCGATGTTGGCAGGCCCAGTCTCAACATGAAAACGGACTATCACGTTCTATTGGTACCACAATCGTACATGCATGGAAAGATGGTAGATACGTATTTATTGTATATTAATATTATTCTTCAACTTCAGCCATCAATAGTTGCAATAATAATTTAGACTTTTCAGTTTTAACGCACGGGATTTTTACATTCCATTGGATTATTAAATCACCGCATTGTCCTTTATTGGATTTCAGGCCTTTCCCTATTATTTTGGTGGTTGTAATTCCGGGTTGGAATATATCTGGCATCCCTATCATAATCATATCATCAGTAATGGACTGGATTATCATGTCTTCTCTTTGCATTGCTTTTATAAGGGGTATTTCTAAATTACAATGCAAATCAAATCCGTTTTTTACATATTTATTATGTAAAGCGAATCTTACGGTAATCAATAGATCTCCAGGAGATCTATTGATTGACCGATGTCCATGTCCGCGGAAACGTAGTATTTGATTTTCTTCTATACCAGCAGGGATTCTTATTCTTGCGATCTTTTCAGACGGAATTTTACCCCATCCATTGCAACGAGTACATGGAACCATTGGGAAATCACCATGGCCTTTGCAAATTATACATGTTACATGTTGACCAACCACATTTATTGTTGTTCCAGACCCTGAACATCTGGAACATGGATATACTGTTGTATTAGGTACCTTACGACTTCCATGACATAGGCAACAAATTATGTCTCCGCCCATCGTTATGATGTCTCGATTTGTCCCGCTTATTGATTCTTCAATAGTTATCGTAAGTTCTTGCTCAATATCTCCTCCAGATTCGTTGTGAATACTGGTTGTAGAATCATACGTGCTGGGGTTCCCTGTGGATTTTTTATTATGCTGCGAACTTCCTGTTTGATATAGGATTTGTTCGACATAATCTTTAGTCATATATTCTACATCAGAAAATGTGTGGCTTGGATGTGATTTATCAAATTTTTTCTTTTTTTCAGGATCGTTCAAAATTTGATATGCTTGCAAAATTTGTTTAAACAGGTTTTCAATCGCTTTGTCGCCATTATGTTTATCAGGATGATATTTTAATGATAAACTCCGGAACGCTTTTTTAATTTCTGCATTGGTGGCTGATCTATCAACTCCCAAGATATGGTAGGGATTTTCGTCCATAATATTCAATTTACAATTGTACGATCAAAATAACATATTAACTGGACTGGGGGTACTGATCCATCATACTGCTCGCCGTACTTCGTCAGATGGACGATAGAGTTACCATCATTGAGTACATGAAAATTAATCTTATTCCCGGAACCATTTATTTTGGATTCGTTTATCGAGGACCCCCGATATCGATTGGCCCCAGAGCCATGCGAAAAATCCTTTTTGAATGTCAATGCGGGAATTTAAAAGAAATATATATTTCTCAAATCACCATCAGGAAATCCAAAACATGTGGTGATTGTAGGAAAATTTTCTTGAAACATGGGGAAATATATCATAATTTTGTATATATGGGTGATGATGGATTTGTATCCCCTAATACACCATGCAAAAAATTGTTTAAATGTCAATGCGGGAAAATTAAATCAATAAGAGTGGATTCAGTTACACGGGAATCAACTGTTCGATGCAGGTCTTGCAATTCCATAAATCTTATCTCTGGACAACAATATATGGGATTTTCCTATGTTGGAAAAAAACCTGTGGAAATCCAAATTAATAGTGCAACCAAATTATTATTCAAATGTTCTTGTGGTAAAGAGAAGAAAATTAGTATGAATAATGTTACATTAAGACATAATGTAACATGTGGTTCATGCAATAAATTGACTCTCAATCCGGGCGACTCAATTAATGAATTTAGATATATCGGTCAATCCATAATAACAAGCTACGGTAGTCATAAAATCCTGCCATTTATGTGCAAATGCGGGAAACTTAAATTAATGAAAGTATGTCATGCTCAAACAGCTAATGGGTGTGGAAAATGTAGTTATATTTGTTTAAAAACTGGTGATTCTTATAATGGGTTCATATATCTTGGATCTGATATAGAAATAAGTAAATGGGACAGACAAAAACTTTTGTTCCAGTGTCGATGTGAACTATCTAAATCAATAAGTCTAAAATCCATATCAGCCGGACGAACCAAAACATGTGGAGCATGTCGTCATCTCATATATGGATGGTATATAAGAAACAAAGATAAATTATGTTCTTTGAGTGGGAAAATTCAAACTCAAGATATACCACAAGATGGTATATCTTTCCTTGAATCTATGATTTATAATCATAAACCTGCCGCCGCTATATGTCCAGCCTGTCAGAATATATATTTCCCAAGATTCAGCGATATAAAACGAGGATTATCTCTAACATGCGGATGTACATCATGGCGTATTTCATCCAAGAATTGTGATTTAGCGTCCATTATTTCTGATTTAGGATATAAATCATATTTTGAACATAAAGTGGATGGTTATGCGTATGATCTGTTTGTTCCTGAAGCAAATTTATTAATAGAATATAATGGTAAGTGGTGGCATGATAAGCCAGGTGCAAAGAACTTGGATGAAAGGAAATCTCTTGTGGCGCAAAAGAATGGCTATCAATTCTTAACCATTACGGAACAAGAATTGAAATTATCTAAAAAAGCAATCATCGAGAAACTCCGTTGTATGATTAGTTCATGTTAAACATACTAACAACTCTCCGTCAGATGGACGATCGAGTTACCATTCATAGAGAATGGTTTAAAGACTATAAATTCCATTTAATAAATTCTATAGAAGAATTACAAAGGCTTGTTAGTATATGCATCAAAAAAGGGATTTGTTCACTCGACACGGAAACTACTGGAGTAGATAACAGAATTTACTCGGATGAGTTTTTTGATGATGGAATCGTCACTCGCAATGGGATCCGCACAATTGATAGAGTAGTTGGAGTTTGCATATCTTTTGATGGGGTTAATGGATATTATATTCCATTATCTCATGAACCTGAAGATTCCGGGAATTTGGCATGGGATCCAGCTTGGGATGAACTCACTCGATTAGTTGATAATTGTCGAATCATTTTCCATAACAAAAAATTCGACGCAGAATTCATCATGCCATTGGTTGGTCGTGAATACTGGAAGCTTTCGCAATTTGAAGATACTATGTTGATGGCTAAAGTCATCAGCCCTTTGAAAAGTTCTCCGGCTGGTTTAAAACCACTCTCCAAACAATTGTTTGGAGTCGATATGATAGAAATCGACGAACTGTTCACAGATGAGAAGAAGGAACAACTCCAGCGCCAAAAACAACGTTATAACTTCTCATTACTGCATCCACGCGAGGGTCTCGAATACGGTTGCTCCGATGGGATTTTTACATATAAATTATACTTTGCATTAGTTGAACGGCTCAAAGGTTACGAAAAGATCTATGATATCGAAAGATCATTTTGTAACATCATGCGAGAAATGGAACGCAATCGCGTCCATACTGATGTGACTAGAGTCACTCAATTATATGAAGAATGTAAAACTGCATTACAACAAACTGGTGATATTGTTCGGAGCATAATTGAATCTAAAACTGGCAAAACCGGCAAATGGCGATCACTTAATGTTGGTTCCGCTTCGCAGCTTTCGGACGCGTTATTTACAGATCAAGAAGGAATAAAATTAAAGCCCATTCAAGACATGTTTGGAATGGGTGATGGAGGATCATTCGATAATGATTCTTCGGATTCAGATGAAGATGATGGAGACGGGAAAGAGAAAACATATTCATTGAAAGATGAAATTATGAAGGCATTGCATCGCCATTATGGCAGCAAATTCCTTCATAAACGCGAAGTCTCCGATGGAGAGCCTAAAGCCGAGAGTATTTTTGAACTCATTCTAGAATATAGACATTATGAGAAAATGAAAGGATCTTATATAGAGAAGCTTTTCCAATCTCATGATAAATACGGAGACGTACGTCCATCATTTAATCAAATGGGGACTGATACAACAAGATTATCTTGTAAAGCAGATAAAATCGAAAACGGATACTCAGGTGTCAATTTTCAAGGTATTCCACGCGATTCAGATGATGATAAACCAGAGTTATTTAAACAAATCAGGACTGTAATCATCCCCCGTCCTGGTTGGGTTTTGGTAAAAATTGATTATTCTGGGGAAGAACTCCGAGTGATTACTAATATGTCAGGCGATCCCCTGTGGGCAGAATCTTTTCTGCACAAAGACGGAGATGTGCATTCCATTACTGCCAGGATTTTATACGAAAAATCCGAAATTAGTAAAGACGAACGAAATCGTGGGAAACGCAGTAATTTTGCAATTATTTATGGTGGGGGTGCAGGAGCGATATCACGGAATGTTGGATGTTCCATTGAAGATGGGGGCCGGCATATGGAAAACATGCGATCCGGCTTACCTGTACTCATGGGATATGTTGAACATCAAAAGAAATTTGCACATAAACATAAATGCATTTACACGGCATTTGGTCGCCGTATTCCTATCCCAACTATTGATTCTCCAATCAGGGCTATCCAGAAAAAAGCAGAACGCTGCGCCATCAATTATACGATTCAAGCTACTTCAGCAGATATTCTGAAGCTAGCGATGTGTTATGTTGATAAACAACTTCGTAAATTGGGATGGAAAGATAGAGTTCGATATGTATTGACTGTGCATGATGAAGTAGTATTTGAGATTAAGCCTGAATATTTAATGGAAATTGTCCGAAAATTGGATGAATGGATGACCACGCCATGGCGACTCCCTAAAGTCCATGGTAAACAATGGATGGTGCCGCTCGAGACCGAACCCGGTATTGATATTCATTGGCGAGCACGATTCGATTATTTCGCAATGGTTGACGGTAAAAAACCCGATCCCAAGGACTTGGATTCGGACGGGAGTTATAAAGGAAAATTGAAGAAAGACCAATATTTTGCAGATGGTCGGATTTATCAGAAAATCCCAGATTTTCTGGAGTCATATATTTGGCGCCTGACTCCGGCTCAAAGCGATATTATTAAACAAGCTCAACTTGAAGGGATTCCGTGGGAGATGCCAACTTCTAGCGCTTCTAGCGCTTCTACCCCTTCGGTTATAATCCAAGATATTAGTCCGATATTAGTATCGGAGAATTCTTCGGATTCTAAAAATATATCTCAAGATTCAATATCCATTCAATCCGAATCATCAATATCTGTTTCTGATTTAAACCTCGATGATATCTCGCTTGATACTACTGTTTTATCAACAGAATCTGAGATAGAATCAATTGATATTGGTGCATCTACAGATTCAATCCCAGAATCCAGTGATGCTTCCAGTTCAGTTAAACCAGAAATCACAGATGTTATCACTGCCGCTTCCGATGAAGGAGCGATCTTAAGATGGGTATTTAAAGCTGTCCCTTCAAAAGATACGGTAAGGAAGCTTAAAGCCGTATGCACTTTAGCTGAAGGAAATGTTCCATTGCGCGTAATGAATTTAAAAGGTCAAATTTTGATTCCAGAGTCTATCGGGACTAAAGTTCATCCTCAGAAGTTTCAGTTCCTGGCTTCTCTGTTTGGACTTGGTTGATGTTCCAACCTTTTGGATGAAATCTTTCAGCCGCCGCAGTGAGAGCCGCCGCATTATTTAATACTCGCTGTCGGAAATCTTCATTTTGCTGTATGGAGTCAGATTCCAAAAGCCCGAGTTCTCGTTTAGCAAGTTCCTCCAATAATTCCGCTATTTCATCATCAGGCATCAAAAAAGCTCTTTGACGAAAATCATCCATTTCTCCATCAGTAAGATTATTGTCTGCCATTGAGTACAGTACTTGATATTTGAGGTCGTTTTTAATATGAATAATGATATAGGCGGGATTTTAACGGGCCCGGAAATCAAAAGATTATATGAAGCTGGAGATATAAAAATAACGCCATGGAATGAAGACCAAGTTAATGATGATAGAATAAATCCAAGTTCATATGATTTAACATTGGGTGAGTATGTGGCCGTCTATGCAGATGTTGTCCATCATCGCCAACATATTGATTCTGATAAGATTGAAGATGGCTCTGGGATTAGTCCAAACCATTATGGATATTTAGATGTTAAATGCGAACCTAAAGTTCATACGTTCAAGATAGATCCTAAACTCGGTTGGATTTTAAAACCGGGCGTCGGGTATCTGATGCATACTCAAGAAGTCATAACTACCGATAATTATGTTCCTATTTTAGATGGAAAATCATCGATCGGAAGACTATTTATAACGGCCCACATCACAGCGGGGTTTGGAGATTACGGATTCGACGGTCAATATACATTGGAAGTGGTTGTCACGCACCCCATCCGTGTTTATCCAGGAATGCGCTTCTGTCAAATGCGTTTCCATACTTTAGTTGGAGAAAAACTTAATTATAGGAAAACCGGCCATTATCAAGGGCAACTTGCGCAAGGACCAGTTCCGTCTCGAATTTGGAAATCGTTTGCAAATGGCCGGCCGTGACCAACGAATAAATCTCGCAGCTAGAAAACCATCTTCTAGAATTACTCGCGATCATAATAGAGGACTGGCTTCTAAATCAATCCCGACAGGGCAATTTCTTCAACATGGGAAAATTGAATTAATTCTAGAAGACCAGAACGCTCGGCAAGTCGAATTGCGAATCATTATGCCGGCTTGCGTCATGCAAGCTGTAACACCATTGCTTCTTGAATCCGGATTGATTCATGAATATAAAATGGTGTCTCCATTGATGGCGTGGATACCAACCATTGCTCGTGAAGGTTTCAAAGAAGATATTATCCAGAATCAATCTGAATTGGATAGTGGAGTGAATAAGATCGCTATCAATTTAGCACATCAAATATTGGAATTCTTCTGCGAAGCTTCTGCTATTCTAAAGTTTCCGACTGATTTAGTCCCGTTGTTACCAATGGGCACTTATATTGAATTCCAATATAGATGTTCAATTGATAAATTGGCAATCACTTTAGAGAAAATATCGGAATCCAATATTGCAGGAATCCCTGAATTCCGATATGCAATGGCTGGAATATTAGTTAGTATCTTGAAGCGCTGGGATAGTTTGTGATCCGAATTGGAATGATATAACAAACCATCGCATTTTAGAATTTTTCCGAAGACTGATAGGTCCCATCCACATCGGATGTTTATTTTCATTCAATCGGACTATTTTAGTGGCGACGATCGCTGCATATGACTGGATTCGATTAAATCTGTGATTATGTGATTGCATATCAGCTTCGATAATTTCTCGACCAAATTCCATTTCGACAACATTGGATTCTGACTGTGGAATGAATTGGAATCCGATATGTTCGAGTTTGCTACGGATTAATTCGGATATTTGATCAGGTTCTGTCAAATGCCTGTACGAGAGGCCGTGAACCGGGTGTTCTGCTAGTTTCTGGATTTTTTGCCGGTTATACTGCTCGGCTTGAGCCAAAGCTAAAGAAGAAGTTATTTTCGGATGAACGATGGGCTTAGACTTTTGAAGTTTTCCATCTTCTCCAATATAATCAGGCGGTTGATAGATATCTCTTTCGGAGATTGGAATAACAGCTTTTCCAGAATGCTGATCAATTAAATATAAACTGGAAGGCAACTGGCGATGTCTATCGAGTTCTTCTAAAATTTCGTGTATGGCAGATTTGAAAATCTCTTCAGTCCCGGGCAATATTGTATGCGCGATTAAAGTGTAGACATCAGCTGCGCAGCTGATGGCCGGATCGGAATCTGCAATCAGCTGCGCTAATTCCGTACTATCATGAATAAATTTCCGAATTGCCAACAAGTATTTAGCGTTTAACGAAGCGGATCCTGATTTCGATAAATTAGTCATCTTCAAGTATATAGGTTTCGCCTGATTCGAGTTTTACGTCTTGGGATTCAGTTGATGGACTATGAAGAATTGTACCTTGTTCAAATGGAGTATTCGATATCTGCGGCGATTTTTTGACTGGTATATCTAGTGGATGTTCTTGACTACGCGATGTGTCAATTACAATAGATTCAATCGGGCTTTTTGGTTCATCATTTACATTATTTATTGAAATATTGACAAATTCGGTAGCGTTAATATCTGGAATTTTTACCGGCTCTTCGCTTATTGATTGGACTTCATACATACTCTGCATCGGTAAAAATTTCTTAGATCTGATATTATCAAACCGTTTATCTTCTTCAATGGCTCTAGGAACATTAGTGAAGAGCGTAGATTGCCAATTTCGCATTCGTTTATCAAATGTTGAATTGTTTAGCGAGCTTCTACTACATTCACGGTTGGCACATACAATGCAATATGTTGCATTGAATTGGTCTACGGGAGGTAATCCAACATCTGACATGCACTCTTTCAAGAAATCGTCTTTACTCATTTTCACTTACGTTACGTCATTGTTGCAGACTTGTCTTACTAAATCGTATGTGGTAAATTTCAAACTCCTCTTGTGTTAGTTAACACAGAGGAAGAACCGGGGCTTGAATATGAAAAATGGTACAAGCAAGCGTGAGGTACGACTTTCTAACGAACCAATTAAAAAAGAACCAAAAAGATTCTCTTGGCCTAGGATGGCCGAAGATAATATTACTCCACTTGGAGTAGATGTAGTTGCTAAACGTACCGATATCGTAAAACTTGTATATGCCCATTTTAAAGTAGTTGAGATTTCAATGGAAGAACTTCTTCAAGAAGTCTTTCTCGCTATAATCCATAAGAATCATGGAGGAAGTGCTCATGATCCTAGGAAATCTAGTTTCGGTCATTATGTGTGGATGGTAGCTAATAACGTTTGTATAAATATAGTCCATAAGCAAAAACGTTTTTCTTTAGAAAAAGATTCGCTTGATGCTCCATATAGCAGTGATGATAAACGGACTTTAGCAGATACTATAGAAGTTGAAAATAATCACGATCAAATGCAAGAACGCCTAGAAGAAGTTGAGAACGCGATGCGAAAGAAGGGCATGTGGGATTTGGCCCGTTACGTGAGAGCCATTCGCAGTGGTGCTTCTCCAGACATAATCCGTGAAGCATTGAGTTTTGGCGATAAAAACGTGACTTTGAAAGTCGTTCGTGACTTCAGATCGCGAGTTAAGGCTTTTGCAAATACCGAAGCCAAAGATATTTAATTTTGATTTTTGATCTTAGTTATATTATTCAAGAAACCATCTATCATGCTTTTCATACCTCGATTTAATGTTTTTCCTCTAAGACCGATGTTTATATCACCACGGACTAAAGCCGGACCAGCTATCGGATTTTTTAATAAATATACACAACCAGCACACACATGCATATCATCAACGGAGTCCGACTCCGTTGATGATAAATCCCTCTTTAACGCTGACTGAAGAGTTTGGCGTATTTCTTGTGCGTGCACATAAATTGGCGCTGGATTATTACAATAATGACAAGGTTTCATTAGATATTCTAAAAATACCGAACATTAGAATTCATGGAACATTAGAGAAATTACTTTATCCAAGTCGAGACTGGAACGAACATTAATACGTTCGGCCAACAGTAATCCAATCGGAAGTGCTACGCGCAGACTAAGGATTCCGAATTCTGCTAATTCCAAAGCTAATTTGCGTTGGAATTCTTCATATAAATCATCCATATTTATCGGGACGTATTGTCCGGATCCTGATCCCCAAGGATCACATAATTTAGGATCTGAACTCACAAAATGCGTAGAACATACCGGAGGCCTGGTTTCCCACGCCAAGCATTTTTCAGATTCTGGATCTAGGACTGGACATTTTTGATTTAATTTGAACCAAGCTAATGGTTGTGCATTTTTTAACAACTGGATTTGTCGAGATGCTCGGACTCGAACAGATTCCCAGGTCCCTTTTTGAACCAAATCGTGATAAATCACTAAAGATTCGGCCACACTCACTAAGATATAACGACTGCAACAAGCAGAACATCCTGATTTACAAGGGATGTTTTGTTTAATTAGCTGGAGTCGTCGTTTTTCAGATTTTTGAGCTGTATTAAGTATGGCTAGTTTAACATTAGCCACACCGCTTGGAAAATTAATATCCATTTAGTTCGACTGTTGGAATAATGAGTCGAGATTTATATTATTAGAATCTTCAATTAAACTGCCTAATAAATCAAAATCTTGGATTTTAGAATGCAAGTATTTCCATATACATTCTCTGATTTGAATACATAATTTGGAACGCATAGATTCGGGAATATGCGTTCCAAATATTGATACTAAGAATCTTTTTAATATGGAATGCGCATTATCAATCAATTCCAATTCGGCTTGGATAATTGAATTTTCAACAGTCCAATGATGGTTGAAAATTAATAAACGTGCAAGACGATTTGCATATAGTTTAATATGCTCCTCGCCTGCACGTTCATATTTAACATAATCTACGCTTTTATACATAAATTACGTTACTGGAAATGCGTCTGAAAATTGGACGATGTATAAAATCAGGCAGTATGGGCTATAGTAGTATCTTGAGCCACTGATTCTACAAACTTATCCACATCAGCATCATCTTTATTGTTCTTCATGATAAGAGCATCATGATATTGAACGCCTTGCGGATTCTCTTGGAAAGAATTGTCCTTTTTCAAGATATTGTATACCGACTGATGTGACCAATATCCATATTTCTCAGTCACCTTGGTATATAAATCTCGCTTGCTCAGGCCTCCATTTTCACGGAGTACTTCTTTCATCGCTTCGCGAAGCGCTGGACGACCATCCTTCGGAGGATTGGCTTTAGCGGCTTCGTTTTCTTCATCTGTCTTGGAAACTTTGGCTTTAGCCGCCTTGGGGGTTTTAGCCGCCTTGGGGGTTTTAGCCGCCTTCTCCAGTTCCTTCTGAACAGGCTTTTTCACAGCCTTTGGAGCTTTCACAGCAGCGGTTTTAACAGCTGCCTTAACCACCGGTTTGAGAGGAGAATTAGAAAGCCCTTGAAGGACGCCATTAAATTGGAACTTAATGGCTTCAAGTGCAGTGACTTCCTTTTTTACTTTCGCAATTGAATTATCTATTCCTCGCATCAACGAGTGAGCTCGAATTTCTGCTTGTTTGGGTGTTAAGTCTTTGGATGTGGTTTTATTTTTCTTGATTTCAGTTTTTTTCATTATCACATATCTCCTAAATTTTTCCTCCAGGGATAAATATTAAATCCTTGGAATCTCGTATGCAATTATTGTTAAATATTACGCGATTTCAAATCTTTTTCAATACGTCCGATGTCCGATGCGCAGACAACCCCCAATTTACGACAAATAATCTCTTTCTTATTGGTATGATTATCTAGAATCGCAACTTTCCTATCTAAATTATAGCTGCGATATAAAGTCCGTAATTGGTCATATAAAATAGTCCAGTTAGCTATTTTACGAATAGGCCGTTTGGGTATCATGGATATAATACAATACAACAATTTGTGTGGATCATGCAATTATTTTCGTAATAATAACCATTAAATAATCAGTTCTAATATGAAATATGATGAATTCCTGTTCAAATTAGATGAATATAAATCCGAATTCCACCAAGTGAATAATAGAGATATCAAAACAATCCAAGAACTCGAAGAATTCCTGAAACAACGAAAATATGGACGTAAACCCCGGAGAACGTTAAAATCTTTAAAACATATCGGAATGTAGGGATCAATGACATTGACTGATGCATGGTGGGTATTAGGACAAGATCCTAACAGAATATTCCTTCATGTTCAATCGGAATCAGATAAGGGACTCCGACTCCGAATTCTAGAAAAGGAACTCGTTCAAGCCCGTTCGATAGCCAGGAAGTTACTCGGACTGCATCATCCAGACAAGAATCCAGATGACATAGATAATGCTAAGGAAAGATTCCAAATAGTCCAGCGAGCATTATCCATAATTGAACAAAATACTAAAGAATTCCGTGAAAAACTTAATAAAATTCAAGATGATGATGAAACTCGGACTCTCATCAAAATTATTAAAATATGAATATAGTTACTGCGATTCAATTTAGTCCATTATTGGCTAAATGTCCATCGGATACTAAAAATAATATAATCCGTTCAGAGCAATATATTCAGAAGGCTTTTGAATATAGGACTTCTTTAATAGTATTCCCAGAGTTGTCTTTTGTAGGCAACTCATTTTTGAATCGAGAAGAAGCTGCAGCTGTGGCTGAACCAATTTATGGGCACACTTATAAATATTTGCAAAAGGTCGCTATTAAATTATCAACTTACATAGTATATGGATTCGTAGAAGATTCAGATTGCGAGTTATATAATTCAGCAGCATTAATTGGGCCGCACGGGAATTTATTACATATTAATCGGAAATCCAATCTTATTGGATGTGATTTCTTATGGGCTGCTCCTGGAAATATGGAGCCTGAAATATCTGCGACTGATATAGGATTGATATCTGCCATTGTTTGCAGGGATTTGATTAATAAGGCTGTTAGTTCCAAATCTCCTTGTTCAATATGTGATATACCATCTAATTATTATCTCAACAATCCATGCGGAGTTTGTGGTGATCAAAAAACTCCGCATACTAAATATGTGACTAAAAATTCTGGAGTGTTTGGTGGAAAATCTGTTGATATAGTAGCTGGAGTTACCAACTGGGGAAAGGGATTTTTTCCACCAACTACATGGATGGATTTTGCGGAAGAAAATCAGTGTACTTTAGTAGCTGCCAATCGTTGGGGAACAGAAACCAATAAAGGCAAATATGGAACGTTCACATCCGATTTTCATCAAGGCGGCTCAGCTATAATCGAAGCCAATGGAAAAGTCCATATCAATGGACTTATATTTAATGAGAATTGTGTAATAGCTGCTGCCATTGAGGTCTAAATTCATGTCTTGTGGATGCAATACTGATCCTTGTAGTTGTCAATTATCTGAATGCATGATTGATTTATGTAGTAATTTATGTCTAGAAGATGCTGTCAATCCTACATATCCTGAAACCACTGTCAGTAATGGAAATACTGCCAATAATATGTGGTTCAGAGAAGGCGCACCGGGATATGCCGGTCAATGTATTCTCGATACATTGACTTATGAACAAGTCATTGGCGTGTTAGAGCGAGTACCTGGAGCCGGCAAAGATCTATTAAAAATCACTAATGATCCGTGTTTAGTGGAACTGGCAAATAAAGTTGGTTTAATTGTTCCTGAACAAGAACAAAATCAACAAGTCATGGATCGGCTCGGTAATAGGAATATACCATATTATACTATTTTCCGGGGAAATATCGATGGAAGTATTTTGTAGTCCTTTTATAGGACCGTCCATGAATGTGGACTATCTAATTCGCGCTTAAAGGAGCGAGTCGAGCAATATTAAAGCACGCTCTCGAAGCGACTCGGAGACGTCTCTCCAATCGTGAACACTACCACCATCTTCACGCCAAAGCGTATATGTCTTAGTCCCAGGGAAGACTTCCCAACGCCCATTACCAGCATAGCGGAGCACACGCCGTGGAGCAGTGGGTAGGTAGCCAGTCCATGTTTCCCGAACTTCGTGAAAGAGTCCGATATCCGAATCGTCTGGACTGGTGTTGTGGTCACTATGTATATCGCCAAGTCGCACAATCAGTTCACGCAATTTACTAAGCTTGTCGTTCATTTTGTATCTCCCGATTCCGCGAAAACCAAATCGCCATACTAACCCACACAGTGTTTGCTGTAAACACGGCGATACCAGCGAACCAGCTTGAGGTTAGTCCGACCCGCCAGTAAAACCATAAATTGAAAGCTCCCCAAGCTTGAAACCAAATCACTGGCGCAAGCCGTACGCCAGCAAGTCGCCGATCGCGATAAAGTTGGACTACGTTCATTGTGAGCAAGAGAGCTCCACCGGCTTCGAAAAGGGCGTTAATATGATCAGGCGTCATAATGTCTTAAGATCTTATTTCTGTTGATATGTATTTACCTATAGCCCGAACATTGTGTTCACATAATCCAGATTATTCATGTAAAGCTCCACCATAGTATCCAGATATCGCTCTTTCTATGACTATTTTTGATTTTTCACTGACTATTTTATTAGGATCAATGTCATTAGTCCATGCCAGTAATATTGCATATATTAATATATCAGCTATTTCAGCTCGAACGGCTGCTATTTCTTGATCCCTCGTACCATGCAATCGTATAACTTTAATCAGAGAACCTGATAATTCCCCGCACTCTCCATTCAAAGCTAATCCATAGAAAACTGCTGGATTATGTCCGAATGCTTCTTTCGGTCCCATTTTTTTAACAGCACATAGAGATTCATGCGCTTCTAAGACTGAAAAAACCATATCAGGGATGGCTTGATCTTCTAAATTTGATAATTCTTCTACTTTATTTTTAAGGAATAACTCAACATTCTCCGAATTGAGAGCCTCTTGGATTAATTTCTTACAAAATTGTATTGAATTTTTAGTTTGTTCCAATTTTTTATTATCCTTTAGATATGTGAGGAAAAAAACCAATATAAATTTTTCATTAGATTACGACATATTAGTTAAGTTGAAAGAATCTGATCCTATAAATTTAAGTGCATTAATATCTTTGATTTGACACAGTTCTTGATGAGCCGCCAACACGGTCTTTATCATATCTGGATGGAGGAGTGGCTCCTGATCATTCAATTCTTGTAACTTGCATTCTAAGAATGCTCTTATATCTATATGTTCAAGAGCATCTTTAATGATGGACTGACAAAATTGGATTGAATCTCTATTCAATCGGGTGGCTGGACTAATATTTTGTGACATTATTAATTATAATCCGGAGAAATGATAATATAATCTTCAGTGGCTTCAATCAGATTGGTCTCAAGAATATTTATGCGTTTTCCGATATCAACAGTCAACAGATGCAAATTCATAAACGGATCTACGGAGCCATCAATGATGGCTTCTGATTCAAGATTTTTAATTATTGAATCACGCAAAGTCTTGAGTTCATCAATTCTTGCTCGGATTTCATTTTTAGTTTCACGCATATCATACTTTACGATTCCATTCATTGAATTGGAATGCATTATTAAAACAATCCGCTCTGATTTGAGTAGCTCGAGAGGCCAACGTTTGATAAAATATCATTAATTGGAATTTATATGGATCCGATGCATTCGCGAATGATTCTGCCGTGGAATCCAAGTCTTCTATCATTCCATTGAAATATGGAATAATCTCAAAATTATGTCGTGCAGCTTCTCTGCGCATGAATTGGAATAAACTCATCCAATCAGCTGCTTTCACCACATCTTTTACATATTTGGCTGATTCTGGACTCGGCAAATTTTGTTCAATCATTTTGAACAAATCTTTGATAGCTATTGGAAACAAATCTTCTACTAATCGGTTTTCCGCTTCATCAATTTGGTTCTTAAGTTCTGGACTGGAATATTTAAAAGTCCGAACCACATCCCCCGTGACGCATTCAGGAGCATCATGCGTCAGAGCATGAATAAGTAATGACGGCAGGATTCCGTCTGGTTTCTGTTGCAAATTATTATGGATGAGAACTGCATACAATGCAACCCAGAATGTATGTTCCGCAGTAGATTCAGAATATGTTACGGGAATACTGCTGAAGCGGATTGTATGAGATAGTCTTCGAATATCTCCGCTTGATACGGAAATCAAATCGTTCCAGTTAGTCATATTTATCCTTAGAAGAGCTCAGATTCGAGCAATTTCTCTAAGGAATTTACATCTGATATCACACCCATATGACCACTAAGTCGATAACACGTGGCAGATATGCCGTTACTAGCTAGTGTATTTATCAACATTTCAACTTGTCTTTGAGTCAACAAGTCATGTTTTATGCAGATATCACCTTCTTCATCAATATATTCGATAGAATAAAAATGAGTACGATTATCGTCACTCATATTAAGACACCAGAATAAAATGTGTAAATATGAATTATGTTCAAGTATTACTTTACATGAATAATGTAGTTACTATAGGGAAATGTATTTCATGTCAAGCTCATCAAGCCCTAACCAATATGGCATGTTCTAAATGCATTTCTATCTATGGGGAGAAATGTGGAGCTTGGATTCAAATGATAATCCAAGATCCTGATTTCAAACGCATGTGTTATGAAGCGCTCAAAACAGCGTTTGCAAAACAAAAATTCATAGAAAAATTTGGTGCCGTTGCGTGAGATCATCGGCTTCGCAATTTGCTTTAATGTGGATAAGTCTAATGATTATTAATCTTCCTGTCCGAGGAAGATTACAACCACTCATGAACATTGCAGTCCTAATTATTGAGGCAATATTCATTTTGGCCATAATGTTAGAAACCGGGACCTTGGAAACCGGATTGGATTCCAAATTTAGAAGACCGATTCAAATACTAGCAACCATATTATGTATAATTTATATTGGTATGTGCGGATTAAGCCAGTTTCTTCACTAATTCCGAAAAAGGTATGGCTATCATAGCCGACGAAGCTTGAATAAGACTGATGGCTCGTAACGGATTGTTTTTGCAGTTATTGATATCTAATAATAACTGTTGTGCCCGTTGCGAACGCCATTTGGCTTCGTTATCCAATTCAAATAACTGGATAACGTCTTCTTCGATACACAACCAATGTATTCCTAATGTGAATCCAGAAATATCACACTGCCGGAACCAATTCTTGTGGAATAATTGATTCATATCATCTAATAATATAGTTACCGCGTTGGTCACGTCTCGACCAATGATTTGATAACCATGTTGTGATTGAATAATTAATCTATCAGGAACATACGGTCTGTACTCCGGAATCAAACCTGTAGCTGGACCATACGCTATGGATATATTCATTATATTGAAATAGCCAGTATAATGAATCCTAAAAATCCGACGAATAACAACACGAGTGTTGCCCAACACAATATATTCAACATTTGAATCGTTGAATCGTTAAAATGCGGACTCTTGGTTGGATTTGACTGGAGCTCTAGTCCAGGGATTTCTTGATAAACATTATTAACTGTTCCGAGATTCACATTAACTGAATCGGTTTGAATAGTTAAATTCTGCATAATATCATCGGTTGTTTGGTTTTTTCCAGATAGATACTTCATGCGGCTTGTTTTTGTAGAATTGCCTTAATAAGTGCTTCCAATGGAAGCGCCATAGTATCCGCATCAAGCTCCTGAATCATACGGCGCACTTGATTGGATTTATATCCAAGATCAATCAATATGGCTTCAGCTTCTTGCATTGAACTGGAGCGAGGTTTCATTGTTTGAACTAATCGACTCGTCGGTTTGCGTGTGAGCCGATCAATAGCCAGTTCTCTATCTTTCGGAGACAATGAATTTTGGAAAGCTTCCATGGCTAGCTTATCATTCTTATATCTAGAATATTCTACGACGTCTGACATGAATTCGATATATGACAATTGATCTGCCATATCCGATCGAATACCAATCGAAACGCACTGTCTATGGACTGACAACAGTTCACAACTTGGATTGACATAACCATCTACAGCAACCAAGCGTTCAATAGCAGCTACCGCACATTCATTTTCGGCTTCGACCAGTAGCAATTTACTAAAACCTGGACCGTTGGGATTTTTGCAAGCAAACATAAACCAAGCGTTTTTACATTTAAACGACGGATGATCGGACGTCAAATAATCTTGGCTTTTCATAAAGTGATTTATGATATCAACATATAGATTTACGGTAATATAATTTCTAAAGATATATGATTGACATCGGGCTGATGGTTCGGATATTTAATTATTAATTCCAAATCTTTACGAACGTACCATATGCCATTAATTAACGTGGCAGGACCTTCTCCAAACCATACTCCAGTATTATCTACACCTAACCATCTATGGACTACATTATAATATGCTGCATGAGTGTCTCGGAAATCTGCCATAAAGAACAGTCCATTTAGAATTATTTCTTCTGCTGTCAAAAGCAACAATCGGCCATCATCCCCGATTAATTGCCAATCAATATTCTTCACAATATAACTCTACTCAGTTATTTATTGGAACAACTTTTAATCAATAATAAGATTGATGTCAGCTTCTAATATCAATCTCCAAGGCCGTATTTTACGAATTGCTAACGCATTAAATAAAGCTCAACATCCCAGCAAATCCAAATTAGCTATCGAAATTGGGAAAGTAGTAATAGCGCTCGAATCTGACGTTCCTATAACATCTAGTCCAGAAGGCATATTAAATGCTCCTTCTGGACAAATAATTGCTGAACTCAGTGGGTTGCTGTCTTTAAAATATCAAAAAGATGCTACTTACAGGAGTTTTTCTGATAGAACGCGTGGGCCTTGGAGAGATTCTTTAGTTGATCATTGGTATGAACATTCCAAAGATGAACGTGAACATGCATATGCAATTGCAATGAAAATTATTGGATTTGGTGGGGACCCAATACTTGCGACGTTAAACGTTCCAATTTGTCCTGCTAATTTGACTGGATTTTTCACAGTGTTGCTCAATCTAGAGTTGAAGGCAATTGAGACCGAACGTCGAATCATTGAATTAGCAGGAACGCAAGATGCATTGCGAGTTTTGATGGAAGATTTGATGCTGAAGGACTCTCACCATATCGACGATCTCAGGCGAATGGGGAATGAGGTATTACAATGAATGGCATTCGACAGTTAAATGTGCTATTGAATTCAGCAATTCAAGAATTCCCGGATTTCAAAATCCGGCCCAAATCCAATAGTTTATTCATGAAAAGTATTTCAATATTCTTGAAAATTTTGACGTTCGGTAAAAATACTCAATTCATGGACAATTATTATACAACTATTGGACATACTATTTATGTTCCAAATAATTACAATAATTCCAGCGAATTAGAAAGAGTCGCAGTAATTAGACACGAGCTTGTTCATATGCGACAAGCTCGGAAATATAGCCAGTTTATTTTTTCGATTTTATATTTATTCATTATATTCCCAATCGGCTTGGCGTATTTTCGAGCTAAATTTGAAAAAGAAGCATACGAAGAAAGTATGCGAGCCCGAGCCGAATTTTATGGAATGTCAGCTTTAGATGATATTAAATATAAACAACAATTAACTGGGCACTTCACATCATCGGATTATCTATGGATGTGGCCATTTCCGAAATCGATTGAAAAGTGGTATGGCGCCACTGTTGAAAAATTAAGGAAAGAAATTTCACCATGAAATATAGACTATATTTTGTGATCATTGTAATCGTATTAGCATTATTTGGATCTTTGAGCAAATTAGTTGTTGCTCAACCTAAAGGCTGCGATGGTCCTCAAGATTTATGTCAGCAGATCTTGGATCTCAATCAAAAGCTGGCTGAACAAAAACAAGTAACAGCTAAATTTACTAAAAATGAGGATAAAACAATAGAAAAAGTTAAAGTTGAAGAAGATCAAAAACATGAAGAAACGACTGCAAAGACTATTGCGTTTGCAGCTGTTTTTGCAGTCGTACTGAAAGGGATTCTTTCATTATTACGGTCTTGGAAGAGTTATTTCACGACTGTTAAAGGCAAAGCTTGGTTAAAGGTAATATCCATTGGAGTTGGATTAATTGCTTTTATCGCTACCAATATCGGGCTCGGAATCCCATGGTTGCAGTCATTGATACTTGCTGGTGGTGGACCCGGTGCAATGATGATACATGATATAACAGATTTGTTCCCAGTGTTGACCGGTAAAAAAACGGATTTACCGCCCGAAGCCAACGATATTTAAACCAAAGCTAGAAATAAATTATTAAATAATACTTGTCCGTGCGGTGTTTTGATCTTATTTTGATCCAATTTAGGATAATGTTCTGCCAAGTATTCACAATCTGAAGCTAGCGCTCCGATAAGTGTATTTAATCTATTGATTTCTTCCTTAGCTGAACTAAGTTTTGTGTTTTGAGCACGTAATTCCAAACAAATTTGTTCATAGTCATCTGCGAATTCTTTTTGGGCGACATATGATTTGTCGCGTTCATAATGCATCTTCAGGAGTAAATAAGCCATGGCTTGGATTTCAGCTGTTGAGGCATTATGAACGCCGGATGCGATTCCGTTCAGTCTTGCTATTAATAATAAACTAGATTGATCTTGAGGCATGACTTATGAATTGATATGTGTTTGATGGACTACTGGAGGAGTGATAACTTGACGGCAAGTTGGACAAATCGGGATTTTTCCGATTTCAGATTCAACATCTTTAATGGAAGAATCCATGATAATTAATTGTGATTCAAATTGCTGAATATCAGATTCACAACTTTCGACTCCAGTTAATATTTCCGACATTAACTGGATTGTAGCAATGTCAATATCATTATCTGGAATCTCAGGCAATTCAGTTCCAAGGTCATGATAAGAAGCTAATGCTGTCTCCAAATTCGACGCTAATTGATGGAGTCGCATGATTTCTTCTAATTCTTGATTGAGTATTGGATTCGGAATCTGAACTCCGTGAATAACATCAATATGATTAATATTATTTTGTAATGTTTCTATCACAAGGAATTGTGCTGCAGTGTTCAATCTTTGTAAATCGTTAGCAATAACATCATTGGGGATTGATAAATTACTAACTTCACGTATTGTTAAAATCGATTTTGCAATACTATCACAAATTTGTGACAAATTCCAAGCGATTGTTAATCGATGTAGTGGTTCCACAAAATCATCATTCGGAACCTTCACATCTTTAACAGAGAAGAATCTTTCAATAGCTCTTGCTTCGTTATTTAGATTGTTATATAAAGATTCTGCAAGTATCAATTTATCTTGATATTTATTGATGGAATCTAACTGATCAATTAATTCTTTCTCGATTGTTAAAATATTATCCAGAGGATCAAAATGCAATATTGCTTCCCGTAATTGGACGGTGGTAGCTTCTTTTAATCCAGATTCTTGTAGGAATCGAGATCGATTCCTTACGTTAATAAGTATTGCATCTTGATAAAATTCTAAATGAGAGACTTCAGATATGAAGTCTGTAACCGATGGTCCTGTTTGATCAAGCAAAAAAACCGGGTGGAACTGGTCTGCATACCATGGATATAAATCATCTTTTCCAATTTTGACTGATCCGAATCCTAACTGCACCGTAATATCAGATTGACCCTGACCTAATTTATCTTTAGGTTTATCTTCGCCAGGGAGCCAATAGCGGTTTATACCCTTTTCTCCCTTTTCCCATTTAATTCCCCAAGTTCTGGACTGTAGATCAACTGTGCTAAATTTTTCACCTTTCCGAACCAATCCAACAACTGATTTGTTAAGAAGCGCTCCTGCGATGGCTCGCATGATTGCGCTCTTACCAAGATTGGTCGAGCCTTTGATACAAGTGAAACCTTCAATAGCGAATTGGAGATTCCCGATACTTTGAAAGTTAGTGATTTGGACTGAAATAGGTGAAAGCTCACGTTTGACTGACATTTATAGGTCCTTTAGATATTAGTTTCCGAACTTCATATAATGCGTCGGCGTCGGTTCGCCCCTCACCTTTTATCGCTTGTCCATTTTTGGTAAATAGCCAAAAAGTATGCGAAACACCGTCTATCTTATAATCATTATGTACTGCTACTGACCAGCCTTGAGCTCGTATATCTTCAGCGTTAGCCGCTCGATTAGCTGATAAATATGCACAAGAATCTCTTGCATCCACTTGTTCTAATAACGTACGCAAAGCGTCTCGAAATTCTTTAATATTCCGATGATCTCCGTCGATCGCCACTTCTAGTTTATCCCGGAGTTCTTCCGCTTCATTCATGGGTATGAAGCTATGCTCTGAACAATAGACTCCGATGCTGCATTTATTGTGTTGTTGGCGTTCAGCTACAACTTGTTCAGTATTCATATAAGAAAATACGCTTGAATTAAGGTGAGTCCAACAGTTCCATCGCAGACGTAGCACCGACCGGATCTGGTAATTCCGCGTCGTCAGTATCAGTCTGCTCATCTATTTCAACGACAGGAGCATCGGACGCTTCATAATCATCGTCATCATCATTCCGCTTACTGACCGCTCCTTCAGCCAATGAAGCAAGTTCTTCATCACTGATAAGTTCGTAACCTTCGACGATTTTATTCATACAAAGTTCTGATAGTTCTTGCAACAATGCTCCGTCGTCCATTTGTTTTAGAGCAAGCCGAAACTTTTCAATGCCGACTTGCTCTATCAATTTGCCAGACTTTTGTGATTTGAATTGCCAAACTTCTTGCTTTTTCGCATTTTTAGTAAGTCTAGCAATATTATATGCTTCGGCGACATTAAGTAAAGTTCGGAGTTCATCAATACCAACTCCATAACGAATAGTAATAAGCCCTGAATGCCCTTGTTTGGCATCCACCTTATTCTTAATCATCTTGACTTCGATATCAGTGGCTATTTGTACTTCTTCATAAGCCTTGATTATCGGATTATAACGTTTAGCTTTGGTGGACATTTTAGGTTTGAGCAACAATCTGATTGAAGCCCAGAATTTGAGGGCATTACCACCTGTCGTGCTTTTTAAAGCTTCCTCGGTGTAACCCATTGCCCCGATTTTATCGCGTGTTTGATTAAGGAACATAACATGACTACCAGTCCTAGAAATAATATTCTGGAGCTTGGGTAGCCAATTGGACATGAGTCTCGGAATTTCCGCTACACCTTGTTTCTGTTTGACATCGACAGTATCGCGTTTAACTTCGCGAGTGGAAATTAAACCTGCAACAGAGTCAATAACAATGAAATCCACTCCGTTAAGTGCAGCATTAGTTACTAGAGCTTCGGCTTCTTCGAAAGTCCGGGGTTGAGCTCGGAGCGCCTGACCAGATCCATTTTGAGTAACAGGTCGAAAGTCCACTCCTAGGGACATCGAATATTTATCTACAACTGCACATTCCAAGTCCACATAGAATCCACATCCATCATTTTTGCCTCCATTAAAAATGGCCTGTGCCATTCCTGACAAAGCTAGCGTGGATTTTCCGGAGCTCTCCCGTCCATATACTTCAGAAATACGACCTCGTGGATATCCGGGACACACAAAATTTCCGTCAGGCAAACGAGAGCCGCCGATTAGCATATTGAGCACTGTGCTACCAGTATTAATATACTCCATTTTGAATGATGGTTCAACAAATAAATCACCAAGTGCACCGGCTCTTTTATCAACGGAAGCCTTAAATCGAGCCAATTTATTGTGTAATTTAATTATTTGCTTAGACATCATTACTCCTGATTCTGTTGATCACGTTCTAGCCATTTAAGAAGATTCGGATCGATATTGGATTTGAATGGGAGATCTATCGACCCTTCCGGGATCTTACTGAATGAGAAAAACCTATTATTTTCTCGAAATACGTGCGCTGTTCTTCGAATAACTGGTAAGCCGGTGGAACGCCGTTTGATTTTCTTCGTGCGCTCCAGGAACACTTTCTGTTCATCACCAGTCAGTTGCTCTGGGTCTAAAAGTCCTAAACGCAGCTGATTGAATCGAGCGGCAAACCGACTCGCATGATAGGCGTCGGCTTCGTCCGCTTGTAACAAGTCCGGGCACATTCTATCAATTTGGACCGAACGCTGCATATCGGTTTTATCTGCAGCGCTATTTCCTGTTGCTAGGATTTTTAAAGTGATAGGATCGAACAATACGCAATCTTTGCGAGCCATAAAAATGGCCTCGAGAGAAAACAGCATGAGTCCATGATGGATGACGTCGTATGGACCTCCTCCATAAGCCGGGCTTTCAATTCCAACAACGTCTACACGGAATCTTCTGAGCAAGTCGCTGACCAATGCTCGGAAGTGCATGAATCTAGCAACAGGCACAATCGAATTTAAAGTGCATTCATGGCCTGATAATACTAATCGTTCGGCAGTCACTGATGCATCAGTGTCATATACACAATATCCATAGCCAGATAGACTCGGATCCAAGCCCAAAGCACGCATTTGATTTTATTAGAACTCGGTGACGCATTGGATGTGAATGCGTCACCGAGTTCTATATTAGAATATTATTATTCGAGAAGCGCGTCGTATGACGTAGTAATCTGCGGAGAAGCCGCTGAAGCCTCACCACCAGACAGAGCCGCTGCACTTTCCGAAGCGCCTCGAAGACGTTCCGTGAGCTTCTCTTTACTCATTTCGAAACCAAGCTCCGACTTGAGGTATTTAACATTCCGGAGCCCGCTCTCCAGTACCCATCGACGCAGCTCCGGATCTGCGTCTTCACGTGCCCAAGCCGCTGTATATCCGTTTTCAGGAACCAATTTCTTGTACTTTGGATCACCATCCAAAGTTAACTTGAGATCGATAACTGGCATCTTGTTATTACGCGCATCAGTATAAGTGCTTTCAATTTTCTTAAAGCGCTTTGCACTCATACGCCAAGTCATGATTTCAGTATATTTGCGTTGTTTGAGCAAATCTAAATCGATTTTTCCATCTTTTTCGACCGGATATTTCAAAACCAACGTGGCAACTTGCTGTTCAGCTTCCCCGATATCATTGCAACAAATTTCGGGTTTGACTAAATTGCCGCCTTCATATTTGCTCAAACATCGAATACTGCCGATGCCGTCTCTATAATGAGTGAACGCCGTTCCAAATTTGGGCGAATTGATATCCAATCTATCAAATTCAGTAAGTTCTTCAGGTTTCTTGCCCAATTTTTCAGCCAATTTGGAATTGACCTTAGTCAGATACATTTGCTTTTCTTCTTCAGTCAACGCTCGGCCAGCTTCTTTAGCTTTTTGGGCCCAAATAACCTCATGATATAACTTAAAAATAATAATGGAAATCCGAGCGACTTCTCCTGAACGAGAGAGTTTGAATGAATCAATACCTTGGGGTTTAACAACCTTGGACTCTTCGAAACCGAATTCAATAATTCCAGACATGTTTTTCTCCTAGACGTTTGGCATTAGCCGTCGTTATTATATTTGGATTTTGTTGAACATTTCTGCGAAACACCGCAGAACTAACCTATCACTAAACCGTTGAACCCGCCAGATTGCTCTGGCATTATGAATAACTATACAATTAAAAACTCAATCAGCAAGCAAATCATCGTACGACATTACCGATTGACTAGCAATTTTAGGAATATTCTCAGGGTCCAAAGCAGGTTCAGTTGACCGAATGATTTCTGATTGAGCTGTGGAAATATCAGAAATCGGAGCTTGATTAAAAAAATCAGCAATTTGCTGTGCATGTACAGCATCTACAGGAACTGGCAAATCTTCCGGACGTTTCGATTCATCCAATAAATCTGTCGGATTCACAATTTTTTCACGAACATGCGGAGACATTCCTCCGGGAATGGTACCATCTCTATTGGTTTGTGGAGGCATATAACCTTCTCCTCCGTTACTCCAGCTTTCTTTATCATCTTTCACAATTTGACGTTGCAAACGAATATCTTGAGATGTGCGATTCAAATCATCATATTTGAGTTTGATGATTTTGATAGTCTCTTCAACATTCACATGTTCGACTTTAAGCACATGTAGTTTTTTGTGTTCAAGATTGAGTTTCATCGCAGCAATGGCTAATCTATCTTGCTGTGCTGGCCCTTGTTTAACTATTGGATCATCCGCCAACAATTTTTGAGTTTTGAATTCCAAATCTAATGTAGAAAAACTAATTTCTGTTCGTAAATTTTTTTCATAGCGTCGAGTGATTTGCAAATAATATTGAACTCGATTTATATAATTGCGGCATTTAGCAATATTGGAATTCAATAATTTAGTTCCGAGCTCCGGCAACGTCGGATCATCTGGAAGTTGGATTTCATATCCAGCAATTTCTTCAAGAATATCTTCCAATTTATTAGAGGAAATATATCCAGAGATATTCGATGGATCGAATTGGAAAGCTTCGGATAATTGATCAGTCATAGATATTAGACTTTACCTAGCAACAGTTTCTGTGGATTCCATGATATATTTCTTGACTAATATATTCAATATGTTATCATAATTAGTCTGAGACATTGTCAATTTTTCTTTAGCTTCTTCTATAGAAATTGATCCTTGAGCCAATGCATCGTGAATTGTACATCGAGCCACGAATAATCCGGCTTGCAAATGCAAAGCTTCAACTTCTCTCTGTGTTGAATTGGGCGGAATTTTGAAATTCATGGAACAAAAGTGAGATTGTTTTTGTCCGAATCGATATGTGTCGAATGAGTGTGAAACCGTTAACTGATCAACTGTCATCAAATCAGTTAACTGCTTCAATCGACTTCGGAATTCTTCGCCAACTAATTTATCTTGTTCAGACAATTGCATTTTCCGATTTTACATTGACAACAATATAAATTGTAGATTCTAAATCTCGTTCTGTTATATTCAAATAATCACAATATCCCTTACATAGTTTATTGGGTCTCCAGCCACATGGGAAACATGATTCAATTTGGATTGCTCTCGGAGCATACTTTATGTCTTCGGCTTCCGGATCTGGAGGGAAATGTGCACTCGGACAATGCGCACACGCCGATTTATGAATTATTCGAGGACGTTCAGAAGAAACTTTTAAGATTGGAAAAACTTTTTTATTCATGACGTCATTACGTTGGTCACGATTCTTGCGTTGCGTTCAGCTTCCCAATTCCGAACTAGCCAATACGCTGCTGTTAGAATATATGGCCAGATTATTCCGTAAATGACTATATGATTCGTCTTTAGCTTCCAGCGGGATTGGAAGGGAAATAGAATCGAATCAATTACTATGATCAATACTAAATCAACGTTATATCTATAGATCCAAAAAGCACTATATATATATATATATATCGGTTATAAATCCATAATATCTTTCACAATATCAGCTTTGTAATTGCGTTCAAATTCCGGAATCCAAAAAACAAAAACAAACCACCAAACAGCCATGCCGAAAATTTGGAAATCACATTCTATTTTCCAACGATTCCTAAGTTTCCATAGCACAATTGCATAAACCACGAAGCCCAATAACCATAGTATACTAACATAATATGATCCAGTCCAATCATTGGCGACCATCGTTATCATCATTGCTGCGATAATATGGTCAAATACTTTATCTCGCCAACTCAATGAATTATTGTTTGGAACCCACATTAACTATCCATGACGTCGCAAATCAATCGTTGCTTACGCGATTGTTCAAATTTCGATGTTACAAACCAAGATAATAATATTGTTATTGGCCAAAACGTAATCATAGGATATATTATCGAAGCATTCAAATGCCATCTGACTTTCAAATATCTCAAAATCAAATATATTATTACTATGCCAACAAGATGGATATATAAGAATAATATATCAAATCGGAAACTCAAATCCCAGACTAGATAATTCAATCCATTACAAAATCCTTGGATTATCATATTACCTAGTTTTTGGAATGGTATCGGTTTCCTGCATTTAGAACACAAAATTATTCTTCCATAATTTCCTGGATTATTCGCAATTTATATTTTTGTTCATTGCCGTGAATAATCCATGGCGAAAATAATATGGTCATTGGCCACAATGACCCCATGAACATGATCTGTTTATCTGACCATTGCCAGCGACGGCCAATTTTACAGTGTAGTATTGTCGCTGATACGGTTCCGACTGCACCATAATATACAAAATAATCATGGCGTAGCGTCCAAGTTGCTATTCCAACTGACAACATAATCCCAATTATAAAAGCAAATAACTGGACGGCGTCAGTAATCGGCTTGGAATAACCACAAATATCTAGTATAGAAGACGTTCCTAACAAGATTAATGATGTTATTATTCCAAACACAAAAAATATCATGTCTGCTAGGTAGAATTCCATATTTTAATTTACAAGAGCAATATGATTGGCACCAACATTAGTTAGCATTCGACCTTTGGCCGTGATTTCAATGAATTGAAGCCGCAACAAAATTGGTTCTATCACTTCTTCTACTACATCGAGTGATTCTCCAAGAAGCGCTGCTAAAGTCTTCTGAGCAATTGGAGCGCGTTTATCGGCCAGAATCTGAAGATATTTTTGAGCTGTCTTATCTAGACCAAGTTTATCTATACCAAGTCTAGAACAAGTGAACTGCACTATCGCCGCATCAACCGTGTTGGTATTGGCGACGTTCGTGAAATCTCGAACTCGCTTGAGCAACGAAATAGCGATTCGAGGCGTACCGTGACTACGACCAGCGAGTTCATTCGCACCTTGCATACTACAATCCATTCCGAGCTTGCGTGCCGAACTGGCAATAATCTGCGAAAGTTCGTCCGTTGAATATGGCTGCATTTCGACTTTGATCCCAAAACGGTCACGCAATGGGCGCTGCAACATGCCGGCACGAGTTGTAGCACCGATCAATGTGAAAGGTTCGAGTGGAATAGTGATAGCACGATTTCCGGCAACCATCTCGAGTTTGTAATCTTCCATGGCCGGATACAAGACTTCTTCAATTTTGGAATTCAAACTATGAATTTCGTCAATGAACAAAATATCATTACGACGGAGACTAGTCAAAAGGGCAGCCAGTTCTCCTTTAGTTTTGAGTGCAGGAGCATTGACGACCACTAGTCGAGTACCCATTTCGTTAGCCAAAATTCCGGCAAGAGTGGTTTTTCCCAAACCGGCCGGTCCAGCCAACAGCACATGATCCAAAGGCTCTCTCCGATTTCTAGCAGAGCACACATAAACTTGCAAATTTGCCTTGGCTTCTTCCTGGCCAAGGAATTCCTTAAAATTGAGAGGGCGGAGAGCGCGGTCAATTGTATCTTGATGTTGGTTCAGGTTTGGCATTGGCTGTCCTGCATCCAACTAATTAGGAATTATTTAGATTTCCACAATGACTCACTGGTAAATACGAAGTCACCTTACCATGCATTGAAATAATCCAAAGATTCCAATCTTCGATTGGGACCCCGATAGGCAGTTCAGGATCATGCACTAATTTATGTATTTTTAAAACATAATGACCAAACGTAATATCAGCCCATCGGACTTTAAGCAACGCAAAATCTGGGAGTATAAGTTTTTTAGTTATTACTCGGAGTCGAGAATCAAGTGCTCTTGTTCCAAGATGTTTTAAAAGTTCTCGAGTCCTGGTCCCATGTCTATGCCCAATGAGTCCAATGGCTTGCTCAAGCGGAATGCCTAAAATCATAGCCAAACAAGAGTGTCCACATACTTTTGATCCACCGGGTTGGCGAATATGTTCAATCATTAACTAACCATAACATCATGGATGAATCGTGAGTCATAACATTCAGCTTGCAATTCTTGAAATTTGGACTCGAACTGATGCGAATCAATGAAATTGATGTTGGTCGGATGAATATATCTGTCAGAATGCAAAATTTGCACTAAAGATGTTGATAAATCATCGGTGATAGATGGATAATCCAATTTACGTAAATTTGGAAAATGATTAATAATCAATATATTTATATATAAATGGAAGCTTCCAGAGTTATCTCTATGTAAGATGATTTTATTCCATCCATAAGGCAGTCTCATATAAGCTCGACGTCTGATATCGATACATAATCGATAGTTATTAACGACGTCAATAACTAACGTCTTGCATGGAATATAGATAACAGAATTTGCTGGCAATTCTTTCAATATCGTAAATCCATCGAATGGGAGTCCAAATATGTAATCCCGATAATCTTTTGATCGGAACCATTCCAATGCGATATATGTGAATTCAATACCAAAACAGAATAACCAAAAAGTTCCGGCATCGAGTTTCAAGATTCCATCACATCACAAATCAGTGCATCGACTTCGCATTGTTTGCGTAATTTATCAAATATATAATACGTCTGATGTGTTGGAATATACATATATGATTTCACTTGAATTTGTCCATCCAAAAATGTCGGATAACGTTCGACTTTTATGTTTTGCTTTACCCAATTATTAATATAGACATTATATTCACCAACATGATCTTTATGTAATATAATGCGATTAGATCGCACCGGTATCCAATCGACTACAGAGCCGCGGGTCCAAATAAATAACAAAACTGGCGTTGCAGAATCTATTTTGCGGAAACGGCAAGAATCTACAAATATATATGCAATCGAATTCCTAGGCAGTGTATCAATGTTAATAAATCTTGTATCGATGCTTGGCGGTTCCAATTTAAGAACCCGATAAAGATAATTTTTATATTGCCGTTCTTTATATAATCTAAAAAATTCGTCACCCATTATTATCATCATAAATAGAACGAAAGATATTACGAAACATACTATATGAATCCAGCTGTGTTTCATGATTCCATAACAATTTCGGCTATTTTATTAGTGTAGTCTTCACGCCTGCATTTTTTGAATACTAGGGGTAACATCCATCCGGGTACGAATCGAATAGTAGTTACAAAACAACCATCTGACATCTCACGTTTATTTAGAGAAAATTGAATATTATGTTCAGTGATTACATGTAGATTATTTAATGAATCTTTACGAATAATAACTGTATTCCTATTTGCTATGTTTTGAATGACGTGACCATACTTTACATAAAGATTTCTATCTTTATCAATATATAGCAGATCAGATGATGAATAAAATGTGAAGTTTTTAGGAATTGTATGTGAGAAAAAATCTTTAAATTCACAATTTATGCTAGGGACTTTACTCATTTCTGGTGATTGTCTCAGTATTTTAGTCAACAACGTTGAGATAATTGTTATAACGCAATACATTATAATTGTGCTCAACACAATATAAAATATAAGGAATATTACTGACATATAATTATTCATGATAATTGAGAAATATCTATTGGTTTATGATTTTCGGAATGATTGCGTTTAATGAGCAAAAGCTGCTGGAGCTCTGCCGGCATGATTGGACCGGGAATTGTTTTGGCTAACCGGTTAGCATATTCTACATTATGGACATATTGGACGCACATTTTCAAGATTTCTTTATCTGAAAATGCTCCGATATACTCTTTTCTATCCACTCGACCGGGCCGCATCAAAGCCGGATCGATTTTCTCTACATGATTGGTCGTCATAAACAAAATCCGACCATCTCTGCTGAATACTCCATCAATCGAGTTTAGCAATGCACTCAATGAAATTGATCGAGTTTCCTCTGGAGATATCGGAATATCGGATTTATAACTGGGAACAGGAGACTCTTGAACCAGTTCTCTCTTATTTTGAGCAGCATCAATATCTTCTATTAGCAGAATAGCGTCTTCTGGAACACTGGTTATAGCATCAATAAGTTGATCGTCATTTATTACGCTGCCTAAGTTCAGAGAATATATGCATTTAGAAAAATGACTAGCGATAGCCAAAATTAAACTAGTCTTACCACATCCAGGCGGACCATATAATAAAAATCCGCGTCGATAGGGAATCCCGCGCTGTGCATACCAAGATCGTGACTTCTGGAATTTTTGAATATCTATAGTAATATTTTCTTTTTGATCTTCAGGAAGAATCACTGATTCAAGAGATCGTTTCATTTTTCGACAAGCTAAACGCCAACAACCACGGAACATATATATTTCAACATATTTCTTATTAGTCGCTGTCCGAGCTTGAGTAATTTGCTCGATTAACTGATGCATGAATGCTGGAGAAGTCCCGAGCGTCCGGATACTTATGTCTTCTCGCCGTTTATATCCGCCGGAACCTTGTCCTTCTTGTGGGACAAAACGTTCTATGATAACTGGATTTCGTTTATACCAAATCAGATGCTTACCAATTCCCGGCGAAAATTTCGGAACGTTAGCTTGATCGTATTCTGAATAATTGGATGTTAAACGGAGGCGACGAGCCTTCTTGGAATATTCAAGTGATGATAACCATTCACTCACAATATCAAATGCCGGATCTTCATTGAAAACAATCAGCACCGAAGTGAATCGCCACATAAACGCATCCAATAGATTCCTTGGAATGCTTTTAAAGAGATAAATGATGCTAACGAGCAGCGATCCGCCGACCACTCCACTAAATACATCATTGTGGGCAAATTGATTGAATATTTCTAACATTCAGTTATTTTACTAATCAACAGTATCCGATGGAGTCTTGTCGACTAGTAGATTCTGACTATTTAATTTCAGAGCTTCGAGTCCGGCTTGCTCGAGTGTGGTACGCATGAACGTTTCGATTTCAGCTTTAGCTCGAACAACAGTCTTTTCAGTGGCTTCTTCAAAACGAGTAAGTAGGTATGGGAGATTGGATTCAAGATTCTGAATCACGGCTTCGGTTTTCTTTATCAGAACCTGTCTATCCACTTTTTTGATATTCTTCCCGTCAAAAGTGGAGCGAAGTGCTGTGAGCAGTTCCCGGGCTTCTACAGCCAACGAAGCCACATCTGTCTTTATGTCTTCGCGAACTTTCTCAGCTTCGTTTGCCATTGCAGGTGGTTCAGGAATCCCTTCTCCTCCGATTCGTTTAATTGTGCATGGAACTCCATCACCAACATTCATCGCAGTGATAAGTTCAGCAAACTGCGCTCCGGTCAAATCAACTTCAATCAAAGATTCGCGAGCGAATGGATGATCAACTCTTGATGAGCCAGGATATTTCGTCAAAACAGCTCGTTTTATAACTATTCGAATTCCCGAATAGTGAGTATCCAAAGATGAACCAAAAAATGGAGTTTTCTTGGTTCCTCCAATAGTGAACCGGTTAACCGCGATCATCCCGTAGGACGGATGAGTGTTGTCTGGTGATTTTTCCATGCTAATTAGTATAAAATATATTAATGGATTTACGAACCAATCACGCTTATTTATTCAAACGCCCGATGCGCGTAGAACCTGTTTGAGCTGGATCGCATTCGACACAAGTGCAAGTGTTCTTTGGTACTAAACCATGATTGATTCCGCGTGCTGAATTACATGGACATCCATCAGCGATGCGTCGATTCTCTGGGAGGATTGCGCCAACACAAGCTCGACAAGAATCAGGCGGATTGGACCATTTTGCTAGAGAACCATCTATAGTAGCAAATTCGTTGCCATATTCATCTTCCCACGGGAACCGATCATCAGGATTGATTATTATTTCCATTTAGCATCTCCATATTCTCTGATTCAATGAACATGTCAGTAGTCGTAATAGGAACGATTCTCCAATTTTTTCATATCATGATATATTCGCAATTGTGAATTGATATCTGAATAAGCAAATTGTGAGAACAAATCCCAAGCTTTTTGATGATATTCTCCAATATCCAACTGAACTGGTAGATGTTTATGAGTCATCACGAACAAACATTCAGGTTTTGGAATCAAAAATCCACAAATTTCTGGATTATCATATATTAAGAAGCTGTATCCAGGAAGCCCGAATGTTCCACATCCGACTCCTGTTATTAATTTATGGGAACGTATTAGACTAAATATCCGATCGAGTTCTTCGGTCGTTAGTCGAACTCCATCAGATTCGACTAACATTGCATGTTGGAATCTATCAGGCAGAGTCTTTCTCCATAGTCTATCATGGAAACTCTGGAGCCACAGCTTATCCTGATTTTGAATATATCCTACAAAATTATATGCAGCTGGCGATGCTGGATCATCATAATTATTTTCCATCACATAATCAATTCAATTTCGATTTATCTTTGTTGCCGAAAGTTGCATCCCAGCCGTTTTGGAATCCTTGACTGTTATACATACAAGGTCCTGATTTGTCAGGACTGTATAAAGTCTCTGTATTATATCCTTGACCATCTTCTCGAGGCGTTAAACTAACTACTTCTCCTAGTATAGGTTGGCCTTCAATCAATGGGTGGATGACACCATTTTCAATGGTGTGATCTCCACGATGTCTTGTGAAAGGCAATGAACCGTCTGGATTTTCAGCTCCGACGAATGTGATATCTTCACTATCACATTCTCGATCGTTATTATTGGACATAATCACCTGATTCTACGGAATAATACATCACAGATTAATCTTCAGATTAATCCCTCTTACATTGCGCAATTTCCGAAGCGCAGAATTCTCTAACTGTCGAATCCGTTCACGTGATAATTTATGTTTATCAGCAATAGCTTGAAGAGTTAATGGTTCATTACCATCTAAAGCAAATCTGCCGATAATAATTTCTTTTTCTATTGATCTCAAACACTTAGCCATTGCCTTATTTAATAATTTAGTGAGCTGATTGCGTTGCAGTACATCATGTTGAGATAAAGCAACTGAATCAGTCAATAAATCATGCAATGTCGAAGTATCATTATCCGCATAGACCGGCGCGTCCATGGACGCGACAGTTGATTTAGATACTCGAACAAGTTCTTCCATTCGAACTTCTTCGGTGTCGAGCGTCTTTGCTAACTGGTGAATTGACATATCTTCACCTGTCATAGCCAAGTGCTTAGTATTCAGTTGATTGATTTTATATAGTTTATCAATCACTTGAGAAGGCAATCGGACTAATTTTTCTTGTTGCTTAAGAGAAGCCCGTAGCCCATGTTTTATCCACCATGCAGCATAAGTAGCGAACTTAACGCCATAAGTCCAGTCGAATTTATCTACAGCTAAAATCAGACCGATATTTCCATCTTGGATCAAATCAGATAACTTAGTATATTGATTTTTCCTATTATAAAATCGAGTTAAAGAAACTACTAATCGGAGATTCGCTTGGACTATTTTATTTTTGATTTGACTCAAATCTTTCTTTAATGAATTTAACTTAGCATAATATAATTCAGTGTCCGATTCTGTTGCAAGCACAGCGTCGTAGATAGACTCCCATATACAAAGCAGTTTCGAATGAGTAAGTTTATCTTGAATCGAAAAAATATTATTATTGATGTCTGATAGAATGCCGGTGATTTGGTCTTTCCTATCATTATCTTCGGAATCCATAGCATCTAGTATCAAACTAGATAACGCTTCCAAAATACCATTGGAATCAAATAATTTTTGGAATAAAATCGCTTCCAGTTCATATTTAGACTGGAAAATCAACGATTCCTCATCTCTAGTTAAGACATTGGAATCCTTCAATGCTCTGTCATAGAAATCATTTGAAGCTTTATTAGTATTTAAGGCTATTGCTGACACAAATTCCTCGTTATATATTTAAATTACACAATCAAACGTTCAATTCTAGTCCCCCAAATCATTAATATTTAGTACAGTACATGTTGAAATGAATAATATTGACATAACTAAACAATTGATTTCTAATATTTTACATCAAACTTTATCTAAATCATTGACTCCCAACATATCTAATTCAGATATTGAACCCGTAGTCCAGTTATGTTTATTCAGTTTTTACAGATCAGGCCAAGAAGACCCGTACGATCTGACTAAAAAAATCCCGAGTCCGTTGTTGGAACATTTGATAAAGAATATAAATTCATTAACAGAGAATTCTACGTTATCTAAAATCACGCAGTTCTTATTGATTGAATGGTGCTGGAGGAATGATTATTTAAATGATGACTGGCAGTGGGAATGGGTTGGGAAAAATGAAGGGACTATTCATTTCAATCCACGTATTCCATTAAATTCTATTCCATTGCCGACTGAATAATTAACAAGGAATAGATTTGAATATATTAGGTAATGGGACTTCTGGCAAATGATTATATCCAGTTCCAGCTTTCAAACAAACGAGTACTTCAATTATGGTGCTCCGTATAGTTGATTCGTCTGGATTCCTCAATACTGATAAAGCTTCCAGTTCTTTAGCCGCCGCAGCCAAAAACAAAGCGCTAGCGACTTCGGAATTTCCTTCTAATAATGATTCTTTAGCTATTGTTTTAGTTGAATTAGCCGCATGTAACAAGGCTTTTCGAGCATCTAGTCGAGTCAGTTTATGTTTAGATACCACATAAGGATTTTTCAATAGGTTCAAATAGATTATATCTCTGATATAAGCATTTCTATTATATCGAACACCATCTTTAGTCCGACTTAGTCGTTTTATTTCTTTTTGTAAATCTTGTACTAGATGTTCTGGCAATGTAATCAAAATTTTTCTAATACGTGGTTTAGATATACGTTTCTTAGCTTTAGCTGATTGTCGCTTGGCCATATTATTAGACACCATGTAATAGAAAATATATGAATAACAATACGACCGGCCGATTCGATCTATTTTATAAATATTTGATAGCCAATGCGTTACATAATGTGTGCATACAGTTATCTACTATAATCATTAACCAGACAGCCATCCAGACAGGCGTATCTTTTGAATAGCCGGTAACTGAACAATCTGCCCACGGTAAATTCCGAGTTTTAACTGATTTCACAGTTTCAACATCGATAAATGTTATTTTGGCTTTCTCATCGGATTTCTTATACTTAGCAATAGATGATCCTATATTGCATTCTAACATAATGTGTTTCGGAGCCAAGAAATTCTTAGCCCAACACACGTATCTTGCCAATCTCCATCTGTCAATTACAAAATGGCTGATTATGATGAATACTTGGGCTCGCCATGAAGCCACAAACCAAAATGGAATGCTATATGAGAATGCATGGAACATAGCAATCCATGATTTATTAGTTTTATTCTGAGCCATATAATCGGATTGAAGTACATAATCACCAATAATATGGCACAATAATTGATCTGCTGAAATTAACATATTATACTCCAAAAACGAATTAATCCGGTCCAACTGGACCGGATTAATTCGGAATCGAAAAACTTACGTCCTAATCAACGATCATAATCATCATAATTCCCGCGTCCTGCAGGACGCCTCGGACGCTCGGGATTATTCTGATTGGATCGATATGGATCGGGATTCGGTCCAGTCCGATTCCCACCGACATTCCGATCGCTTCCATATTCATAATTCGGTCTAACAGGACCTCGATTATCTGGCCTGTATCCATTTCCACGATCGGAATCATTGGGACGATATCCGTTGTTATTCCGTCTTTCTTGGGCCTCTTTGACTACTAATGTTCGACCACCGAGTTCGCTACCTGCCCAATCAGACAACGCTTGACTAGCTTCTTGATCAGATCCCATTTCAACAAATGCGAATCCACGACTTTGACCGGTTTCTCTATCTGTTATGATTTTGACGTTGATGACTTTTCCACTACGTTCAAAAGCTTGCTTGACATCTTCTTCAACAAGGGTATATGAAAGATTCCCGATATATAACTTGCGACCCATTTCTATTTACTCCAAATGCAATGATAGCAATATGATTCCAACTATTTCAATATTCAATATAACAAAATGATGATGAACTATGGATTGCCCGGATCATCACCACCAAGACTAATAATATTTTTCCTCATAGCACGTGCTTGAGTAAGCAATTCAGTACAGCGAGTTTGGACTGATGTTAAATTAGCAGATAATGCTTTATTTTCAATCAACAATTGATATAAAATATCTCTAACCGCTAATTTGTTATAATTATCCAAATATTGACTAACAGCTAACATACCACGTATGACAGCGTTAATTATACCTGCTTTTTCATTGGATTGTTCAAAAACCAAGAAAAAACCTGATAAATTATCTTCTGGTGCAAACTGGAATCCTGAGATTGCTTTATCTAAAGTGTTGGCAGACACTCGATTGATTGATTTACCACTAAGAACTATGAAATCCATAAATTTTAATTTACCAATGGCGGAGTTTTTTACGGTTGTTCTTGTTTTGGAATCCCAAGCGCTTCTAAAGCTGCACGTACTATATATTTAGGGACGGTATGTCCATCAAACTTGAATCCTTCGATAAGGATCTTACGAGCTTGAATCACCATAACTTCATAATTTAATACAGGAGTCTCGACTTCGCCCGGTTGCGGTTCAGTCAATGTTTTGTAATCTATGATATTGTCAATCATATCCACACTTTACAATACAAAAGCCTAGTTATTTAATAACTAGGCTTTGAACTGGAGTCCATATTCATAAGCTGTAATAGGCTCCACTAATTTATTAGCGGCTGCAGCGGAATTGAGCACATCATATATCGGTAAATGCACATCAATTGATCTATCACCAATATATAATTTATGACTATCCATATTCTTAATGATATGTCGAGTCCGGAGCGCACCGTGTGGTTGACCGTATTCGGCTGAATGCAGAATATTAGTATTAGGATCGTGATCAATCACACATATCACATGCGTTTTATTTACATTAGTAGCGGCAACTATTAATACATCACCCGCTTCAAACTTAGCATCCAGTCCAGGATGTTTACCGTTGGGATGAGTATATAACGTCGTAATATTATTGTTTGTACCCATAAATGACCATCCATCGAGTTCGTCTCGATTAATAAATGGCATTCGGACTCCCATCCGAAAAAATAACCAATGTGCTAAATCTCCACATGAACTATAAAATTGTTTGGCCCGAACGGCTCTATCTTGCCGGCCTTCAGTAATTGCTTTATATACTGGATCAGAAAACGGACGTCCGGTCTCCGACAATCCAGCAAAAGATAATAATTCTGTAGCATTTTGTCGAGGATCCATCTTATAACAAATGGATCAATAAAGCCTAATGAATTAATATTAATTAATCTTTGCTTAAAAATTCCAATTTATCGATTATATCATAATCGATATCAATTCGTGGTTGACCAAGTTTACCAGCAAATCGATATGATGAAGTATGTGGCAACCAATGTCCCATATCAATTAACTGGACTTGAGGAAGCGAGCCTACAGCATAAACATCTAGAATATTTGGATATCGACGCTTTTCGTATGAATGTTTCATAGGACTGGTCCAGAGCCAAGAATGTTCGGCCATCCCAAAATATCCATCTTGAATTTCTAAATTTAGAATATTGCCCACAACCCGCGCAAGTTCATGACAACGTAGTCCAGGAATATCTGGCAATTTAGCAACAATAAAAATCGCGTCCTTCAACAAACCAAGTTCTGATCTGCCGAATATTTCTAATTCACTATAACTGAACATAACTCCAGAACTCCTAGAGAGAATCGAACTCTCATCCACGAGGTTAAAATTCGTTGCTCTGCCACTGAGCTATAGGAGCCAAATCCATTGGATAAACATAAATTAAATTACTTTATTTTGGTCAGTATTCATTACTGCTGTTATAAATTCTTGTGGCGGTTTATATTCATGACATTGAACGTAATGATGAATCATCATAGGAGCAACATATATTATTCCATCGTTTGCATTTCCAAATACTCGAATCTCGCCATTACCGCGTTGTGCATCATGTTTAATGCAGAATTCACATGTGTGAAAACCACGACATAAATTGACTCGATGTTGACTAAGAATATGGAGTTTAGCCTGAAATTCATCAGTTGTTATGCCCGTTGGGAATGGTTTCCCTTTAACGAGCCAACCAATATTATAAATCTTGATGGTATTAGTACTACCATGATAAATGTAGTGAGTTAAATCAGCAAAATACATTATGTATCTCGAGTATCAAATAAATTTACTATATTTCCATTATTATGACGCAAGCGCAAATCATCTTTGGTCATAATGGAATGATATTGAACAGCAGCAGCATCAAATATTGCTTGGGCACCGTCGAGTCTATCCACTAATGAAATGACACCGAGTACTTCATATCCAACGCTACGCAAGATTTCAATTGACTTGAGAGACGATCCGCCGGTCGTGCATACATCTTCCAAAAGTACAACTTTTGCTCCATATGGTACGGAACCCATACCTTCTACAAGTTGAGTACTTCCATGGTCTTTTCGTTCTTTCCGGACATATAAAGCCCCCAAACCTGGATTGAATTCATCCAAACTTAAAAGAGATACTGCCGAAGCCAAAGAACAACCACCTAAGGCTACGCCAGCAACAGCTTGGACAGTCGGGAAATGTCGAATAAGCTCGTTGATGAGTAAATGACCAGTTACGAAGTGACCTTCCGCACTCAATATTGACTGTTTGCAATCGACGAAGAAATCACTTTTCTTTCCAGAAGCCAATGTGAAATCTCCGAATTTGACTGATTTATCTAAAAATAATTGAATCAAAGCGTTACGCAATGCATTATTATCAGAAATATTAATATTCATATCTATACATTACGCAACTTCCTGTATTGCCAAGTTATTAGCAAGCATTTTTCGACCTCTATGAAGACGACTCATAATAGTTCCTCGAGGACAACCTATCGCTGAAGCGGCTTCTTCATATTTAAGTCCAATCAGATCAACTAATCCAACAACCATGCAAAAATCTTTGGGTAATTTTTGCAATGCTTCCAAAGTTTGAATATTAGATACACTTTGTTCACCGTTCATTCGTGCAATGGAAGACGATCCACTCCATTCATGGATAAGTTCCGAAATATCGTTCCGAGAACAAATCTTCTTATGAAGTGAATTCCTGCGACATTTGTTTATGAACCGGTTCTTCATGATTCGTGCCAACCAAGCACGAATATTCCCATGTTCTTCATATTCAGATCGATATTCCAAAGCTTGGAGCATCACCTCTTGAACCAAATCTTCGGCTTCATCGTAATTCTTAGTCATTTTTAAAGTGACATAAAATAGCCATTTCCGATTGGCTGATAAATGTTGTTCAAAGTCCATGATTAAACCTCCCTTAAATTCAATGTGTTTAAGGGATAGAAGTATCGATAATTAATTAATTTCTGGAACTGATTGGTTCC